ATGGAAATAAAAGAAATTAAAGTAGGGAAGTATTATTGGGACTCTCTTCACGGAGACCATGTTTATTGTGTGGAGACATTTGATCAATCAAATGGAGATGATTCATATATAAAATGTTTCTCTTTCGATGGAAGATTTATTAAGGAGATTCTACTTCCATCTTGTTTTGTAGATATTCCTAGATTCAGTTATGATGTGGATCTGGAAATTCTTAATACCATAGTTACTCTGGATAGTGGGGATATAGTCCCTAAGAATGAATACACGAGTAATAAACCATTCCCAGAAGGTACTGTTGTCGTACTTCCCGGGGAGGGACTAGGAGTTGTATTTGACTATGATGATGATATTGATGAGGCACTCATACTCTCAGTATCTGGTGGAAACTTAGAGGAAACTAGCTATGCAGTTGATTTAGATCCAATATACGGGGCAGACGACTACTATAAGTCAAAGTTCAAAAAGAGGCTGGAAAAGAATGGATTTTACTATGATGAAAAATTCAAATGCATTTTCAAAGTTGGAGATTCTAAATTGAATATTTTCAAGTATTTAAAGCCACCTAAGTTTTGGGATTGGGATAAAAAGATTGCATCGACAATCACCGGAGGGTTCACTGGTAAAGTAGTACCTGAAGAGAGCAGTTACTTCGAAACTACTCTTATCAGCGTGACATCTGATGGAAAGTCTCCTATTAAGATAAAGTTCAAAACAAGTGATTTGAGAGTACCTACAGAGAAGGAGATTGAAAAATTTGAATATAAGATTAAGGGGGCATCAGAGGATGCAAAGAAAGAGATTGAGAGGATTAAATAAAGAACTAATCTGCCGAACAGTTGGTCCAATATGGGAAGTAGAATTTTCAGTTCCAGAGGAAAAGATCTTATTTTGGAGAGAAGAGTATTTGGCACGATTGGGAGGTAAATGACCTTACACATAGAAATATAACCTAACCACTTATAACAACAAAAAGATGAAAAAGAGTATTTTATTATCCGTGCTGGCAGTTGTTTCATTACTGTCAATGAGTAGTTGCGTCGCTTATCAAAAAGTGTATGACTGTGATACTTGCGATGCCGTAGTTTACAAGGAAGGAGTAGCCACTGGACAAATGTTGTTCAGGCAGGATTCTTTATTGAAGTTTACTTCGCTCGCTTTTCGATTGGAGGCCCTCAATAACTATGCTAATAGTTGTAGGGGTGGAATTGATAAGCTGACAAGAGAGGACATTATTGTCCTGAAAAATGTGAAGGACATGCTCCTTGGAAAAGAATCTCCAGTATCAGTTCAATCGACTAACCCTAAAGATTGGAACCGTCGGATTAGTGGAGTAGACTTTGGAGATTCTAATAAGAACCTTCCGATCGGACAAAGAGTAAAGAATGTATTTGGATACATCGTAAATATCTCCCTCGAGTACGATAAGGATATGACCATCATGGGGGAGATCCACCTCAAGAAAGATAACTGCATGCTTACTTGGATCTGCGATGATACGAAAGGAGATGTATGGGCAATTCACACTTACAAAAGCGTAAAAGGTGAGAAATTTAGTAGCCAAACTATTATTCATGGAGGAAAGCGAGTAAGTCCAGAGGTAGAACAATTGATTGATAAATTATATAAGGAAAAGGTACAGAAGAAATGAAAAATTTTTTGAAAGTATTTGTTGCAGTAGCTTTGACTGCAATTCTCGTAACATCGTGTGGAAAGAATGGTAAGAAGTATGTTACGAATGAGTGTCAAGCAAAGGAAGTAATTCAAAGGGAGCTTACTAAAAACCTTGCTGAGGATTGGTCTAATCAGATCTTGGACAGCTGTAGTCTGTCAGATCCTACAAGAGACTACTTGAGTGATTTCAAGTATGTAGTTATGAGCTTTGTTTGTGACTCAGTAGAAGACATTACAAACTTCGAGGGAGTTAAAGAGATGATCTTGGCAAAGGACTCAGCTGGACTTGATGTATGGGATCTTGAAGTATTTGCCAATTCAGTTTATGACTATTCAGGGGCAGCTACGTGTATGGTAGAAAGAGATAACAAGAACACGTTCGTTTGCAAGCGAGATGGTTATGCTGATTTCCGATTTAAGGTACTTATTGATACTGACAGTACAGGACGAAAGTCTTACTCAGTAGAGTATCTAGACAACTAACAATTCAAACTTAGGGAGAGACTTGGTTTCTCTCCCTTATATTTTTGATCGGGATGTTAATCTATTTGTTTTTAGTAACTTTATTTATCGTTGCAGATATTATAATCTGTAAAAATATAATCAGATATTTCTCGGATTCAGGATATGGGAGCAGATTTTTGGCAATTACACTGTCAGCCATGTTATCCTGTTTAATTGTATTTCAAACCTTATTAATGATTAAGCTGTATGGATATACCTAACATATCTCCAAGTCCAATAGTAAACATTTTCGGTGGATTATCCTGTGGAGTGTTTTTCTTAAGCAGATTGATAGAATCAATTAAATACTTACTTGATTGTTACTTAGGAAAAGAGGAGAGTAAGAGAGTCAATATGTTTATGACTATGATCTCCCTGACATTTTCAATCCCATTCTTCATCATAAGTTCGTTTGTCTTCGCTGCCGGATGGATAAAACTATTATCATTAATATTTCACAGATGAAAAAACTTATCTTATTATTAGCATTGATAGTTACTCTGTACAGCTGTACCACAGAGAGGATAGTAACTGCAAGGGTATATAACACCAATTCTCCGGAGATGAAGCATGAGGATATTTACCCTCACATAAAGAAACTCGTACAGCTACATGAGCTTGACATCTACGTAACTAAGAAAAGGTTAGAGAAGGAAAGCTGGATTCCTGACAGTGTATGTAACGTGCAGATGATGTATGTCCTAAACATGATCCAGAAAGGAGATAGTAACTGCGATGAGTATCAGAGGAAAGTATTCTATAACATAAAGGATTACTGGGGCCTTAGCGATTATACTGTATGTGACTTATTCGAAAAAGTTAATCACGAAATTAATTATATTGGAAAGGTTCGGACAGTTACAGGAAATATAAAGTTAGATGATCAGTCAACAATCTACTGGAAATTTGATAACAACGGTAAACTGCAAAGTTTGTATTTAGAGGATGGAACGGGATCCGGAAATAATTTACACTACTACGAGGAGGGTGGACGAACTCAATCTGAAGTGGAAAGAGTTGTAGAAATGTTATATGCGGGAGAAAACTATAAATATGTAAAATAGGATGAAATTAAAGAAAGAACATCGATTTATTAACCTTACGAATGAGGAAATCCCAGTGAGCCTTGGTAAGATATACTCTGATAGAGGTCATGGAGGATTAGCTGTAAGATCGATCGAAAGTGAACTTAATGGATATACGAAGGTAGAGTATATGAAAAAGGATGGATCACTTGGGCGGTATGATGCAATTACATATGATCTATGTGAACCTGATCCACTGGAAAAAATGATTTTCAAGGAACTTTTCGAAACTGGATTTACTGGGTTGGTTAGAGAAACGTTGATGGAATTGGAATACGAATATAGTGGGGATGAAGATTTCTTCGGAGGATTTGTTGGTTACTATAATATGGGTGATCCCGTTGGATATAGAGATCTTCATGGATTTGTAGTATCTGCAAATGGTTATTATTTACACCCTAAGGATGGAAATGAAAATGGAAAAGTAGAGATTGAGTATGTAGATCAATCTGGAAATATTAATAGGTCATGCGTAATGGGTAGGTATGTATATGATCTACATGAATCTACTGAAACTCTTAGGAAAGGGTTAGAAAACTTTGGATATGTGTTCGACAAGGAATGTATGAGAATAAAGAAAAAGGGAGATCTTGTTCTACCTATTCCAAATTATTCTCTTATGTGGAAAAATGGAGATAAGGTGAGACATCTTCATTCTGGAAAAGTTGGGGAGATAGATCAAGTATCTTACGATACAGCTACAGTCCAATTTGAGGAATCATTTGAGATAGTAAATTTAAGAGATTTATTGTACGTAGAAAATTATGGTGGATAATTGGCTCGATCAGGTAAATAACTGTGAGGAAGTAAAGATCAAAAAACTCTATAGAGATTTCCTCAGAGGGGGAATGGTTGTCAGGGCAGTCTCCAAGAGTAAAGATGGAAGCACGACTGTAGAATACGTAAAGCCAGACGGAACTTTGGGAAAATATCTAGCAATGACAACTTACTTGAGTTCTGGATTACGTCAAGTTGAGGCATTAGTCTATTGTAATCTATTCGCAGATTATCACAAGATTGACTATAAGAGGAAGTTAGCTGAGGCTTTAATGGGGGACTTTGGATTAGGAGATATTGTAGAAATTCCAGACAATAGGGTAGGAATAGTATATGGATATTCTCTTGACAATATAGAAAGAAGATCTAAAGTGAAGATCCAATATGTTAGTCAATTGGGGGAATTAGAAGTTGATTATCTTAACAAGTACGATTGCAAATTAGTCGATGGATATGAAGACAGCTTAGATATTTTCCACGAGTCGATGAATATCTTTGGATATGAATATGATGAGGACAGGAAGATGATAGTTAAGTTTGGAGATAGATTCCCAGCTTATCGTTGGAACGGATGGAGTATTGGAAACTACGTAGAGAAAAGAGACAATCCAAGTGCTCATGGAGTGATAATCAAAAAAGATGGAAGGTATGCCTACGTAAAATTCATTGGAAGGAAAACAGTAGAGAAAGTTCCAATGACTAACCTCTCCTTTTTACAAACCTCTAATAGTAGGACAACCGATAAACTTGATGAAATTTTTAAAGAGTCGGATAGGAAGGGAGAGGTATGGAGAAAATAAATTTAATAAAATCAATCCTCTCGTCAGTCCTAGCTATTGGATCTTCTATTGCACTTACAATAATCAAAAAACTAAATAGTAAACTAATAAAGTAAAATGTATGTATAAAAAATTAGTATTGATCGCATCAGTTATTTTGGTGCTTGCATCAGGTTGTGGGGACAGAGTCAAGACGAGAAGAACTATCCCTGAAAAGAAGATTGTCTATGTTGATACAGTAGTTCTTCGAGATAACATCAAAAAGGCACTGAAGTTTATTGAGATGAATCGGATCGTTGGAGAAGTCAGTGACAAGGCTGATATGGATGGACTTTTCAATGACCCTGAGTTTGGAGTAAGTTTCTATCGTACGGCTTTCCGAGTATTCGACTACATTAATACAGGGGCTAGTAGTACGGGAATGTTTGAGATTAGTACACGTCCGGAACTCGTAACTCTTATTCGAGGAGGAATGTCTATTACCGCCTCTAATCTTATCTTTATGGAGATTAATCAAATGGACTACGACCACTTCATTGGGAAGCTGTCGAGAGATTCTCTGATTAATCATGTAACAGTTTTATCAAATCGAATTGATTATGAGTGTGACAGTTCTGGAATTGTGAGAGAAATGACCGTGACTCTTCCTGACAGTACTCAATTTGAATATCTTAAGAATGGAGAGATCTTCATTCAGTTTATGATCCCAATGCTCAGTGGATATCAAGCAGCAGAAGACGAATATAGACAAGTATATCTTAGAAAGTATGGAGAATAATAGCGAAAAGACGGAAGTAGTAAAAGTAGAGGAAAACAAAGAAGTAGATGATTTTCATTCAAGTATTAAGAAAATAGCTAATATGAAGGTATCTGATCTTCTTGAGAGTGTAGTATCCTACTACTGGAAAAGTGCAAAGAAATTTTTCAATAAGTAAAAGTAATCAACCAGCCCAGTTAGACGAGTATAGTCTTTCTGGGCTAATTTTTTCTATTTAGTATGTGTTATGACGTTAGGGAACTGATAAAATATTTTATTGATCTAAAATATAAGTTCGGACTAGAGAAGAGAAGTTTAGGAAATGGATATGGGATTGAGGCGAATAAGACTATTAGGAAATATGTTGAAATATTTCCATATATTCTATACGTAATTTTATACTACAAAAAGAGATTGATCATCAAAAAATACCCAGACCTAAGTAATATATTATCAAATACTTTATCAGAACTAAAGTATGGGAAAATTAATAGGGAGTCCTGTATGAAATTTGGACTTGATCCAAAAGAAATAAGGAATTCCATAGTAAAATCTATTTTCAACGAAGATGTTAGAGAGTCTTGTGGTATAAAGATAGTTTCTTGTAGTGATTATTACTTTCCATCATCTTTCTTGATAGATGTTCACTTAGAGGATTCAATCACTGGGAAGAAGATAACAAGGATCTTTCGTATATGTAAGACATTGAAATATGATTGTGGGTTGAAAGAAGTTTATGAAGAAATAAGGAGCCAGTATCTAGACGAGTCTACTATCGATGGATATATTTTGACAAATTTACCTGATAATGTTGAGAGTGATAAAGTTAAGTATGAGCCTCTAAAGACCTATGAAATTTTTACTATGGCAGATTGCGGTAAGAACGGATTCTCTTATTACAAGGAATATTGCCGAGAATTCTTCAGTGATCTTCAAAGAGCATCAAATAATACAAGATTATTTAAAGTAAAAGCACAGTTTCTAACCAGTGATACGTTAAGGTGTGAAAAAGAAACGGGAAGGTGCAGAAAAATATCTATAGTTGAGGAGCTAAACCCTAAGAGGGTTTTTAATGAGTTAAGTTGTGGGGATGTTGAAGTAACTAATTATAATCAATAAATAGAGAATATGAACTTAGAAGTAAAAATTGTAGCAGACGACGAGAGAGATATTCCAGTATATAAACATGAAGGTGACGCAGGGGTCGACCTTAGAATGTCCCATAAATATGATAGTCCATTAGCAGTGTTCCCAAGAGAGACTAAACTCATCTATACTGGAGTAAGAATGAGCATTCCTTTTGGATATGAGCTTCAAGTAAGGTCAAGATCCGGACTAGCACTGAAGGGAATATTCGTAGCAAATAGTCCAGGTACAGTAGATAGTGGATATACAGCCGAGATTGGAGTTATCCTCAGAAACGAGTCTTCAGACATTTTCTGGGTAAATCCGGGAGACAGAATTGCACAGGGAGTTGTAAATAAAGTAGAGAGAGTAGAGTTTGTAAAGGTAGATGAGTTGGAGAAGACTGATCGTGGTGAAGGTGGATTTGGATCAACCGGAGTGAAATAGATATGAATACGGATATAGAGAAGATTAAAAATTCTTTTTGGGATATTTTATGTATGTCAGATGATCTATGTGAACTATCTCTAAATAGATGGAACCTAAAACGACATTCAGAGGACATAGAATTCGTCATTGGAATGATGAAGACCCACTCCAAAATTATTAGTTGGATTGGAGATTTTGATTTGGAAGGTCTTTTCAAGGATTCAATTAGGACTGAGGAGTACGTAAATGAAGCTGGAAATTACTGTTTCACATACATTGATACTGAGAGTGAAGTATTTAGATATAATGGGCTTTCGCATGATCGAGGAGAGGTTAATGAAAAAGACTCAATAATTGTTGATGAGATACCTTGGGAATTCTTCTTCTCCAGTATTTCAAAACTAATAAAAATTTACAATGAGTACCATGATAAGATGAAAATGGAGTTTCCAAAATATAAGTTTAAATTAAATTACTGCAATAGAGATAGTTGGGAACGGTCATATGAATACTTTAGAGATGTCTATTGTTGGTTCTTAAACAGGATTAGAATATTCTTTGAGAATGTAGGACTTAAATCTTTCATTGACTTTGTGGATAGATCTGGTGGATTTAGTAATGTTGAGTATGATGTAATCAAGAGATTCCCATCAGATGGAAGAAGCTATAGAGCTGAATGGGGAAACGATAGAAATAGACTTTCGGAAGGTGAGAACTTCAAATTCATGTCACTATATGATTACTTAAAGATAAGTGTCTAATTTTCAAGAGGGGAGCAAAACGCTCCCCTCTCATTTGAGAAGATAATTGGTATGAGGACTGAAACAAGAACATACGAGGTATATACCCTCAACGAATTGACAAAGAAGGCACGGGAAAAGGCATATAACAATTGGTTAGAACGTCACGACTATTATTGGGACGGAGAGTATAACCAAAAAACATTGCAAGCCTTTGAGCAGACTTTCAATATCAAGATGGAACGATGGTCATACGACACATATAATTATACTTATCGTTTCACTTCCAACTACAGCGAGGAGGAAGACAATCTGAAAGGGATAAGACTTCTTAAATTCCTCGTCAATAACTATTGGAACGACTTGTATCGACCTAGGGCCTATTGGAAAAGCTACCAGAAGAAACGAGAGAGTCACATATTCGTTTCTAATGATTTTGTTCTGATAGGCTACTACATGGACGATGTAATATTAAAACCCATATACGATTTTTTGAAATCCCCAGATGACACAACTCTTTACGAGCTTATGGACAAGTGTTTGGATGGATTTTTCAAGGCTTGCAGGGACGATATGGAGTACCAATTCAGCGAGGAATACTTTGCCGAGAGCTGCGAAGAGAATAATTATGAGTTCCTATCTGATGGAACTATGTTTTAATAATAATAAACAAAAATAAGAATTATGTTAAAGTCAGAACAATTTGTTAGAGATACATTTTCAAAATATTTTAATGGATCGTGGACATTCCACCTCGATGGAATGATAGATTCTGTGGATACTAAGATCCAAAGAGAGTTCGGATCTTTTCCTGAAAGAAGTTGTATTTGGGCACATTACCGTGGATTTATATTTGGATCACCATATATAAATATGGTATTTGACGATAGGTATCATTCAAAAGCTAAAGTTAGGAAAAAGTTTTCAAGGAAAGAAGTATGGATAAATGGGTTAGAAGAGGAGATTAAAAACTTCAGTCTAAGCCCAGATGACTCGATCTCTTTTGAGGATAATTTTGGAAATAAGTATGAGTTAATCCCATGTGCTTATGAAAGATCAACAGTAATATACTTCAGTAAGGATGGTAAAATGTGTTTAGTCTATCACGAAGGTAATTTTGAGTTGGACGAAGACACTAAGTCTAACCTTAAAAAAGATGTAAGATTTAATATGAAAAACTTACTTGAAAGTCTTAAAGAGAATGGAGGAGTTACTTTCAACTCTGGGAGATTGAGAATAACCAATGATAATCTTGAGCCAGTTGATGTAGAATATGTAAAGGATAGGCTCTCAATGTTAAAAGAGGGGGACTTAATACATAATAAATTTGGAAGGATTAGTAGACACATTGAGGTGGATATTGATAAATACAATAAGGGAATTATACGTGTAATAGACTATCAAAACAAAGACATTAATGTATATAACTACTACCCGATAGGAAAATTCGAAGGTCTTACTGTATTTGCAACTTCTGATATAGATTATTTTAAGATTAGCTGTATGATGGTAAATCTTGAGGAGGATCGTCCTGACTTTGTTTTGAGCGATGATAACTTTATAGATCCTTTCTATGAATTTACTGTTGAACAAGATTCTGATTGGGTTCTTGAGAAACTATCATATCCTCTCCTTAAGGACTATATTAGGGAAGAGTTCGATTATAAAGATAGGATGGACGCATTCATATACTACCTCAGATATTTAGTTACAAAGGAAGACCATGACAATTGGATAACGATAAGTGAGGAAGCGGAAAGTTTCTTCGAAGGGGACGGAGAAGTTGAATATCTGAAGGATGGATTCTACAGTTACTTATATTATAAATTTATCTGTGAAAACGGTGTATTTTCTAATATGAGCCATGAAGATAAATTAAAATGGTTGAAAAGGTATAAGTTTGTTACGATCTACGGAGATGAAGTAGAGTTAAAAGATTCTAAGTATTCCAATGTTCCATGTTTCAAAATTTATAAGGGATAAGTATGTACGGGCAGTCATATGACGATTATCATGTAGATGATTTTGACGAAGTAGAAGAGGATGATTATCCAGATTGGAAGGAGTCACAAGATATGGAAAGATATTATGAAGAAAGATACGAAAGATGATTGAAGAAATTATAGAGGCTCTTAAGGAAACAAGATTGTTTGACTTCAGAGAAGATAGTAACAGACCATTTGATTATATTAAGTTCAATGTAAATCCTTGTGGATTAGATGTTGATGCCGGTAATTATGGAGAGAAACCAGAACATCTAACTGTCGATCCTAAGGAGGTAATGGAAAAGTACCTTGAACTAAGTGGAAGGATATACTTCAAGGTCTTAGATGAAGAGATAAAATCGGAAAATCTAGACTGCAAGTTTTGGAAGGTAGATGGGTCAATTACGATAGTTAACTTAAAAACTTTGGAAAGAACCGAGTTCGTACAGTGTGCTGCTCAGAAGGATGGGAAGTACATAATTTATCTATCAGTTAATAGAAAAGAACCTACAGTACTGATCGTAAGTGAAGATTCTGTAAGGTTCCATCCTGACTTTGGAAGAGGTTTTATATACCAAAGTAGGTTTGATAGGGTGTTCAACTTAGACGAGATAAAGGACTTGAGAATGAGGGACTGTGGTCTTATAGAGACGATACGATCCTATATGGATAAATGTCCTAGCGGACCATCCACTCCAGTACTAACAGATCAGGTAATGTCTGGAATCCTGTATTTAGCAAAAAGGGACGGAAAAGTAAATTTAACTGGAGGGAAGGTAATCACAGACCTTATGAAGAGGTTAGAGTACATAAGGGTAGGTGGAATGACAACCTATGTTATGGATATTATCCTATCAGATGAGAATAAGGGAAGGTCATTAAATGAGATCATTGATGATATTGAGTGGAGAATGGACTTCATAGATAATGATGGAGATAGGATAGACCTCAGAAAAGATTTCGAAAATACAAAAGTTGACTTACTGTTTAAAAAGAAAAACTATGACTAAGGTTGAAGAGTTTTTGAAAAGTTTTGGAATAATAAAGGATCTGCGCATAGGACAGTTCAATCTTGACGTAGAGTATGATGTCCACACAAATAAACCTAAAGTAAATTTGTGGACTAACGGTGAGAGAGTTGAAACCTCTTCAACAGATGAGTTCGGAGTCCTAGAATTGATTACATCAGCGATTGAGGATGAAAGCTACTTCATAAAGGATTATGGAGTCAATATAACAGAAATAGGAATTTGGGATGATATTGATGAGGATGACGGATCAATTACGATTGTCTTCGAAAATGATGACTCCATAGAGGAACGAAAATTTGTTCCAACAATCTTAGGAAAGGACTTCTGTATCTACCTTAGTGCTAGAGATAATGAATCATATTTTAGAGTTATGGCCATAAAAGTAGTTGATGGGAACTGCCTGGAAATATCTTTTGATGGAGACTCAACTATAAAATTTTCAGACGTTAATTTCGAAGAAGTTTCTTGGAGTGGAGTCAAGAAATTGATGGACGCTCGATCTGATAGTCTTGCTGACTATGTTAGAAGCTATTCCAATGAGGATTTAACAAGTGTATACACTTATCTCAGGCATTGCTGTAGAAAACTTGATCCGGGGCAAAAAAACCTTACAGAATGAAATAGAAAGGTTCAATGAGAAATTCATATGTAAGCATAGAGTACGATCTATTTTCTCTGAAGCAATTGGAAATACAATACTATCCAACTTAAAGATGGAAAAGTTGAAAGATTTGTTCAGTAAATTCTTGTTCTTAGATACAAATGATGGGAAAGAGATAGATATTTTCGATAAAAATCACACTAATAGATCAGTAATCGTAATGAACAAATAAAATTAATTAATATGGAAGTAAATTTGTCAGAGTTAGAAGAGAAGTATGGACCTTTTGAACCGTATAGGTATTTGTCGATTATATAAATAAGTACATTCCTGAAGAATACCGTGAAGTATGGGATCTTGACCTCAAACTAGAATTATTTAAGAGGTCTTTATTAAGATATGTAGGGAACAGTAAGGATTCGTCATCGGAAAGTATTTCAGTTAGCCTTACTACTACTGAAAGGAATAATGAGAACCTAATCACCGTACTAAGGACAGGAGGTCAGGTATCAATATTTTGGGGATTTGTTAGTCCAGCTGATATTCTACAAATGAAGATTGAAGAGGCTATGGATACTCCGTCAGAGTTCTATGGATGGTTATCTTTCTTATTTACTAAGTACAAGATATGGGACGGTAAGTATTCTCTTAACGAAGTAATTGAATATTACAGCCACAAGGAGTGCGCTAGGTCTCATATGACAATAGAAGAAATTCTTAAGATGATGGACAAAAATCTTCGTAAAAGATATTCCTCTATTGAGGAATGTTTGGAGAAAAATCTAGATAGGATCAATCCAAGAAGAATTGTAGAAATGTTTGACGATGATGATCTAGAGGAAATTTTCTACGACAATCTTGGGGATAAAGATGATTTAATCTATGGAGATAATGGGACTGTATTAACTTTCAAAAAATAAAACTATTATGTGTAATACATTTAAAAACTTTATGGGATACGACGACGATAATAAGAAATCAGCTTTAGATGGAATGATTGGAATGGTGGAATTAGCTGACAATTTCCTGAACGAGGCAGATAATTTTTTAGACAAGATAAAAAGAAATGAGAACAAGAAAACGACTTCGAATGCAAAAGACGAACAAGATCAAAACACAACTAGAGAAAAATCATCGTTCAAGTCAAAGGCGTGCGGATGCGTATCGAAAGAAACTAGCGAAAGAAAGAGAAGAGAAACTGAAGACGATAGCTTTGAACAAACAAGGTTCCTCTACGACACAGCAGTAGTAATCAGGAAGAGGCTTGAAGAAGCGATTGAAGATAACGATGATTTTCCGGAGGAGACTTTTGTTACGATCTCACTAGTTAACAATGAAGCTCATATTCGGACAGAAGTTAGAGACGATGCTGGGGAACCATACCAAGCAAAAGCTCTTAGTGATTGGCTGTGTGAGCCATTCTTTGATGAAGCTGCAAGATTTGGAAGTATGATTCGAAGTGGAGTTTCTAGCGATGAATTTGGACCATATTTCTATATTCAGAAAGTATATAGTGATGGAGAGTATTGATAAACTTGAGGAGTTAAAGTATCTTCTGAAAGGTGCACTTGGAGATAAAAGTAAGGAACTAGGTTGCAATAGAGTATACGGTCAAACTAGGGATATTCTATACGTTACTTATTACGGAGATCTAGATAGAAAGTACTTATTAAATGTATATGGAACTATATTAAGATTTCTGGATGGTAATAGGAATGAGTTTGAAATGTACCTTGAGGATAATCTGGATAATTTAGAGTCGGGTGAGAGAGGGTTTAGAGTTAGAATTCAAGAAAAATAAATAACATGAATATTATTGAAAAAATTTTTGGAGTAGCTTATGCTCCAGTATCACAAGAGTTGTACAACAAATTAGTTAAAAAATTTATTAGTAACATTGTAAAAATTGGTAAGTAAAATGGAAAATACAAAAATTATTTTGTGTGGAGTTGGGGTAGGTGCCACAACGTTTTCGAAAAACAATGAGATGGTATTTGATCTCACTTCGAACCCTAATTGGAGACTTATTGGAGAGGTGGATCTGTGCGAAATGGTGTCGGACATCTCCGATAAGAAGTTATTTAAGTACATACTAGTTCCTTTGTTGGGTGATGGAGTGTCCCAAGCAACCTACTTCATTAGGTGGTCAGAGAATCTCTCTGTCGTAGTAAAGGAGAATGATGATCTGGTTAATAAGTGGAAGGAGAACGGAAATATTGGACTTTACACTCTATCCACAAAACTAGGAAAGGATGAGTACCTGTCAACAAAAATTGATGGAATAACTCCAATCAAACTCTAACAAATCAATGCACCCACAGTTTGGTAAATCCACTCTGTGGGTGACTATTTTTATACATATAAATTATGGAAGAATATAAGTTCACTGAAATTACTAAGATAATCTGTGATAGGATTTGTCAAATAACTGTAAGTGCAGATTCTTATGAAGAGGCTTTGTCCAAAATAAAGGATGGAATCGACAGTACACCTAAAGGTGATATACCAGATGAGGGAGATATAGAGATAACAGATTGCTACTACAGATTCGATGATTATGAAGTAGTAAGTGAGGCTGTAGAGACTTTTTATGGAGGAAAAGATGAGACAGTTTTATATGAGAAAAGAATTAATATTTAACTAGATAATATGGGGGAGTTTAGGTTAGTTGAAAAAACTAAAATCATATGTGATAGAACTTCACATTTTACTGTAATGGATAATTCTTATGAAGAGGCTTTAAATACCCTAATTAGAGAAATTAATAATACCACTACTAGGGATGTTCCAAACAAAGGAAATATCGAGATAACGAATTGCTTTTACAGTGAGGAATATGAAGTAGTAAGTGAGGAAGTGAAAACTTCTTATGGAGAATTGATATACTATGAGAAAAGGAAAGACATTTAAACAGCAGGAAAAGTATTACGAAGTTGATGATTTCAAAGAGTATCTTATCTCAGTAGCTTACAACGGAAATTTTGAGAGCTATGAGAAACTATTGAAAGAGCTAAATAAAAAATGTAGAAAAGATTTTCTTAGGCATCTTTTAATGTATAGAGAAGATACATTTAGAGGAGGATTAGTAGATCGAACAATAAACTATATTTAATTATGGAAGAAGATTATTTAATTGAAGAGGAAGAGAATACCTATTACTATTCCCAATACTCAACTAGGGAAGCAGTTTTTAGAACAGACTATTACGTAATAGCAAAATCTAAGGAAGAAGCAGACAAAATTATTAGAAAATCAACGGATAGGTCTGGCGTCAATGATCTTGCCAATCCAAATCTGTATGTAGAGGACGGTGAGATCATAGATTCCGATTCCGGGATTCCAAAGAATTTTTATGTGTGTGACGAAGATGATACTGTTGTAATTTCAAAGAGAATGTTAGAAAAAGATGAATGTGAGCAATGACCTTCCAAAGATATATACATCAATAATTAGAGCCCTTACTCTGGCAGCAATTATTATTGTTTGGTTTGTTGTTGGATATGAATTTGGAATTAGAAAATCAATTGGTAGTCCAGACTATGAGAAGTCGGAAATAGCGAAAGAAATAACTAAGAAATTGATAGACTACGACATTAGTAGAATCGACAGTTCCCAAATTAAAGTTGATTCAGTAAGAAATTCATACAAAGGAGCGAGATACATTGCTAAGAGTATTTCATCAGTAATCTACCTTGAAGATGGTCGAAAGGTGATTTACTCTTGCACAGAAGATAACAAACTTCTTTCTTTGCAGCTGATTAATAGGGATTCGAGTATTGTAGAGTTGAAATAGTAGTTACACGTAAGTGTCTGATAATGAGGCGATCCGCCAAAACGGCGGGGTGCCTGATAATCAATCAGTTATATGTAAGTTATTGATAATTAGTCAGAGTCACTGCCAGTGACTTCGGCTGATAATCAGATAGTTATCTCTAAATACATAATGATGGAGGCAAATAAGTGAATAGCTATTATGCCTGATAATCAACAAGTTACACGTAAGTGTCTGATAATGAGGCGACCCGTGAAAACAACGGGGTGCCTGATAATCAAGTAGTTACAACAAGAATAATAGATAAAATATGAAAAGAGAAGATCTAAAGGTATTTAAAAATAGTGAGTTTGGAAAGGTAAGGGTAACAATAAATAATGGTATACCCATGTTTTCTGCAATAGATGTAGCGAAATCATTGGGGTATTCCGACTCTGATCAAGCAATTAGGGCTCACTGTAAAAAGTCTGAAAGTATATTTGTACTTCATGGAGATGGAAAGCCAGGGGGCACATCCATGAAATTCATTCCTGAGTCTGATGTTTTTAGGTTAATTATGAGTTCTAAACTTCCTGAAGCTGAAAAATTTCAAGATTGGGTTTTTGAGGAAGTACTTCCATCGATCAGAAAGACTGGGGGATATATCGAAACTAATGATAATGACTCTGACGAAGATATTCTTGCAAAGGCAATTCTTATAGCACAAAAGACTATCGAGAATAAGGATAAGAGAATAAAGGAGCTAGAGGACAAAGTCTCTAAGGACGCCCCAATAGTAGAGTACACCAATGAATTCTTACGTATTGAGGACTCGGATAAGCTGACTACACAAATTTCTAAGGAGTATGGTCTGTCAGCTACAAAGATGAATGAAATTCTTTGTGGTTTGGAGATTCAATATTGGAAAGGTGGTCAGTATCATCTCTACGCCAAATATGATGGACAAGGATATGCAAACAACCGAAAGTACTCAATCTGGAATCCAATTACTAAATCAAAAGATGTCGTACAGTGTTTAGTATGGACAGAGAAAGGTAGAAAGTTTATCTATGACAAGTTTAAGGAAGGAAAATTCAACAAGTTCCTTAATGAAAGGGAAATGATAGAAATGTTTCGTGCAGTAGAATCACTCAAAAACTCATCAATCTATGAAAAAGAAAGTGTATAAATTTGACGATCTTAGTGAGAAAGTAAAGGAGAAACTGTATCTGGACTATTTTGAATGGGATGGATATAGTAAAGAAGTTAGAAGAATCTTATTCGGAAGAGGAAGAAAGGGAAAGAACAAAAGTTTCTGTGAAATATTTGACATCTATATTCACGAGTTTTGGGTACATCCACATGAAGTAACTGGATTCATAGTTGTATATGAGGAAAATGACTTTAACACTGCTAAAGATGTAAGAATGTATCTCAGAGACTGTATCGAACCGGTTCTGGAGAGAAAGTTTACTAAGTCAGGTAAGTTGAGGAAATGTTGGCCAATCGTTGAGAATGACTGCGATATGCTTCTTATTCAGCCAGTATTGGATTACTTAGATAATAGCAAAGATACTGACGAGTACGTTAGGGCATCAGAGATCTTAGATAGAGGATTCAAAAAGTTCTCCGAGTATATCCTTACTGACCTTAAGAGAAGATTCGAAAAATACTCTAGACAGTTCGAATATGACAGAGACGGAAACATTATCGAACCTTGATTATCAATTCCCTACTCCATATCAAATTATATTAGATAAGGTTAGGGAATCATTTCCAACAGAGAACTTCGCCATGATGGACGATTGTGGGTACTATCTGCTGTACGGTGGACCAATTAGTTCAGTAATGTTGGGAAAGATAACTAAGATAATAAAGAAACAAAAAACTGACTACTGTATAGAAGGTGGAAGTTTCGACGGAGAAAGTTTTATAAAGTTTTACTTAGAGGAGATATATTGATGACAGTAAAAGAATTTAGCAAGTTAATTGAAGAAGAGGGTTGGGTAGTAGCTCACAGAGAATTAGAAAAGTACGATGACTACACAGATTGGGAACGAAGCGAAGATCTTGTTAAGTCAGTTATCGACTCTGATCTTGTTAGTAAAGACGACGATGCAAAAGAAATCGTAGATAAAATTCTCAGGTACCATATTGCGACATACACTAAGGAACAGGATTTTCTAGAGGATTCGGTAAGGAATATGGGTATTGAATCCGTAATGGATTTTATTGACTGGAAAAAGCTGGAGGATTCTCTGGATTATGAGTATAAAATTCTATATGGAGAATGCGGAGAAGTGTTTGTGTTTGAACCCTGATAGGTATGGAAGGTTGCAATATAGAAGATCTAAATTATTTAATTAAGTTCCTTAGAAAACTTAGGGATCTGATGAAGAGTAATGCAAAAGAGGATTTAGACGAATTTGAGAGATTTTATTATAAGATTATAAATCTTGATCTTCCAGAACTTTTCAGCATTCTAACTTCAGACAATTTATGTCCTAAATTTGAGGTAGGTGGGCTCACTCTTCCGATAGAGGTTCCAATTGATAAGTTCAAATTAACTACCGGAAAATCTGGTAAATATCTTGAAGTGATAAGGAGAGTAAATGGAATTATTGGAGAGTATAGTCTATATGAAGAGCCTGAAGCTAAGCTAATAATTTGTATATTATATTTGTATGACATACTGTCCAGACTAGATAAAGTGTGTAAGAGAAATATAGTCTTAGTGAGGAAGATGGCAATGGATGGAAACGATCTAATTAAGAGTAGGATAGATTTCCTATCGAGAAAAATAGAATTGTCTTCAAGATCCATCAACCTCCTTTATAACGGAAGTATATTCGCAAGATCCTGCCCAGATTTTGATCTAAAAAAGTTTTATAAATTTATTAAAGAATTTATTGATTACATATTTGGAGATGGAACTTCTAGTATATGGAAGGAGCAAGTTCAATCCTCAGTAGGATCAATAAATGAAATTTTGGAGAGGGACCTTATATAAAGATGAATAAATTAAGAAAGATTTTCGATTCAAATAGGGTGGCAATATCTACTACCGCTATGATAGTAGCCATTGCGTCACTCCTTATGAATATATTGTGTACAGTTTTCCTATATATCCGTGAGTTATTTAGGGGAAACTTATTTCCAATTTTTCTAGTTCTTATCCTCATAGTTTCAGTAATAGTCTTTTACGTAGGAACCTTTGGAGGAAACGAAGTCAAGGAAGAAGAATTAGATAATTGGGAAGACTTGGAAGAAATAGATTATAAATCTTAATAAAAATATGACGGAATTTAAGTTACCAAAAGATGCTATTGAGTACAGCTTATCTTACATTCAGTCCCTGTACTCTCAAGGGAAACAAAAAGAGTTCGAAGACTCAGTTAAAACTTACAAGAAGCTGTTGATAAACGTAGATGAGGGATTCAATCAACCCATACATCTCGCAGCCAAGAAAAAACTGAAGGACATTCTAAGGTCTACTCCAACCTACTTCAGAATCTTGTCAGTGGATTTTGAAGAGAAAAATAGATTGGCAGACTCCCCCCTATTCAAGGACTTCGGAAATTCGTATACGATACTTGAGTATATGTCCAAAGATCTACTTAACTCCGAAAATATCTTACCGAATATTAAAGAATTTATAAAGAAGTGTAATAGAAGAGGAATTAAGTATTTAATCATCAACAACCTAACAAATCAATCGGATCGACAGAACTATAATAATATCTATAGCGATCTAATCAAAGATAATGTACGTTTCGAAGTAAAATCTACAATTTAATTATATAGTATGGATAAATTTTTGAAAGTAGTAACTATTATTGGGTATGTAGTGACCCTCTTTAATTGTCTTGTTCTTCTCCACACGGAGACTCCAGATCATGCATCTAAAATCATTAAGTTTGTAACCTCACCATTTTTCTCCTAATCAAAAAAAAAATAAATAATTATGAAAGTAGTTAAATCAAAAAAGTACACGGGAATTTTAAAGGATAAGCTCATTGGTAATATCGGAGAGCCAGATACCTACGTAGTAGTGGTAATTAGTAGAAATCGTAGGAAGGAGCTCCGACTCAACCACATGAACGACTTTGAAGAATGCAATGAAGAGGAAGTAAACAAATTCAAAGGGTTTTTGACGAGTATCAACTATAAGTTGGATGAGGAATCAAATGACATCGTATCGACTTTCAAGCCAGAAGATAATGTTCCGGATTTTGAAGTTGGAGATGTAGTGTATACAAGTACTAAGTCAAAGAATCCAGGAATTATTCAGAGCACTTCTATGAAGGGAAATGTGTATACGATGGGAATCCTTAGCCTTGATGCTGACGGAGATGTTGAATCATTTAAATCTTCAAAGGACGTTCGTAGATTTGGAGGTGTCCGTAAAGCAACTGAAGCGGAATCTAAAGAATTTATCGAGAAACTGTCATCAAAAATCAAGTCAGTAATTAATAACTAACATAAATTGGTGGGGCATAGTCCCCACCTTTATTTTATAACATCAAAACCAAAGTAATTATGAAGAATTTAATCAAGTTGTTCTTAGTATCTACAATCGTTACATTTGTATCAGTTTCTTGTTCTCCTAACAAGGATAAAATCGAAAAAGAGTACGTAACCAGTGAAGCTGAGGCTGAGGAGTTTATCCAAAAGGCGTTCACTCTCAATGCAATGGATGAGTTTGAGAAGGAAATTAGTGAAGTATTGAGTGAAGAGACGATAAAGCAAATTCAATTAGTACAAAGATTAATTGATGATGATGAATTTAGGTTCTCAATGACTGATGAGTTTAGGGTTCTTCCTATGGATGATGTGGACGATATTTTCTATGAGAAAGAGGAATCTGGTGAGAACCTTACTGAAGATGAAGCCTACTGCATCGCCAAGACTTTCTATGTTAGATCAGGATCTAGAGATCTCAAGGTAGAAAAGGTAGGAAAAAAGTTATTCAAGTGTTTTGGAAATGAAGCTGTTAATCCATTCACATTTGAGGTCAAGAAAACTGGAAAGAGAGATGATGGAAGAATGACTTATGAATTAGTAATTGTCAATCCTACAGCTTAATATGGACAATTATTCGGTTGGAGATACGGTAAAAATAAAAGGATCAAAGGAAATAGGTAGGATCCTAAATAAAGTCGTTGATGGATTGTTCTACGTCGTCCTTATCAATGACGGAAAATATAAGTATAAGTATCTAAAAGAGAAGGAATTCGATGGGAAGTCCGATGGCAAAGACTTCGATGACTCCCTGAGAAAGATTGGATTCAAAGTAAACAATAAAAATTTGTTGGAAAGGGTGTGATTATGTACGAGTACGGCTCATCACCTTAGTTATATGGAGACACATTTGATTTACTGCGGAAGCAACTTTGATTTCATTGGAACTGAGCTTAGTGAACTTGATATGATAAATATTCAGGAGAATCCTGATTATGAATTCCTACCGGGACACAAGTATCTAGTTTTTTGGAATGATGATGCAAAGCTAAAGAGTTTAGAGGATCAGGCGTTTGAGCATGTCAGACGAAAAGTCCATCTTGGACCAAGAGGAGAGGGGTTCTACGATCTTACAAAGATGAATTACCTAATAACCAGGGAAGGTATTATATTCAAATTTGTATATAAGAACTACACTCGACAAATTGAATGGCTTGAAGAGGACAAGTACGAAGCGATGCTACCAATCCTCAGACAAATACGTTTGAAGGCCAGAAACGCTGAACTAGAAACTGGAATAAGTAAGAAAAGTGGAAAGCCTTGGTATAGACTCGTATTTGATACTATGAAGGACATAAGTGGGGACATTTTGGACTTCATAAAGAGAGACGATTATATCAAGGAACCAGCTGGAAGTATAAGCTACTACAAAGTAATTAGGAATAAAGATGATATAAAAAACTCATTTGACTATTTCCTAAAAACTGAGCAAATGTATGGACTCGACTACGAGACCAACAGTTTCCCATTCGACGATCCAGAGTTCTTCGTAATGGGTTTAGGAATCGTAGGGGAGAACGGAGTTGGAGCGTACTTTGATCTTGAGTGGTTACAGACTATGGATCCGGATGGATGGAGGTACTTCAAAGATAGGTATAGAGAATTCTTAGAAAAATATGAGAACTCAGTCACATATAACAATGCATTTGAAATGAAAGTGACTTATCTCATTCTAAATAAGATAAACCTCTTCGATGAAGCATCAACCATAAACAAACTGGATGGGGTTGTATATAAAAGATTCTCTCTCAAGTATACAGCTATGAAAAATCTATATGTAGCTTCTTGGGATGACTTCTTCGAATCCCTAACTGAAAAAACATTGCCTCAACTATTTGGAATTAGAGAGGATGGAGATAAGAACAATTTACCGTGGATAAAGGATGATGATGGACTTCCTAGATTAGAGTACGAAGAGTTCCTAGAGAAGTGTGGACTCGAAGATGATGAGGAAAGTCAAGATATGTTCAAATCTGGTTCCGACCAATACCTTGCAGTTAGAAATGATTATAACTACTCCAAATGGTACCAGAACAATCCTGTATGGGATAAGTTAAAATCTGACTTTCCAAACGATATAAATGAGTTCGAAAGGCTTATAGGAAAGTACTTTGGTTATTCATATAAATGTATTCCAGCAACAATCTTGGGAGAGTACTGCTGCAAAGACTCCTACTATACAGTTTTATTAAAGAAACTCGCATTAGAGAGGTATAGTCAGCAGGCGTGGGATTGCTACAACAACAATCTTAGATTAGAGGCACTCCTAGGACTTACTGGAATCTATATTGATGAGGATCTTAGGAAGAAGATGTTTGACTATTCTGCCTACAGGTCTTCATATGGAAAACTGAACACGATAAGATTCTTTCTAACTGAAAAGATAAGGAGGTTTGGTAAGGTAGATATCGACAGTATTCCAGAGGTTGGTAATGTACTCAATCATGGATTTGATATTTCAAATAGTAAATCAATATTAACAAATGAAAGAGTAATTGATCCTAAATCTCCAAGAGGAGTAAACGAGAAATTCTTAGAAGAAATATTCGGATCTGAGTTATCTAACGAAATCCTAGAGGCGATCAAAGTAACGTGCTTAAGGATTGAGAAAAAATCTAGAGCAAGGAAAGTCTTCAAAGTAGTAGATAACATACTTCAGGAAAGGTGGAACCTATTAAAGTTAAATAATTCTTGTAAGGTAACTGTAAATGGAGTAGAGTATGAGATTGGTATGGATTATCCATCACTAATGGAATACTGTTCATATAAGATAAAACTTAAAATGGTAGATTTCTACCTAAGTCAGATGAAGTATGATGAACAAATATTCAAAATCAAACTCTATGGAACAAATGAGGAAGTAAGTATAAGCGACGTAATAGGAAATACTGTAACCGAAGGAGATGACAAGGGATCTTTCAGTTTTCCAAAATTCCTTGATAAAACTATATACAACGCCTCTTCGATTCTTACTTCGGTTCAGTTCAAGTTTCTATATATTAATAGGTTTTGGAACTACATAATGAAGAACGCCCTAAGTGAAGGGAAGTTCGACTTCTTATCCTGTGATTATCCAGAGATAACTGAAGAGGATTATCAGGAACTTATAAAGAAAGGTAATAAGTTAGCTATACTCTTTGACTTAGCAAGAAATATAGTATCAGATAATTTAGACAAATTAAAAAGATCTAGGTTCTATAAGTTTTACGAGAATGATAATGATGTAATCTCATTAGTATATAACAACATATTCTATGAGAAAGGACTAAGACAACCCAATAAGAGAAGAGATAAAGACGGAAATCCTGAGATGGAGTTAATTCCACTGGCGAATGAGTTTATGGACCTACTTAAAGACATAAACGACAGAAAGCTGGATGGAATGTTGATTGATATAACGCACCTGGAAGGGTATAATATAGCAAAAGGATACGAAAGTATACTCGATCGGATATACAATCACTTAGACGAAATTGACGTGTCTGATAGGTCCCTTGAATCATTTGCAAAAATGAGTTATTGCTACTATTCAGGTAAGAAGTACTATAAACTTGTTACAACATACTTGGAGGGACAGTTTACAAAGTATACAGTTATGTCAGATCTTCCAAATGAGGATGGGATAAGTACGCGGAAATATGGTGGAGAAGTGTTTAAGATGTATCCATCTTTTCAGGCACTTAGTAAGAAGTCAAAAAGGTGGTCATCTGGAATGCACACTATATCTTCTGTATCAGAAACTAAGAGAGTAGTCTCAACCCCTCCTGGTTATCTCCTATCATACTTTGACATCTCAGGAGCAGAGGTTCGATTCATCTCATATGAATCTCAAGACCCATACATGCTTGACTGTTATGCAAAGAATCTCGATCCATACATTAACTTTGCAGCAACAATAGTTTATCCGGAAAGAGCTGGGGATATGAAATTCCTAAAGAGTATTAGAAAAGACTTCAAGACTATTCTATTGGGAAAGTTGTATGGCATGGCCAACGAAACTCTCGCTGGAAGGATCGGAAAATCTTTGGAAGAAACTAACAGGATCGTAGATCTGTTCTTCAGTAAGGCAACTGGTCTAAAGAGGTTTATTGAGGAGAAATCTCAATGGGCCCTAGATCACCCGGGATATGTTGACACATTCTTTGGAGATGTAATGGTTGTTGGAGATGATGATGGTGATGATAAGCTGGCAAGGCTTGGAATCAATCAACACATTCAAAATGCAGCTTCAGTAACTCTTGGTAATGGATTCTTCCAATGTATACAGAATAGTATTCATGGATCGGATGAGGTAATTAAGAATGGAATTATCAGACCAATCAATGTAGTTCACGACTCAAGTCAAAACTATTTTGAGACAAGATTATTGTTTGATATTTATCCATACTATCACAAGTACATGTCTGACTTCTGTTTTGATCAATATGGAGTAAGGTATGAGTTTGACTTGGAGATTGGTCAGAACTATTATGACATGCTTGAGATGAAGACTATAGATAAGGATACTCTCAAGTTCTCTGGAGACCACACCTCAATCCAGAAGTTTATGAGGAAACTGTTAGAACCAGAGGCGAACTTAGATTTCAAAATAAACAAATTCACAGACGAAGAAGGAAAGGATATTCCATTTGAAATAGTAAATGGAAACTTTTGTAAAACATTTGTTGTAGAAGACGATAGATATAAGCCATCCATATACAGCTCCCCAGTTGAGGGATTCTACATGAAAGATGGTGGAAACGCAGAATTTGAAGAGGATTATTCAGAGTTTAGTTTAGAGATTAGCAGGAAATGAAGTTTTATATTGAGATGGATCCACCCGGCACATATATCTTGATCGAGGTGGAAGATAAGTTTTTGGATACGATATTAAACCCACCGAAAAATGAGAGCGTGAGGGTTAACATTGTCGGTATCGCCTATGCAAGTGATCTGGAGGAAAACCTCAGAAAAATTACTCCTTCTCATGTGAGCAGATTTAGGGGACATGTAATTGGATTAGACGAATTAGATAGAAAGGACTATATAGGCTGTAATTTAGAATACCGCTCACCTTACTGGAGACTATCTTTTGACAGTCCGATTAATAAAGTACTTTATAGTCCACACTTCTCGAAAGAATTTATTGAAAAGACGATTATGACATATCGTAAGAGACTTGATAGTGATGAAAATACTGAACTTTTTAGGGAGATTTCTCGGTAGAAAATCAAGTGTAGACTATGTCGAGTTGGTAAGAACTTTTAGTGACTTGTATGAAGATGTTAATCACAAGAGGTATCGTCCAAATGATCTACGGCTAATTTATGTAGATAAATTGAGTAAAATATTTGAAAATAGCGAGATAAAAAAGAAAGATATAATCGATCCTATTGATAAGGGAATTTGTAATACCGATTCAGTTGACAGGTCTGATCTGATAGAGATAAGTGAGAACAAGTGGAGGCTATCTGTAGTGGATGACTCCATATATGAAAAGTTTTGTGTAGAGCTGGGGACGAGTTCCCTATGCTCTATTCTATCTATTCTGTGGATTAAGAAGCTAGATGAAAAGTTTTCTGAGTTAGATTGGGACGTATTTGTTGGATATTATATAGCTTGGAGCAGGATTAATGTGTTTGTACTTGATTATGATTTTATCAAAGAAGACGATGATCACTCATCAGTTGAGTTCATGCTAAGAATCGTGATGGATAGTTGGAAACTTCCACGATTTGTATCTGAATATATCTATGAAAACCTATTAGAAATTACTGATAAAATACTTAAGTGATATGGAACATACAGAACCCTGTGAAATTAAAGTCGTCGACTATAAGACTAATTATATTGCAATTGGTGCATATGATGACAGCGATGAAGATGAGGAAATAAAATGTGGAGAACCTAGATGCGAATATGCTATAATTAAAGCTGACGACAACTTACTTGAAGCCCTTAATGACATAAAGAAATATGATTTGAAACTGATAGCAGGAAACCTGTGCGACAGTAGTTTGATTAAATTAATCGATACAGAATTCTTATTATTTGATTGTTCTATTTCATTTTTTGGAGACAATCCATTCTCAGATACTAAAACTGAACTGTATAAGTCTTCTCTTCACCTTGAAGAACGTGGAAACATATTCAATTTAGAGAATGTAGATGGGAATTTTGACGATGAAATCCATCCAAATGAAACGGAGAAGTACAAGAAGCGTCACGTAAGGCTGGATAGCAGAGGTCGTGGTCCAAGCGCACTCTACTGTCCACTCTATTCTCGAATAGTCTTTAGATGCTGCCCAGATAGATATACTGATTATAGAACTTTTCCGGTGAATATTGATAAACTAATAGATTTTATAAATAAATAAGTAATATGAAGAAGTTAGTATTGATGAGGGGAGCTCCAGGAAGTGGAAAGTCAACCTTTATTGAAATATATTCTCTTGAGCCGTACACTATATGTCCAGATACCTTACGCCTTTTCTACAATAATCCAACAATGACTGAGAATGGCCTTCTCAAGATAGATCAGAAAAACGACAATAGAGTCTGGGAACTGGTCTATGAGATAACCGAGAATAGGATGAAGAGAGGGGACTTCACTATAATAGATGCCACAAACTCAAGTTATAAGAGTACTAAGAAGTTCTTTGATCTCGCAGAGAAGTACGAGTACGAGGTATGCTACTATACGATGGAAACTTCGTTAGACGATTGTCTTACTAATAATGGAGATCGATCGATATACAAGATGGTAGATCGACACATAATTGAAAGTATGTTCAAATCTATTGAAGAGAATCCACTTCCTAAAGGTAGACCAATCTCAAAGCAGGAACTGTTGTCAAATGTGGATTGTGAACCTGAGAGATTAGATGACAAATATGATAAAGTAGTCGTAATCGGGGACGTACATTCTTGCAATACAGCTCTTAGCGAATTAAATCCAGGAAGTGACCCAAAGACAAAGTATATTTTCTTGGGGGATCTGTTTGATAGAGGTATTGAGCACATCGAAACTCTTGACTCTATTTTCAAGATTCACGCTCAGGAAAATGTAACAATAGTGAGGGGCAATCACGAGAGGTGGATCAGAAAGTTTATCCAAAACGACCAAGACATTCCAGAAACATCCAAGAATACCTTCAACTCGATGTTGGATAAGTATGACATCAAGGATTTAAAGAGGATGTTATCTTCGATCTACTCTAAACTAAAAACTTTTTACAAATTCTCATTTAATGGAAAGAAGTTCTTTTGTAATCATGGAGGTGTTCCGTCCATCTACAGGGACAGAGATATGTCAGACAACCTGCTCATAAACGGGTTTGGAAGTTATAACACAAACATTGATGAGATATATGAAGTTGGAATAGGGAGGAAGTATTATGGTGGGGATTATACTCAAGTCCACGGACATAGGAGAACTCCAGGAACTGAACACTCAATATCCTTAGAAGGTGGGGTAGAATTTGGTGAGTACCTAAAATATCTGGAAATAACCAAAGAAGGAATGGAAGTCAAGTCCATTAAAAATGATGTATTTGGGATGACCAACAAGAGAGGGACTCCAGATTTCGGACCTAAGACTGAGGACGAGGAAGTAAATAAGATGATGAGATCTCCTCATGTTAAGGTAAAAGAATGTGATCCCAATCTGTACAGTATCAATTTCAATAGAGAAGCATTTCAGAAGGGGATCTGGAACGAGATCACATTGAGATCTCGTGGACTATTTGTAGATAAGAAAACTGGAAAGGTAAAAGCTCGATCATACAATAAATTCTTTGATATTCAAGATGCTATCGATAGTGGATATGAATTTAAGTTCCCAATACAAGCATATAGAAAGGAGAATGGATTCTTAGAAATAATCTCTGTTGACAGTTCGACTGGAGAGTTTATATTTGCAAGCAAGTCGACAACTAATGGGGATCATGTTAGGATGATTAAGGAGCTATTCAACAAGTCATTTACAATAGATATGAGTAATAGACTTAATAATCTTCTAAGAGAGAATGACTGCTCTATGTTGGTTGAAGTCCTACATGAAGATGATCAACATATCATAGATAGAGGATGGCTTGGTAGTTTTGATAATCTTATTTATATATTAGATTTTGTAGAGAATAAGTTAGACATTGGAACTGGAGACATAGATCCATCATTTTCTGAATCTATGTTTGATAAATTCCAGAATAATGTTCTAAATGGAGATAAGTATCCAAAAAGGATCGAGAAGAAAAAATTCATACGGAAAATAAAGTCTCATAAAGAGTTAGAAGATCTTATTCTTGAGGTTAAAAATTGCTTTAAGAATCGGACTCTACCTGAATATCTTGAGGGAGTAGTATTCACTGACAGCTCTGGAAAGATGTTTAAATGCAAAACAGATTACTACAATACTTGGAAGAGAAGGAGACCTATCATCGATAAGATCAAATCAAATCCTATGTTATTGTATAGGATAGAAGTATGCGACGAAGATAGGGAATTTATTGATGATGTTAAAAGAATGCCTATTGATCTCGTAGTATCTTCAAAAAATATAGTAGAATTTAGAAATAAGATGAATCTGTGTAAGGAATTGTTACCAAAAAGTAGTTCATTATTCACCAAAATTTAAAGATTATGAAAATTGTAAATCACTTTACTGGGAAACTAGCGATTCTTTCCGATAATTGGTCAAATGACGATGATGGAGGGATTGACACTCCCTCTTGTGACTATTCAATATTTCCTGCGAATGAGTATCTACTTAAGGTTCTTAGAAAGATAGTTGAAACTCATATCAAGCTGAGGGAATGCTTTGGAGAGGAATTAAGCCCAACCAGTATAACATCAATCGAGTTTTCATTCTGTGATCAAGTAGACTTCTTTGGAGAAATTCCTGGTAAGGGGAGTTCAGAATTTTACAATTCAATTTTAGAACGTAAAAAGGAAAATCATTGTTTTTGTCCAGTAAGCACCGAAGAAAATGGGGTTGACGAATTTATGAATGGAATCTCATTTATTCAATTGAAGCAAACTGACGATTTGGATCGTTCAGTGATAGTTTATGATACTGAATTGACTACAATATACTTCAAACATAATCCAGACATGAGAAATGACTATAGAACCTATCCGATTAAAATTGACGATTTGATTGAGTATTTAGAGAAAAACTTAGAAAATAAATAAGAAACTTTAAAATATTATAATTATGAAAATTGCAGATAATTTTACAGGAAAGTTAGTTATTGGTTCATATGACGAATGTAATGAAGATGGAGTTTATGGAGAACCCGGATGTGACTATGCAGTATTTCCAGCAAACGAGCAAATGCTTAAAGTGCTCAGAGAGATAAAAGAGGTCCATAATAAACTAAATGGGCACTTTGGTAGCAACTTCAATCAAACTAACGTAAAAGCAATTGAATTTTCATTCTATGGACAAGTAGATTTCTTCGGAGAAAACCCTGATAAGGGTGGGTCAAAGTTTTATAATTCGATAGTGAATGGTCGGAGAGGGGTTCTAGGTTTTTATCCTGTAGATAGGGTTGATGAGGATGGATTCGACTCAATTAGGGAATATAGAGATGGAGTCATAAGTGAATTTACCAAGGACCAAATTAGACAAACAGAAGACTATGACCAAACTGTGATAGTGTACCTCCCAGAATGGTCTACAATCTACTTTAGGTTCAATCCAGACTCCTCTATTGATTACAAATCATATGGAATTAATATCGATGAATTAATTGAATACTTAGAGAAAAATCTGTAAATAATATACATAAAATTTTAGAATTATGAAAATTGTAGATCATTTCACAGGAAATTTGATTATTTGCGCATATAACGAACTTAGAGATGACGGTGCATTTGGGGAGCCTGGATGTAGCTATACAATTTTTCCAGCAAACGAGTATTTACTAGAAGCCATTAGGGAGATAAAGGATGTCCATAGCAAGTTGAAGGGTCACTTTGGAAGTAACTTCAATCGGGCCAATGTAGATTCTCTTGAATTCTCATTTGATAATCAGGTAGGTTTCTTTGGAAAGAATTCAGATAAGAAAGGATCCGAGTTATTCAATTCAATCTTAGATAGGGGAATAAACTGTTTCTATTCAGTAGATGGATTTGGAGAAAAGGAATTTGACTCTATTGATGATTATAGAGACGGAGTGATAAGTGATCCTAAGGACTATGTAAAACTTACAGGAGACGCAGATCGACCTGTGATAGTTTACTCTCCAGGATGGTCCACACTTTACTTTAGGCAGTTCAATCCGGATTTCTATATCGACTATAGGTCATACGGAATTGATATTGAAAAACTGATTGAATACTTAGAGAAAAACTTAGGGGTATGAATACAATAAAAACAGTAGATGAGTTTACTGGAATATTAGCCGTACCTGCCTTCAGTGAAGTGGATGAATTAAACGATACGGAAGATAGTGCTCCAAACTATTATTTCATGGCCATATATGCCGATAGAAAATTCCTAGATACACTAAAATTCATAAGATTATTTGCGGAAACAGTACCTAATGAAACTGACCCAGTTACTATAGGAAACATTGAATTCTATCCAAAGAAAGAGTCGTTTCCAATCCTACTTTTCGAGGGAAAACTCGAATATAATAAGTACCCATTCAGTCTTTCTGGATTCAAACCAAAGAATATACTTGATCCAGCAAGCATAAAAAATGGACATCTCCAGTGGATAAACAGCAATTCACTTGTGGACTCTATATTTATAGTATATGACTCAGAAGGTGGATATCTTCGATTCTCATGTGATGACTGTGATGGAATAGTATACAATTCATTTGATATTAAACTCGAATATTTAATTAGTTACATAGAAGAAAATTTAAAAGATGGAATCGAACAAAGTAAATGATATAGATACCAATTGGGTCCTAGTTTCTACTACGTACGACAAAAATAAGTGGGAAATAATGAGAAGAATAGGACACCCAAAAGGGATAGTATCAATTGAAGGTATCTATATGGCAGTATATGCGGATAGGGAGTTCCTAAAAACTCTAAAATCAATCAGAGACTTTAAAAGTTCAAATAATAACTATACTATTTCGGGGAAAATTATCTTTTGTCCTGAAGAGTGGTCGTTTACCCTATCCATAATTTGTGGAAAATTTTTGGACATGGTAGGCCTGATAAAGGATCCGTTCAATGAGGAAAAGAGATCTAAGATTAGATTAATAAATAAAAGACCTTCCCAACCTAGAGCGTCCTTTGAATATGATATGGAAAATGATAGACTTTGTTTCGAATATGGGGACCTCAATATCGAACCTTTGATTTCTGATGAATTTAAGTTAGACCGTCTCATAGAACTACTAGAAAATAAATTAAAAAATGGAAATAGTAAGTTACAGAACTAATTATATGTACCTTGGCCCCGCATGCGGTGAGTCCAAGATGATCGTAGCAGAAATCACCCCTTACTTTGAAGATTACCTAAGAAAGATAGACTATCAATTCTTCGACCTTCATTTCTTCCATGCAATTGAGTTCTCAATGTCTATGGGTGGATATAGGATAAGTGTATTAGATAAGGGAGAAAACGATCTGCATAGGTGTGTTGGACCAGCATTCGTAAAGATGTCCGGGGATGAGAGGGAAAATTTCTCGGAAAGAATAACAAATGAACTGACAATTTCTGATGCTTTAAAACTAATTCGATTTGATACTGGAAGGCATTCATTCAAGTATTTGGAAAGAATTGGAGATAGAACTATAGTAAAATCCGACTATGACATAGTCATGGAGGAAATATTCGATCTTCTCGAGAGGAATCCAATTGTAAAGGCTAAAGACGTCTTTACTGGAGAATGGGTAGAGGGATCTATTAGGTTAGGGGACGACTTTACGGTAGGACAGGGATTTGGACATATAACAGACTTCTACGGGAATGAAGTTAAGATTGGGTATGGTACCTGCTGTGGGTATTCTGGATTTATAGATAAAAATGGAAGGAAAATTTTCATTGGAGATATTCTTCAACCGAATAGAGAAGTTCGATGTTATGGACATTGGAAATCTGCATATGTAATAGAAGAGAATGGAAAGAGGACTATGTTGTCTGATGCTTGTAGATGTGACTTAATAGTCCGTAAAAATATTCACGATAAATAAGTATGGAGTTTGTAAATCACTAGTTTAATTATTATTTATGAATCATATTGATATTGACATTGATATTTCAGTTGCAGAGGTCTTAGTAAACACTGTAGATAGGGAATCTCGTGAAATAGAAGGAAAGTGGTTACATTTGTCCAACTTCCTATCACTTGAGGATTTTGAAAGCCACTGTAAAGACCTTTTCTATGAGGAAGGTCCAGACGAGGATGAAGATAAGAACCGTTCACTCATATATACTGACTGGCATGAAATCCCAGAGGGAATGATAGGAAGAGATTTTCTGGAGGGAAACTTATTTGACTATATATATGAGGTATCCAATTTGGATTCAGAAGACGAAGCTCGTGCATTCTGGACTTGGATAAATATTAATATTATTGACATTCGGAAGGAGGATGCCCATGAGGCAGTTGAGGAATTTAGGGAAGACTTCGTGGGGGAATATTGCAATGAGGAAGATTTTGCAGGAGAAATTCTAGGAAAGAGAGAAGATATTCCAAATGATATTATGTACTACCTAGATTACGAAAAATTTGCCGATGACCTTTTTATTTCAGACTACACTTACGAAAATGGTTATGTATTCAGGAACAGTTAAATAAATTATGAGAATTGTAGAAGAAAATACGGGAATTTTTGCTATTAGGGCACGTGACTTAATGGCATGTGGAGATGAGTGTACAAATTATTGCGTGGGAGTCGTCAACTGTAAAATGTTTGTATTCAGAAATTCAAACATTCTCAGGGGAACGGTAGATCTTCTAAACCAGGATTGTTGTAATCTGAATGATTTCTTTCACAAGACAGACAGTGGGAATGTAATTACAAAGAGCATATCGTTCTCGATGGAGGGAGTAAATTGTTCCTTCTTTGGTATTCCATATAACCACATTAATTGTAATAATGACAAGTTGATAGATGGTCTATACGAAAGATCTTTTGTAAACTTAAATAGCGTCGACAGTTATAATAAGGAAGAGGATTTTGATAGTGGAAAAATAGACGAATACACTAAGAAATATGTAAAAATGAATGTGAATTCAAATGAGATAGAATTGGTAGTCGATCCATCTACATTTAGATCGTCATTTAGATTTATGAATGGGAGCGTATATTATAATACAGGATCATTCTATCTAGACGAACTATCTGATCTTCTTATTAACGAATAACCAGACCAATAAAATATACAGGTATGAAATTATCATTAGTAACTGCACGTGTACTTAGAGTTAACGATAGCGGTAAAGAAAAAGAAAAGAACGAGCAGTATTTAATCCTACACAAGAACTCCGAAACTCCAGAGTCAATCGCAATGGGTAGGATAGAAGGACTTGTAGATCCTGAAAACATTACCTCCACCAAATTACTAAAGGGAGTATCGGTAATTCCAGATGCAGTTGGAGATTATTTTTACTACATTTGCGGCGAACTTAGAGGAGTCAAAAGTGGAGATGAGGATGATGAAGATGAGAAAGAGAAGAATCTCGAATTTAAGAAGTTTGTAAGGGCTAATAGTTTCAAGGATGCATATCAGTTCATTACTGACTACTTGAGTAGCGACAAGATTGGAATCACTTTTGAAGATTATGAGATAAGTTTAATTTCCAAAAAGAATATTGTAGACATGTTTAAGTAATAGATTGGGGAGGGACTAGTTCCCTCCTAATTTTTTTTTATGGAGGAAAAGTTAAACATATTTTTCAAACTTGGAAGACTTGACTACTATCATCTAGGATTTATAGTTTCAGTCAATATTGATAGAAAAATCTTATCAAAAATAGCTAAAGTAGTCGAGATGAGTAAGGATCTAAATGACACTTCCATATCTACAGAATTCAGCCTTAAAAAATTCAATCCTAGTATATATGCCTTTACGAAGATGATGCCTCCAGATTATCCAGACATTGATGAGGTGTTCCCTAAATCTAGGGGAAATGTTTGCAGAGACCTTATAATTCCAGAGTCTCTTCGAGAGGAAGAGATTGAAATCGGCGAGGTGAAGATTGTAGTTCGATGTAGTAAGGTTTTCTTTGTGTTAGAAGATTTCATGGGTCTTAGTTCCGGAATAAGATTGGATAACAATGAAAGTTGGAAAGAGATAATTTTAAACAAATTGAACACATTATGAATGAAAAATATTTATTGAAGACATTAGATAGCACATTAGAGAACTGTCCCTCTCTATGGGAACTGACCCTGACGGAGGATGATATAGAAAAGATCAACCATCTTAGAAATGTAACAGATGAAAGTAATAGAAAATTTGGGGAGTTTAGTAGATTAAGATTTTCTTTCGACGTAACTGACTCTTTCTTTCAGAAAATAGAGGGTAGTGAATATAACGTAGAGATAATCGAATCTAGATTGGAGTATATAGGAAGAAACAAGTTTCAGGTAGCTATAGATCTGTTGGATCAGTATGGAGGTCAATTCTGTATTTTTACGGAGTCTTTTGATATTGATTTCAGTAAGTATGCTGAATTAGTAGAGAGAGACTCGATTAGAAATTGTCAGGAAGCTAAGAAAACCTTAGGAAGAAATTTCAATGAAATTAAGAGAATACTTGAGGAATCAAAAGAATATGAGTCTATCTCACGAAATCTTTTAGAGTGGGAGACCCTTTCCAATATCTATGAAATTAGAGAATCACTTGTTGAAGAATCCGGATATGAATTAATATCTCCTCAATAAACTAATTGAAAATTGGAACAAAATGATTGGAACTTCCGTAAATAAGTTGAAATTTGATTTCGGAGAAGGAGTATTTGGGGAGGTTTCTCTTAAAATTCCTATTGTCAAGAGAGACCCTGATCCGATTAAGATCATATCATCAAATTTATTGTACAATCCAGGATCAAATGGTAAAACGATTTATTTCAAACATACTTGCACTCCATTATACGACAACTATGATGGTTGGGTAATATTCTCATTTGAATACAATACCCCAAGAAAAACCATACAGTTTGTTTCTAACATAATAGACATAACTTTTATCAATTTTGACAGGAATTATTTTTACGAGTCTATTAAGGTAACTCAAAACTTATTGAATTCATATGGGATAACTACAAAACCCTCATTTGGAGAACAAAATAGAGAATTCTTCCTTGATGTCGTAGACTTGGATTGTGATTTTAATGTAGATGATGCCCCCTTGATATGTTCAGATATTTCTAGATTAGTTGGAAATTATCTGTCAATTAATTGTGGAGGTATTGGTTTGAGAGTAGACACTAAATATAATAGTGAACTGAAGAGATTTTCAGTAGAATTTGTTATAAAGGTTAGACATAAACAATATCAATAAGATAAGTATAAAGTATTTCGAATAAGATGGAAGATCATAATTATGACTATACCATAGGTTCAATTACAAGAACCAAACTTTTCCCAATAGAGGAGGGATATGACGAACCAGTAGTAGTGTTTCTAGAGATAAAATCTATGAATGACTTACTATCAACTGGAGCATTTATAATTAGCTTGGATCTAGAGAATTATTTAAAGTCCGGAGAAAAGGATAAAGACATAGATATAAAAGACGATTTCCTTGGAATAAAATCATATGGAAGAAAAACTATAGAGGTAGATGAAGCTAAAGTCCGTTTCAATAAAGAGTCAGAAAAATATGAAGTATACGTAAGACTTGGAGAAACTGATATGGTATCTAAGAAATTTGTTTGGAAAGGAAGAGTGTTTAATAGTCTAGAGGATATGGTATGTCAGATATGAGTAATATAAACAACAATAAAACTAAGACATATTTATTAGATGTAGAGGACAGTACTGAGAAAGAAAATTGTAATTGGGAACTGGTCCTAACAGAAGAGGATGTAGAAAAAGCCAAGTACCTAAAAGAAATAACGGAGGAATCTAATAAGAGATTTGGTACATACAACAGAATTAGATTGTATCTAGATGTAAACTATATGTTTAGACCAAAAAATAGGAATACTTATCGTGGATTAGACTTGGACGAGTCAAAGCTAATATATGTAGGTAATGGGAAATTTACTGTAAACTGTGAATTTAGCACTCTATATAGAGAATATGGAATTTTAACCACAGAGGAATTCAAAATTGATTTTTAATATATAATTCATATGAGAAAGAATAAGAAGTACAACCTTTTTACGGATGAGAATGAGTAATCATGTGCAGTATTTAGTTGGATCCTATCCCTCACAAAAGAAGACATTGATAAGATCAGTTATCTCAAAGAAGTATCTGAAAAATCTTGGGAAAAATTTGACGATGATGGCAATGAGCTACTACTAGGATTAGACGTAACCAAAGTATTTGTCCCTGAGCATGTTCCTACGGAAAGAATGAGACCGATAGGATCGAGATTGGAGTATGTTGGTAATGACGAATTTGTGGTACGCTGTGACTTTATCAATGATTGGGATGATCATAGGTATATAATAACTGAAAGGTTTAAAATTGATTTTTAATATATAACTTGTATGGGCAATAATAAGTATACGCTTCGTATAGAGGAAAATAATTCATTCTATGAAATCTCTCGTTGTAATTTGTACCTTACGGACGAAGACATAGATAAGGTAAGATATCTAAAAGAAATATCCGAAGAATATAATAAAAAGTTTGGTTGTGATAGTGATATATCTCTACTAGGATTGGATGTAACCGATGTATTATATCCTGAACCTCCTGGACATATCTATAAAGGTATGAGATCAATAGTATCAAGATTAACGTATATTGGTGACGACGAATTTGTGGTACGTTGTGATTTTGTAGATGACTGGGATGATCCTAGATATATAGTAACTGAGGGATTTAAACTCTAACTATGATGGACTCAAAAGAGCTAAAATTCTATTTAGGATATAAGATAGCTGGAAAAGTCAAATTAAGCCAGCAGGAAATTGAGTGGATAAAATCTCCCATGTCAATCAAAAGTTTGTTTAGTAAGGACGACTCAAATAACTCCCTAGTCATAAAGAACTCCGAACTCACTTACTATGAGGGAGGAGAAGAGAAGGAAATAAAGTATGATCACATATGTTACGCTAAAAAATTTGGGAAATGGTTAACTATAACTTTTCAATATGATGGATTTTCAAAAGCTATAAAACTAGTGACTGATAGAATGGGTAGAGATAATTTGTTAGAATACTATTTTGTTAATGAACTTTCTTTTCTCGATGAGAAGAAAAAATTGTTATGGTCATACGTAATAGAGAATTTAATTAATGACCTATCAGAACTTGGAGTAAACGCTAGTTTCTTGTGCCCAGGTGAGCTTTTTGGTAAATTGGAGTTTTCGTTGGTAGTGAGTGTAGATAATATCTATGAAGGAGAAAAGAATCATCTTCTATGCAGGCATATATTGGAAACTATCGAAAAATACAAGAAAAAATATATTAATAAAAACATTTTGAAAAGGATCTTAGTATCAGATGATGAGTTATATGAAGGATCATGTAAATATGATTTAAGGAACAGGGTTTTTAGAATATCATATCAATTATAAATATATTATGAACAAGGAAATTAGAGTAAAATTCATAGATGATCTTTTTCTAGACCTGATTGGGGTAGTTACCATAACTGATGAAATTAGTGAGAGATTAAAAGACCTAATTGAATTAACTAGAAAGTATAAGAAAGGGGAGGATTGTAAGATAAATATGTCCCTAGCAATATATACTAAGCCCCATCTAATTCTAGATCCAGAGGTAGATGAGTCTGAACTTACTAGGGACCATTCTGATTACATTCCGGATGCAATTTCCTGCGAATTCAACCTTCATAAGGAGGAGGATACTGGATATTTTTGTTTTAGAGTATATGATTGCATTGATGAGGATTCTGAATACGAAGTAATGGAAATGGACTCTGAGACTGTAAGTGTAAAAGATATTTTAGATTAATATGAATACAATTGACAATCATAAGCTGCTTTTTAAGGCAATTGTTGGAAGTAGGAGTTATGGGACCAATGGTCCCAACTCCGACACTGACTACAAAGGAATTTTCCTTGCGAATAAGAACTGCGTGTTAGGATTGGATCCAATCGAACAAATTTGTCCGAATAAGGATGAAACATATTATGAATTGGGAAGGTATTTGAACCTACTCTGCTCAGCTAACCCAACTATGTTGGAGCTTCTATATTCACCCGAAGACTGCATTCTAGAAACGAGTGATGAATACGATACTCTAAGATCTCTTCGTCAGCACTTTCTAACTAAGAAGTGCTACAACTCATTCGCTGGATATGCACATGCTCAGATCCAAAAGGCCAAAGGTCTCAACAAGAAGATGAATTGGGAGAACGAGAGGATTGTTAGAAAATCTCCCTCGGAGTTCTGTTGGATGCCTACAGGAGAAAATAATGGGTCAGTTAAATACTCAGACTACATTAAGTCTCCAAAAGTTAATCAGAGTCATCATGCACTGAGTAAGGTCGACCACATGACTGATTGCTATTATCTATATGATGTGGGAAGGTATACTGGAGGGATCTTTAGTGAAGACATGATCAGAGTGTCCCCAAATATCCAGAAGGGATTGGGGCCAATATCTCTTCTTTACTTCAATAGTAAGGAGTACTCAAAGCATTGTGGAGAATATAGAGACTATCAGACATGGTTAAAAGAGAGGAACACTCAAAGATATGTAGACGTTGAGGGGCATGGACAGAAGATTGATGGTAAGAACCTGATGCACTGTAGACGTCTTATCGATACAGCTTTCGAAATCGTGAGGGACAGAACTATCAGCGTAAAAAGACCTAACGTTCAGGAACTGTTAGATATTAGGTATGGAAAGGTTTGCTTGGAAGACATCATCGAAAGATCGGAGGAAGATCTTGAGAAACTTAAGGAGGAGTTCGATAACTCTAGTCTTCCCAATAAAGTAGATAGAAAGATGGTTAATGATATTCTTATTAGTATTAGAGAAGAGAATTTAAAGTTATAGTGGTTATGGAAGAGATAAGAGACTTAAGAGTATTCTACCACAAGCTCCATAAATATAGGAAATTAGTAGAAAAATTACTCGGAATAAGAATAAAGAGATCAGACAGGGATACTATTGGATTGGAATATAATATATCTGAATTACGTAGATATATTTCTACTAATATAGGTAAAATAGATTATGATGAAGATATATTATCATACTTGAGTAGAATTATTTCCTATGGCGATCTTGGATTCAAATATATAAGTAGTACGCCTGAATACAAAATCTTTTATGAAATTAGGAAGTTAGAGAAATTAGTTAGTAAAATTTCAGATCAAATAGAATATAATAAAGGAACCAGGGAGTTTGAGATATTAAGGGAGAGGAATAACCTCTATGATAGATTTGAATTTCTAACTGGTATATCTGAGAAGATAGAAGAAGTATTAGATAATCTCAATATTGATGAAGATCAGTCAAATCAAGTACATTCAGGACTCCTAAAGGAAAGGGGAAAATATATAAAATCAATTAGATCGACAAAAGTCCTCCCAGTAAGAATCGGAAATGCCCTGAGAGGAAAGCCAGGAAGAATAGAAGTAAAACTAAACTGTGGAATTGTAAAGCCTAAGTTGAGTGGGATCTATGTCCTACCATATGATTACCTAAAGAAGAGATATTCAAATGAATTTATTAGCATAAACTATGAGCAAGACTTAGAGATCCTACCGAACCATAAGGAGATAGAATGTAACGGAGAAATAGTCAAACTTTATAAGATCTGCATTCTGAAGGTATCTGAGGACGTTGGGGAGATACTAATGACTTATAGATTTATATATAATAAAGATAGGTACAATAGAGCTCACTGGTCGTACCCATTCTCAGAGGGATCCTTTTACGCTACGTTCTCTGCTCTTATGCTAGAATCATTATTAAAATGAGCAGATCAAAAAGACGTACTCCCATATTCCCAGATAAGATTCCTCGAAATGGGATGAAGGGAGAAAAGAGAATTTGTAACAAGAGGTTCCGTGCGATTACTAAAGAGAGATTGAATCAAGATAGAGATCCTCCGATCGATTTGAATGAGTCAGTTAGAAAGTCGTATTTTATCGATGAGATCGGAAGAGACTACTATCCAGAGAGATTAGGAACGAGAAAAATGTATAAGTAATGAGCAGATCTAGAAAGAAGACTCCCATAGTCACACACATTGATGTGAGAAAGAGTCAAAAGAGAGATAAGGAACTGTGTAACCGAAGATTTCGTGCAGTTACTAAAAACTCCATGCACCATGAGGAAGATCCACCGTACAAACTGCGAGAGGTTCAGGATGAGTGGACTTTTCATGGAGATGGGAAGTGGTATTGGAAGACTGTCCAGAGAAAGAATTAAGAAAATAAATTATAGAAAATAGAATGTTTCTTAACTTAGTTTTACTTCCATGTTATGATAGAAATGTCAAGGATATGAAAGTCGCGTCCATAGACGTAGAATATGAGGATCCCATAGCTAACCTAGTAGATTACTATGATACGAAAAAATTAATTGGAGCAGATTGGGATCAGAATGAATTTAGGACTTACATACCGAAGACGACTCTTCGAAAACCAAATAATATAATATACTCACCTTACGTTGGGGAACGCGATAAAATTACTACTGGTTACTATAGTGATTCTCCATATGGAGATCCTATTTCTGAACAAAAGTGCCGTGATGGGATCTCGGTGGATATATCCAAATATGGAGTTTTATATTACTCGACAATAATTGAAGAAAAAGCGTACTCTTGGCAGATATTATTAAAAATAGGAGGATATGAAGAAAAGATACTTTAATGTCCTGCTCACTACAGCAGGAGATAACAAAGACGAAAGTAACGACCTTCTTGCATCTATAGATGTAAGTGAAGGAGATGTTGTAAAAGGACTCGTAGACTTCTACCTAAATATGAGGGGAGTGGAGGGGAGCAAGTTCGTTGATTCAATCGGAACAATTATTCTTGAGAGGACATTTCTCGGGAAGTGTGGAGTATGCTATTCTACAAACATAGATCGTAAACTGTTAGGAAGAAATTCTTTCTATTACAGTGACTCCTGCAAAGATGATGTCCGGCCATCGTACGGCATGGATCTTGAAATATCTTTAGATTGTGTTGTAGCTATCATGTCATTCAGTACATATGCTGAGGGGAAGAGATACATTGGGTGCGTACAAGTATGTGATCTTATAAAAGATGAAGAGTAAGAAAAATGTTTAGAGTTGAAGAAGTAGAAAAACTTCTCAGTATAAGATCTTACGGGGATCTTGGTCGGTATATTTCCGACCATCCCCACTTACTTTACAGTTTAGAAAGTGGTAAGAAAAGTTTTGGAGAGTACCTTCGTAAGAATGGACTTTATGAAAAACGGGAGTATATAAGGGAGGGATCCTATGGATACGTCACTTACTTGATTGAAACGAAATTTGAAAATGATGGGGTACATGTAAGACTGCTATCTAGAGATCATAGATCTGAAATTAGATACGAGCTATTTAGAGGAAACCTGCTGTATTTGATCAGCTCTCTTTGGATATATAAGCTGACAAGATACATTCGGACGTCTGAACTTGAGGAAGATCTGAGGGGAATAAATGTATCTGAACTGACTGGATACAAATCCCCAACAGTAATCCTTTCAAAGGGATTCTTTGAATGTATATTGAGTTGGGGAATGGGAATGTTCAACCTACTCACTCCACCAAATCCTAGTACAGGAAATAGACTCATAGATCTGTTTGATCTTTTTAAAGGATACATATTTTAACATAATAATTACTACATGAATATTTCAGAGACTAAAACTGACTTATTACTCATCCCAGTAAGATCAACTGCTCTGGATGATAAGTTGTATTTCGCAATAATTGACTTCAAAAAGAACATCAGTTTCGAAGAGCTTAGGAAGTTCTCTAAGGATGTTTTGAATCTAATGAGACTCGACAAGGGAGGAAAACTGGTAACTGTAGAGTATAGAACTAACAACTTTGATGTGTTCTCTATCTCAGACGTAAATGACCCAAGACTTAGATACTTCAGGGGAAAGTTAGGTAAGAAGTCCTACGCATTTATTGAACTTGGAGATGGTGACATTATATCTTGGGATAGTTTATTGGTGGATGGATATAGGTTCAAGAAGGTCAGCTTCTATGAGTCAAGAGCCAACTTCTCAAGTGAAGGTTTGAAGTTCATTGGGGAGAATGGGCCAGACAGATACCTCTCATTTGAGTTAGATTTGAAGGACCTGTCAGAGGATAAATTATAGATTTAATATGTTAGTATGTACAATATGTTAAATTTTAACACATGTAACTGCTTGATAATCACATATGGAGCACAATTCGAGGGCTAAAACCCTTAATTAAAAACAGCTGTTTTATAATCAGAATTCTTCTGACTATAAGTTTGACTGTTCTAAAAACAGTCAAACGACAAATAGTTATTTATAATTCAAGTTTTTAATTAAGGATCCTACGGGATGTTTGCTCGTTGGTAGAACCAAGAGCCAAAAGGATGTCATTAAAAACATCATCCTTTGGTTCTTGGGTTCACACCCTTAGAACTGTAATCAATTAGTACGAAAAGATGAAAAAGTATTTTGTAACAAATGAGAGAAGAATAGAAGATGCTGGATATGAAAATGAAGGGATTCTAGGTTTAGTATTGGACTATGATGGAAGCATTGAAGATCAAGAAGTCGGACTATTAGATGAGCCAACACGTGATCTAGTATCCCTCAAAAGTGCATTTGGTAGCAGTTATCAAAATGTTTCTGGTATATCTGACATGATAAGGTGTAAAGTTACTACCAATAAAGAAATATTTACGATGGCTTATGAGATAAAAAAGGATGAAGGGAATAAGATAGAAAAGAAGAAATCTAAGATGCTAGAAGCGTTTAAGCTGAGGAATAGTGTCAGGAAGATGAATGGAGTAAAATTTATAAAACAATTATTTTAAATATGACTAGAAAGGATTTTGAAAAGAAACTGACCGAGAATGGATACGTGAAGAGGTTGGAAAACCAATACACAAAAACAGGAGAGAATCCCTACCATAGAATTATCGTAGATCTATCTGATCCTAGTGGAGTATCTTACTATGGAGTTAGTATGTCCTATTCAGCTACAAGAAGAGTTGTAAAGGACTACGGCGAATTAGATAATGAAGAAAAGGATAAGAAGATTCCTGCTGTAAAGATCTGTGAGAGGGAACTAGAAATTCTCATGTCAGCTTACCTGAACAACTATGAGCTGATTCATAAATTATACAAGATTGCAGTTAAATCAGATCTCCATGCTGAACGTAAGGGAAGGAGACTTCTTATCAGCTTAGAATATAAGGGTAAGAAGTATGAAACCTTATTCGACTCAGATAGTGACTACCTTAACATAAAGGTAACAGATCTTGAAACCAAGGAAACTAGCAGATCTAAGGTAGGACTTAAAGACTTGGCAGAGAGCTGTAATGGTATTGAGGATCTTCTCAATAAGGCATTGAATATCCCTAGAGTTGAAATGGAGCTGTTTAAGCAGGTAAGTCAACCTGAGGAAGACTTGGATTGGTTGTCAGACTTTTGGGGTAACGACTAATAACTGGTAATCTATATGTTTTACGAAATATTAATAGAATGAAGGTTTTTTATGCAGCAATTGGGGCACTACTGTTATTTATGTCTGTAGTCCTTGAAGCAGAGGTAGATAAGAATAAAAAGTTGGAATGCAAAATAGAAACTTTGTCTGACAGTTTAAGAAGAAGACCTAAGGAAGATTTGATGATAAGTCTCCCAGTCAATAAAGATTCATTTGATTTCTTAACAGATACCCCAAGCGACACCGCAGTTTATAAAGCATTGGTATTCTTCGATATTCCAAATCCAAAAGTAGTCTTAGCTCAAGCTAAGTTGGAGACTGGACATTATAGAAAAGTACCTAGTGGAAACTTGTTTGGTCTACGCCAACGAAATGGATCCTATATGAGGTTCTCTCATTGGACTGAATCGATTCTTAGTTATAAGAAGTACATCAGTTCCAAGTACAAGGGACAGGAGAATACAGAGGCTTATTTGGCTTTCCTAACAAGGTTAGGATATGCTGAGAGTCCGAACTACAATAGGGTTCTTAGAGTCATAGTGAAGAATGTGGAGCAGTTAGAATTTGTAGATTAGCAATATTACTGATTATACTCTCAATAAGTAAATACTTTGGAATTGCTTGTCTGTGATAGATCGGCAATTCTACTTTTAACTTAGGATGAATATAAAAGTATAAGAATACCAAATTTGAATCTGGAGTTGTAGTATTAGAGGATTTTCTAGTAGATTTGCAGCCAGAAAGAAGGAAGAAAGATAATAGAAGCAATAACAAAAATATTTAGTAACGTTCAATTTTTAATATAGTAAGGTATGATTAGTAGAAAGAGAACAGTGATTGTATATGGAAGAGGATCTGATGGAACTAAGGGAGACTTCATCGTAGTTCGAGAACTTTTGTCTAAGGGATATGATGTAGTCTGGGCAGTTCAGAACGGAAACAAATCTAAAGATTCTTTCTTTGAAATGGAGGATCTTCTAGAATCTGAGGGATTAGGTAAAAACCTTCGTGTTTTTCATTTAGATAATACTGGGATTTATCCTTATATTGAGGAAGATTTGAACTTTAAAGTTGATGGGTCAGTACCATATGCAATGATTCATATGGGACTTGTTTTTGACGAGAAGTTGTCTGAAGACGATCCAGTAAATCACTACTGCGACAATGTTCAAAACACATTATCTCTAATAAAACTTTATCGAAATCTAGGGATGAAGAAGTTCATATTAAACTGCGCTTGGGATCTTCCATCGAAGGATAGCTCATCCTTACGTTCCATACATGACTCCATGATGTGCACAATAAATTCTCTAGAAGAAAATGAGTTGAGGACAATTTCATACTCAGACGTTGTAGGTGCAGTTCCTTACGACTATATCGATGTAGATGGAGAGGAGAAGGAGAAGTGTATTATTTTAGGTAATGATGATACATGTGTTATAAATATAGTAAATAGTCTTGATCCTGATTCAGATGGGATCCATAGAATTGACTTAAATGAAGAGATCTACAAAAATCGTCTTAGCCACATTGTCAAGAGTAATGGAGTTCGTAACTACGTCTTTGGTTCTGATTTGGCTAATTTGCACATTGCTCTTCTTAATAGGGATTTTGATAGTGATATACCTAGGGATCTGTATGTTGGCGTAACTGCTACTACGAAAGAGATTCTTGATACTATGAGTAGTAAGGGGGAATTGGAGTACAAATTTGTCCCAGAAGAGGAATTAGATGATGACAATAAACCCACACTCACAAGCAATATCCCAGAGACCCTCATAAAGAAGGAGGATATGCTTACAGAGATAAATCAGATAATTTGCTAGGAAATTTTCGACAATAGACTACCAAACTCAATACTTTTAAGTTTTTGCATTCATAAATTATTTATTAATTCTTAGGTCCGACGGTTCGAGAGAATAGTCGGATCTCTATTTTTTTTTTTACTTTAATAGTTACTCAATGATCAATATTACTAAGGCCCTTTTCTTTGATATAGAAACTCATAGGGTAAAAAATTTCTGTGATAAGTCACCAGCTACACAAGACGCCTTTATAAACCACTACTTCAATAAGGATGCCTACGAGACTCCTGAGAAGCAGTTCATAGAGGAAGCTGGACTACATGCTGAGTTCTCACAAATCATCTGTGTGTCTTTTGGATTTGAATATGAAGGAGAGTTTAGACAGACAGTATTTAGTGGAACTGATGAGAGGGAGATCCTCGAAAAATGTACCAGTATTTTCAACAACATGTATGAGAGGGGATACTATTTGGCTGGTCATGCTATTAGTACTTGTGACATCCCTTTCTTTGTGAAGAGATACATAATAAATAAGATGAAAGTTCCAAAGATTCTCAATGAATACAACGTAAAACCTTGGGAAAAGAAGAATTTGGATACTATGGGACTTTGGAAGTTTGGAATGTATCGAGGTGTAGCTTTAGAAACAATCTGTGCAGTTATGGGAATCGATTGCAAGACCGATAATATCAGGGGTGATAACCTTTATCTTGTAGATATCGAAGAGATGCCTTGGAAAGAGTTAGAACATTATTGCTCTGAGGATGTTAAGTCAAACTATTTAATGATGAAACAGATCTTGGAGTTTTACGAAACATAATTTTTTAGTATATGACATTTTACAACGAGGAAACTGCTATCGAAGAGTCGACTAAGTATTTCGACGAGGATTCACTTGCAGGCAAAACTTGGGTAAACAAGTATGCATTAACAGACGAGAAGGGACGGTTCTTGGAATCCAATCCTGAGCAAATGCATGACCGAATTATTAAAGAGGTTATGCGAATTGAGAAGAAGTATAGTAATCCACAGCTTACTGAGGATAAACTGAAAGAGATGATGTATCACTTCAAGTATATAGTTCTTGGAGGATCAGGAATGAGTGGTATCGGAAATGATTACAAGTATTCTTCTCTTTCTAACTGCTTTGTTATCGAAAGCCCAACTGACAGCTATGGTGGGATTTGCAAGTCAGATCAAGAACTCCTTCAGTTGATGAAGAGACGTGGTGGAGTAGGAATGGACTTGTCCAAACTAAGACCTAAAGGAACAGCTGTAACAAACGATGCGAAGACTTCTAGTGGTGCAGTTTCATTTATGGATAGGTTCTCTAACTCAACAAGAGAAGTGTCTCAGAATGGACGTAGAGGGGCTCTAATGCTTTCTCTTGAGGTTACTCATCCAGATGCAGAGTTATTTATTGACAGTAAGTTGGATACAAGTAAAATTACTGGAGCTAACATATCTGTTAAGGTAACTGACAAGTTTATGGATGCGGTTAAGTCAGGTAGAAAGTTTTTGCAAAAGTTTCCCATTGATGCTCCAGAAGAGGATCTATCAATTGATCCAAATAAGGAATACGAAGATGATAAGCTGTATAATGGAGGGAAGGAAGGTACTTATTTCAAATTTGTGGATGCAAAGAGGATTTGGGATAAGATCATTAAGAATGCTTGGGCAAGTGCTGAGCCAGGTGTGATGTTCTTTGACAATATGTTGAAGGAATCACCAGCTGATATATATGATGGATATCAAACTGTAAGTACAAACCCTTGCCTCTCTGGGGACTCTAAGATTCTCATGGCGGATGGATCTAGAAAGAAGATCTCTGAGATAGTGAAGGGGGATGAGGTAATATCTTTTGATATGGATACCTGCACTCCAGTTAAGACGAAGGTTGTAAAATCACTCAAGACCAAGTCAAATGCAGAGGTAATCTCTTTGGGAGACCTAAGGCTTACTCCGGATCACAAAGTTGCTTGTCCAGTTTCTAATGAGTATAAGGAAGCTAAGGATGTAAGGTTCGTAAGAACTATGGAGTCTAAGTCTTCGATGGTACTTAGAAATGGAGAGAACTATGATGTAAATGTAGGAAAAGGATTTCTATCATCACTTGGAGTTAAAGTTGAATTGAGTAATCCTGTTACTGGGGAGTTCAATATAGTAGTCTTTGGTAATAAGTACTTCTACTCTGAGAATCTAGTTGAGTTCAAACTCCTAAACTATCTATTAACTCATTATCCCGGTAAGGTAGAGCAAAATCCTGATCCAATCGATGGAGAGAAGCATAGATTTAAGGTAGACAGTTTATACTTCAACGTAATAAAGAAAAGGAAAAAACTCCATGTATCAATTAAGGATACAGGTGGAAACATGTCTCCTGAAAATCTTAAGATGTTGGTTGATGTTATAGAGTCTCTCGAATACAGCTTCTTCACCAAAGAAGAAGTAGAGGACTGTATGATCTTGAGAATGCAGGCACCATGTGGAGCTTATAATATCGATGAAGTTTATCCGAGAAAAATTGAAGAAAGAGAAGATGTTTATGATATTCAACTAAACGTTATTCACAACTTCTTTGCAGAAGGAATTCTTGTTCATAATTGCGGTGAAATCCCACTTTGTCCTAACGATTCATGTAGGCTTTTGAGTATTAACCTATCATCCCTAGTTGATGATCCGTTTACTAAAATTGCCAGCGTGAATATCAAGAAGCTGGACAAGGTGGCAAGAATTGCTCAAAGAATTATGGATAATGTCATTGACTTGGAAGCTGAACATATTGAGAAGATAATCGACAAGGTAAAGTCAGATCCAGAGAATGATGATACTAAAAGAGTTGAATTAGAATTATGGGAGAAAATTCTTGATAAGACTGTAAATGGTAGACGAACTGGAATTGGTATTACCGGTCTTGGAGATCTACTAGCTAAGATTGGAGTTACCTATGGATCAGAAGAATCTATTAAGATTGCAGAACTTATTCAGAAGACTATCTCATCTGGATGCTATGCTGAATCCATTAACCTAGCCAAAGAGCGAGGCCCATTCAACAACTACAACAGGGAGACAGAGTTCAATATTCCTGAGGGAAAGGGACTCTTCCTTAAGAGAATGATGAAGGAGCTTCCAAAGGAGGATATTGAAAACTGGAAGAAGTATGGTAGACGAAATATAGCTTGCCTTACAATAGCTCCTACAGGTACAGTTTCAATTATGACTCAGACAACTTCAGGAATTGAACCAGCATTTAGTTTGTGGTATCTTAGGAGAAAAAAGACAACTGACAAGTCAAAAGCTGTATTTACTGATGCATCTGGAGACATGTATGAAGAGTTTTTGGTTGTTCATAAGGGATTTGTTGACTGGTATCAGGTAAATAATAAAAACCTTAGGTATGAGGATTGTACAAGATATATAGTTGATCTCCCAGAATCTGAAAAGATAAAGCTGTATGAGAAGTCACCTTATTACTTATCCACTTCGAAAGATATTAATTGGGTAAATAAGGTAAGACTTCAGGGGGCCATGCAGAGGTGGATCGACCACTCTATCTCATGTACAGTTAATGTCCCTGAAAACACGACAGTAGAAACTGTCAGTGAGATCTACATGGCTGGATATGATAGTGGATGCAAGGGATTAACCATCTACCGAGACAAGTCTAGAGACGGGGTTTTGGTAAATGCAAGCTCTTCAAATTCTGAATCAATCAACCTGAGTCCAGATCCAAGACCTGAATCTTTGGAAGCAAAAGTTTATAGGTTTAAGAATGGTGCAGACCGATGGATTGCATTTGTTGGGGTTCTGAATAACCACCCATATGAACTGTTCCTTGGAAAGATCGATGATGGATTCTCATTCTTGCCAAAGCAAGTCTCTGAAGGAATAATCAAGAAAGTTCCTACAGTTAATGAAGACGGATCAAAGGGACGTAGGTATGACTTCTTCTACAAGACAAAGTTCGGATACGATAACGTATTTGAAGCAATCAATGAGAAGTTTGTACCGGAGTTCTGGAACTATGCTCGTATGCTGTCAGGGGTTCTTAGGTTAGGTATTCCAACTGAAACCATTGTAAAGGAAATTGTAGATAAACTGAGCGATGATGGAGGTATTGGAATGAACACCTGGAAGAAGGGAGTTAAACGAGCTCTTACCAAACATATTAATGATGGAGTAAAATCTACAAGTGTCTGCCCAAACTGTGGTGGAGAAATGGTGTATCAAGGTGGATGTGAAACCTGTTCAAGTTGTGCGACATCTAAATGCGAATAAATATGGAAAATAAGAAGAAGGAAGAGGAACTTCTCGATGAAGTTAGAACTGGAAGCGTTGGAGACGATAACAGTGAAACTAGAGTGTTTCTCGGGGGAGAAACTGAGTTCCGAGACAATATAGATAAGTAGCAATTATTGTAATATTATAATTTATAGTAGAAGTAATTATGGTTTTTAAGATTAAATCTGGAAAGATCGCCTATGTAGAGGCAGATTCATTGATAGAGGCACTCAATGCAGCTAAGAAAAATGGTGTTGCAGTTCCAGCAATCGACGGTGAGTACGAGAGACTGGAGCGCACTAAGATCTGGAATAAGCTGGATGCTGAGGGAGATATTCATAAGGTAACTGTAGAGACTGGTGATACCATTCTTGTAGCGGCTGCTGATTGGGATAAGCTCCTTGGAGAAATTGCCAGACTTCCGATGATTAAGTTGGAGAAGTTGGCAGAAAAGGGTGTTCTGATTAAGAAGGCTTAATAAGAAAGAAGTTGTTGAATTTCCTCGGGACTAGTTCCCGAGGATCTCTTTTTTTTTCTTCGATTGTAGGGCAAAAGACCTAAATAGGTGATAAGATACTTTGGTAGCCCAATTGATAGGAGTAGAATTTTGAAAATTAATTGTAGGAATAGTATTTTTAGATTATATGATTTACTTACCTCCACTAATTATGAACATGCTTTCACGATGTATGTCTCCCTATTTTAATCCATTAGATCCACTGAATACAGGTTTATCTAGAATAACTCCCAATTCAGAGAAAAGAGTTCCAATTATAAATGATAAAAAAGAATGTAGTATGACTGATAGAGAGAAAGGTTTAATAAAGTTTTTTAATAGATCATCAATGTGCATCCTAAACTACTTGGGGAGGATGAATGAGTACAAAGAATATACTGATCTGAAAGAATCATCTAGGCAGTTCCACCAGTTGGTTCCAAGTATTTCTAAGTACTTAGATGGAGCAGACCCTAGATTGTTTTTTGTCGACAAAAAGATGGAGGATCAAGACAAATTTGATAAAGACTATTGTTCTGGTTATATTCAAGTAATTTGGAGAATTTTCTCTAAGTATGTTAAGGCTGTCTGGATAAACAAATGTGATTCATTGGATGAATTGATTGATATTCTTGATTCCCTATCCATAGTAGATCCAGAAAGACTTGACCTGGCAATAGTATGCACTCCAAGTCAATTTGAAGACATTAGGTCCAAGTATATAGAGGGTGGAAAATTAGATTTGAAGGAAATATTGAAGAAAGATTATTCGATTAGACCTAAAGTAGATTCAATTTGGTTATGACAAGAGAAGAAAAATATAAGAGATTAGATGAGAAACATCCATTGAAGTATGGGTCTCATAGGGAAAGTATTCTTAGGAAGGAAAACTACCAGAGAAAAGTAAGATCCTTGATTAAAAACCTTCCCTACGACAAGTTTGACGAATTACTCAGAGAATTTGAAAGATGCTCTAGGCTAGGAAAAGATGCCACAGATGACAAAGATGTCCAAGTAATAGTTGGAAATTACATGGAATATCACTATATACTTGTAAAAGAATATAGCTATGAACTGTTTAAAGAGATAGTGGGATCTGACCCACACAATTTGGCAGGATTTTATCTCCCAGACTTTTTATTTATGAAGGAAGAACTTGAATCAATTTTCGAAAAGTTCGACTACTTGAAGGAAATGGGGTGGTATCTATGGAGAACATATATCCACGAGGAAAAGAACGAAGAATATAAAAAAAGTTTTAGAGATGGACCTAGTATAGAGGAAGAGTGCAATAAGTTTATAGGTTATATGAATAAAACCTCTCTTGAAGTAACTGGCCTTTCCCTATCAAGGGTACTTTGCAACTTCACTGGGAGAAGTGAGATTTTGGAACTGAAGACTATAATTTAGTGATAATGATAGTAACTAAATTTCTAAATCGATCATCAATGTGCATCCTCAGCAGTTTGGGAAAGATGGATAAATATGTAGAATGTAAATCATTCGAGGAGTCTTTCTTCCAGTTTTTAGAGTTGATTCCAGAGATGTCAGAGTATGTTGAGGGATTTGATCCTAGACCTTTCTTTGTCGATAGGGATTTGGATGAACAAGATAAATTTGTTCCAGACAACCATACTGATTACTTTGGAGCAATTGGAAACATGTTATCAGAATATGTAGGTTCTAATTGGAATTTTAATTGTAATTCTCGGAGAGACTTGTATATCGTATTTGTTAGGATTGCCAAGTTGTGTCCGGACAAGGTTGATAAACTTATAACTTGCACACCACAACAGTTTGAAGATATTAGAGCTGAGTATCTGAGAAAGGAAAAGGTAGATTTGAAGAAAATATTGAGTAGTAAAGATTATTCTATTAAATTTGAGGTAAATTCGATTTGGATATGACAAGAGAAGAAAGATATAAAAGATTAGATGAGAAAAATCCACTGAAGTATGGATCACATCGAGAGAGTCTCCTAAGGTATGAAAGATATGTCAAGAAGTATAACTCGATGGTAAAGAGACTGCCTGGAGATAAGGATATAAATAAAGTCATAGATATTTTTCTAGAAAAATCTACTAGTGGAAGTTTCATAGAGGATAGTAAGTGCAAGATAGTAATCTGTAAGGTAAATGACTTTCAGTTAAACCTATCCAAGGGATATACGTATGAGTTGGTTAAAGATAATCCAAAGGTCAAGATAGATAGTGAGATTGGGTTCTATTCGCTTAACGATTTCTTATTTGCAGTTAGTTGTGCGTATGAGTTGTGCGATAGGTTGGATTGTCTATCCGAAGAAGCATTTGACTGGTGGACTGACTATTTAATGGAAGAAAAGAACGAGGAGTATCGAAGTAAGATCGACTCAAAGAAGTCTATAGGAGAATACTTATGGGAGATTAGGGGTAAGTTTAGCGATAAGTTTACGAATATCTTTGGATTAGATTTGTTCAATATGGGAGCTAGTTTTGAAAGAAAGAATTGGATAATCAAAGAGGTTTTAGGAGAAAAGTTGAATTGAAATGTATTAGTCCATTGACCTCAAATTTGAGGCCAGTAAAATAGTTCAATTAGCTCAAATTTGAGCCCATCTAGATAGATAGAGATGAGCCGAAATTTCGGCTCATCTACCGTAACAACAAGTGAATCAATGACTTAGATGAGCCGAAATTTCGGCTCATCTCCTAGATCGTAATATTGGTAACAAATTTTATAGTAATTGTATATGAAAAGTAATGTTGAAAATTTTGAATTAGCATCCCCTGAGCGAATGACATCGATTGAAATCTCAGAGATTGTTGGTAAGGATCATCGCCACGTATTAGAATCGATTAGAAGTATGGAAGATTCTTGGATAAAAGCCGGTGGTAAGAAATTCGTTGAATCAACGTATGTAGACAAATTAAATCGTGAGAAGCCTTGTTACTCACTTACTAAGACTGAGTGTCTTTATGTAGCTACGAAGTACAATGATGAAGCTAGAGCTAAACTAGTCCTACGTTGGGAGCAGTTAGAGAAAGAAAACCTAAACAGGAAAATGTATGGTGGATTCGATATTCCAAAAAATTATTTAGAAGCATTAAAGCTGGCAGTAAGTCAACAGGAGAAGATTATGGAGTTAGAGCCAAAAGCAGACTATACTGACAAGGTACTACTATCTCCCGAAAAATTAACTACGACTGAAGTAGCTAAGAGTTTTGGAATGAAAAGTCCACAAAAGTTAAATAGTATCCTCATTGATCTAGGGGTGCAGTATAAAACCAAACATAATTACGTTCTTTGCAGCCCATACTCAGATCTTGGGTACGTAAGAGTGAATACCAACATCACCTCAGATGGAGAGGAGAAGCTGGTAGGAACTACGTATCAACTGGTATGGACAGAGAAGGGAAGGAATTTCTTATATAACTTATTAGTGGAGAAAGGATATTTAGAGAAGAAGAAAGATACAAATGGCAGTATTAAAAAGCAGTGACAAAGACATCAATATCGTAGCACTAAAGTTTCCGGACACAGTTCGAATACGTCCCGGAAAACTTGTTGGTGATACGAACAATCCAGATGTCATACTTCGTGAAGCAATTGACAATGCGAAGGATGAGGCATTTGGAAGTAGTATGTGTACCAAGATCTACATCGACTTGAAGCATGGTAGATCTGGAGGTTATTATGTAGTAGCTGATAATGGTAGAGGTATTCCAATCACTATCGACAAGGAAACTGGAAAGACGAAAGCAGACCTTGCAGTTTCTACCTTGGACGCTGGGAGTAAGTTCTCTAAAGATAGTGTAGATGAGATCTCTACTGGAACTCATGGTGTAGGAGTATCTTGTACTAATGCACTTAGTAAAGAATTTATTCTTCTATCTTGGATAAATAAGGATAACTATTCTAAGTCTATAGATGAAGTAAAAGAGCTCTATCAGGATAATAAGGATAATGAGTCTTTCTACTACGTATATTATCAGAAGGGAATAAAAAAAGAAGAGGGAGCTTATCCGAAAGGGACCCTTATAAAGAAGTTCGGATTAGATTTCCCAGATGGAATGCACACAATCGTAGCATTTAAACCTGATGAAACCATTTTTGATGATATTGTATCCTCATATAGTAAGAAAAATCTTGCCTACACCAAGGTAGTACTCGACAAGTTCTACAATAAGAAAGTAGAAATTGTAGTAGACGGAAAGGTGATTGATGATACTTTTACTCCCTACAAGTTCGAGTTCATAAAGAAGATAGAAATTAAAGAGGAAGGAAAGAAGCCGAAGTCAGCAGTTTACTACATAAACTTCGATGTTGATAGTGACTTAGACAAAGGAGAAATTACTGGGTCAGTTAATTCATTGATAGTTGATAAGGGGAAGCACATTGACAGTGCAGTGACTTCATATTCGAGATCTTTGAAGGACTTCTTTGGAATTACTCACAATAGACTTTTCGATGGACTTTATCTTAATGTTATTGTAGTATCCCCAGAGGTAGACTATAGCTCACAGATTAAGACTAGGTGTACAAATGTCTCTAGAATTTCTCCTGAGGAAGCTACGAGGTTTCTTTGTCCAGAGTTCAAGAAGATATTCAAGGAAAATAAGGAGTACTTTCAGGGACATGTCACTAAACTGAACCTTCTTAATGAAGCAGTTGCAAAGACGTCTGCTATGCAGAAGGTAAGAGAGTTGGTAACTACATCCTCTGGAGGAAGGCAGGTTAGAAGCAAGATTCCAAAAGGAGTTATCGATTGCTCTTCAAACGATGTAAAGAAGAATGAGCTGTTCATCGTAGAGGGGGACTCTGCTGGTGGTACTCTAATTCAAGCAAGAGACGCTAAGCATCACGCTATCATTCAACTTCGAGGAGTTCCAATGAATGCAATTAATGCAGACTTGGAACAACTTATGAGTAATAGGGAGATGGAATCCATAATCAAGGCATACGGTGGAGGAGTGAATGAGTTGTATAATCCAGATACTGTAAGATATGGTAAGGTGATTATAGCTGCTGATGCTGATGCTGATGGCGGTAGGATTGCCTCTCTTATGTTAGGAATGTTTGCCAAGAAGATTACTCGATCAATTGAGGATGGAAATATTTATGTAGCTTTGTCCCCTCTATATATCCAAGGAGACAAGTATATCTTCCCAACGGATAATTTAGAGAAAGAGTTGAATAGAAATAAGCCATTCACTCGGGTAAAAGGTCTTGGTGAGCTGAACTCACATCAGACCAAGAAGATCTTCTTCGATGAGGATACTAGGAGATTAGTAAAGATAACTTTAGATAGGGTTGATGAGACACTTAAGTTACTTACGATGTCTAGTGCAAGGAAAGAGTTTATGATCAATATGGGAGTTTTGAAAGATAGGTACAATACAGGAATTATATGATTATCAAGAAATCTATAGGGGACTATGTAGAAGAGTCCCTAAAGATATTTGGAAGTGAAGTAAACAACAATCGTCAGATAGCTTATGTATATGACGGATTGAAGACCGTGTATCGAAGAGTTATTACAATTGCTCTTAGGTACAATAAAATGATTAAGACTGCTAGGATTGTTGGAGACTGTATTGGAGAACTCCATCCTCACGGAGACAGCTCAGTAGCGGAAGTAGTCGATAACTTAGTTAGGTTTGGGATCTTTGATGGTCAAGGTAATCATGGTAAGAAGCTAATTCGTGGAGTTGATGCTAAAGCAGCTGCCATGAGGTACACCGAAGCTATGATCTCTCAGAAGTATAGAGATTTCTTTGAGAATCTTATGCCATTCGTTCCTTATGTTGAGGGTGAGCTTGATGCAATGGAGCCTCAGTATCTTCCAACACCTCTTCCAATTGGTCTTTTGTTCCCAAGAAGTGGAATCGGATTCGGAGTGAACTGTAGGTATCCGATGTTCACTATGAAGAGTATGTACGAAGCCCTTATAAATGATGATCCGTTCAAGTTAGAGTCTCCATATGGAATGGTTCTCAACAAAGAGAAATCAGAGATGAAGAAACTATGGACTAAGGGCATGGGTAAACTTACCTATGAGTACGTAGTAAAGATGGATGAGCTTGATTCTGGTAAGGGAGTCATGGTGTCAGGATCACCGGAGTTGTTCAAACCAAACATTGATAGTAAGTTTGCGGACGAAATCAATAAGGGTCAGATATACTTCATTGATCAAACATCTGGGGAAGACACTAAACTGTTCATAGGGAAGTCTTGGGGAATCAAACAATTCACAGTTGAAGACTTATATGAAAAGTGCAAGAAGATATTCACAGAAACAAAACCATATAGACTTACAGTTTCCTTTGGAAAAGAGACTTCAATCATACCACTTAGGGAGTGGCTAAACCTTACATACAATAACTATCTTGGTTTGATAGAAGTATTCAAAGAGAACAAGGTAAAGAAGTATGAGTTTGAAAGAAAAGTCTATGAAGTTCTTCCAGTGGTTGCAAAATGTCAACTTGAACATAGAGATTTTGACCCTAAAATGGTATCAGATTATACAAAGATTGATATTGAAATAGTTAGGGGAGTTCTTAGTAAACCGATTTCAGCCCTTAGACAGAAGGATACATCAGACAAACTGAAGGAGATCGATGATAAAATCAAATATTATAAGAATATCGTAGGAAAGAAGTTTGTAAAGGATATTATAAATGAATTCTAAAAGAAAAATCTTAGTCACAGACTATGCGAGCTTAATAGAGAAGCGGGAAAACTATCCAGACTGTGAGTCAACCCAATCCATTTCAGAAGCTGATGTTTTGGTGAATCCAAAGTGGGGAGTATTCATGGACAAAGAGATTGTGTATAACTTACCAATCAGCTCCCCAATTAACGACCTTGATACTATGGGAAATAAGATAGTATCTAGATTTATGATTGGAGGATCGGTAGAAGTTGTTCCATTCAAGGAAACTGAACCTAAGGAAGTGGATCCAGACAAGTTCAGCTTAAAGATTCTAAATGGAGATCTTATGCTTGATCCAGAATTTGCAAGAGAAATTGATGAAAGTAACTATTTAATTGGAATTACTCCGGAAATTGATGGACAACCTACCCTTGTTGGAAAGAAATTAATGGAGTCTAAAGTAAGAGAAGTAGAAATCGAGGGCTAAAACCCTCTAATGTAGAAATCGACATAAAAGTAAGAAAACTTGGTATTTATTAGGTATTTAATTAGAAAAAGTATTTTATTATGGCAACATTTGATGTAGAAAGCATTTACAAATTTCTCGAAGAAAACAAGAAATCAGCAACAAAAACGAGTAGTGGACCAAGAAAAGAGTGGGATGGATTAAATCATTTTTACATGTACTACCCCAATAACAGGGGAACAATTTCATACATTCCAGTTTATTCAAGTGATGAAGTACTTGGACAGCCGCTTAACTTCTTTCATAAGATTCCTGACGTATTCTTTTATAATGGAGTTACGTCACTTAACACTAAGAAGTTCGGTCGATATGTAGTACTTCCAGAGGCATACTATGAAGGAATCAATGACACTCAAAAATCACTCTATCACGAAGTAGTTGGTAATCTAAATGTATTAAATAAGAAGTTTAGAGAGCTTGGGGATAAGTATCGGGACAGCTTCAAAGAGCTTCAGAATAAGGTTGTGACTCTGATCTGGGGATCTCTTGTATCACACTATAAGGAAGGAAAGAAGATCAACACTGATAGGTATGGAAAGATGGTACTATTTGAGTATATCGACAGCTATGACTCAAAGGTTCTCGATGCCATGAATACAGCTTCCAGAGTAAAGTTGGATGTAAGTAGGAGTTGGGGAAATAGGATTTTCATTCCAACTATTGAGGAGAAAAGATATTCCCTAGTACAGATCAGCAATGAAAGCTCTAGTGTAAGTGCTACATTTGATACTGGAAGTGAAGATGATCCTAAAGTTCCAAAGGAATTTCAGACAATCACTCCGGAAATGGAGGCCAAGGTAAATGGAGGAAACATTATGTCCACATTCCTTGGAATCACATACGATAAGGAAAGAAAGAGCATCTTCAATGAGCAGGCTTTCTATGAACTTAGGGACCTCCTCAAGACGAGAGTAGAAGAAGTTAATAATGGAATCTTTAAGACGACTATCAAGCCGCCTATGGATTCCACAGTTCAATATGAAAATAAGAACGATCTCACAAAGATTCCAGAGACGAAAGTAGATAGCACACTTCCTTTCTAAATACAAATTTCCATACTTAGGCTGCTGGGGATTCGGTTCCCCAGTAGCTACTAATAATTTTAATATCATTTTATGGATAATAGGAAGTATAGATGTCTTGCTATAGATGCACAGTACTTTCTAATGAAACATTTTAGTGCTTATAAATCAAGGTCAGAGACCGAAATGAATATGGTAATCAACTACCCAGAATCAGTTGAGGGCTCATATAAGGTTCCTGGATATACCTTTGACCATAAGGACATTGTTCAATCATTAGTTTGGTCGTTCGCAAAAATTGCAAGAGAACATGTAGATTGTGATAGATGTATTTTATTGTGGGACAGTTCTCCATATTTCAAGGAAAAGATTTTACCAGACTTCAAAGGACACAGATTAAGAGTGACTCAAGAAGATCTTGAACTTTTTGATGTGGAGTCTGATCCAGTAGGGTATCTGAAACTTAGAGAGCAGTTAAGAGTTGAAGGAGTTAAATCCGAGGCAAAGTATTGGGCGGTTAGTAACCTATATAAGATTGGGTTCCCATCGATAATCCAAAAGGGGTACGAAGCTGACGATCTTGCATACTTATTTTCAGAAGAAGTAAAAAACGACGATAGGAAGTATATAATCTGCTCAGTAGATTCTGACTGGAAGTTCTGGATCAATGAAAATGTTGATCTATATAATCCAGTAAAAAAGAAACTTATTACTTATGATGATGTGTGGAATGAGCTTGGTGACAAAGTCAAGAATATCGGATTATCATTGTTCGAAGTAAAGTGCTATCTCGACAGTTTATACAACTCACACAACAACCTAAAGTCAACTACAAAGTGCAGGTGGAAAGATTTTGATAAAGTCGTATCAAAGATATTGGAAGGAGACTACTCACTAGTTGACGATGTAGAGACATTCAAGAAGAATATGGAGTCTTTTGATATAATGTCATACCCAGGAGCTGATGATATGAAGAGGCTTATCAGAACTACAGTAGATAGACCACCTCTAGATGATGATACTCTTATTTCAAACTTCAACTCTCTTAAGAGAGATGGATTGAAAATTACTCATAGATACTATAAAGAAAATACTCTTAATTACATTAATCGATGAATGTATTAATTTGCTCAGACATACATATAAACGATTATCCCGATTATAACTCATCATATAGGAGTAGATTAGGTCAGTTTGATAAACTATCTGATAGATTGGTAGAAATCGGAAAAGAAAATGGGTGTGAAGAGGTATGGATTCTTGGAGATATTTTGGATAAGCCATACTCTACACACCACGTCAACCACTGCATGAAGAGATTTATGCAAAAACTGGTTGATAACTTTAGTAAGCTGAGATATATCTTAGGTCAGCACGATTTATCCAGCAAGGTAAATAACCAATCAGAGGAGGATACTATCATAACTCTCTTAGATTTTGATTCTGATAAGTACATCAATATGGATCAAAAAACTTTGGAGATAGATGGCCACCTATTTGGGTTTATGAACTGGAAGCCAAAGCAAGATCTATCTTGGTTGGGAGATAAGCACCTTGATATTCTACTAGGTCATTATACAAAATCAGAGATGTTCGGTCAAGAAATTGATGAGAGCAAATTTGACCTAATGATTCATGGGGATATTCACAATGATCAAGTAATTGGAAAGTTCGTGTCAGTTGGAAATCCAATTCAACACGATCTTAAGTCAATGGCCAATGGATCTTGCATAGTACTGGATACTAAAACCCTTAAATGGGAGAGAATACGTACAGATCCGGATCATACGAGGTTTTTACGTATAAATTATACGAAAATTCGAGAAAAAGAGGGGTTTGATGGTGATTTACAGTACTATGTATATCGTCCTGAGATAAAATCAGATAAAACTGAGGAGGAGAAAAAGTTGGATATAAACGATATAGATAAACTAATAGTTGATCTATGTCGAAAAAATGATATAGAGAATATCCACTATGAGGTTGAGTCTAAGTGTGAGAAGTATTCAGAGATAGATTTCAATTTTCAAATAAACTCAGTAAGAATCTGTGGATATAGATCCATAGTAGATATAACTGTAAACTTCTCTAAGGGAGATAGAATTGCACTGTTAGGTCCAAATGGAAGCGGTAAGTCAAGCATACTCAATGCAATCTCTGATGTATTTCGTAAAAGGAATAGTGATATAAAAGTCAATAAATCTGACTTCACTGAAAAGATAAATGTAACTGTATCGCTAACCTATCAGAATAAGGTATACGAAATAACAAAGGGAGATGATTGGAGATTCCTTATTGATGGGAACGAACAACATTATGGAGGAGTTAGAGAGTTTGAGGAAGATCTTCCAAACAAACTTCCATTTCTCAAGTACATAGACTTGTTCTTTATCTCTTCTAAAGTAAACGACTTATCAGACCAGTTTAATCCTTACCGAAGAATAGAGCTTATAAGTAAGTTCTATAGACTTGATAGGATTCCAGCTTACTACAAGACAGCGGAATTAATCTACAAAGATCTTAAGGAAAAGTACAAGAGTTTGGAGATAGATGTGAAGTCCAAGGTAGAGCTTATGTCTTATATCGATAGGAGACTATTGGAGATAGACTATGCAAAGGACTTGGACATAAAGGATCTCAATCTAAGACTTGAGGAGATTATCAAGGAAAGGGATGAAGCTGTATCCAGAAGAATGTGGGAGAATAAGCTGGACTCTCTTGAAAGGGACGTACAGGTAAACAAAGGTAGAGTTAAGTCAGTAGAGGGCAGAGTATCCACAGACATAGATAGACTGAGGAAAGACCTCTCTGACATGAAAGAGGAATCTAAGAAAGTTAACGAAGCCTACGAGTTCTTGTACAAAGAATCTGTAAAGTACGACTCGGATCTAAAGAGGATCGAAGAGATTGAAGTAGATGGGAGAGAAGTACGTAGTAGATTAGAGTCTATCGAGAAAGGAAAGTGTTCAGAGTGTGGGGCTCCCCTATCAGATGAGAACCATAAGAAACTTCACGAGGAATATAAAGAAAGGATTAATAAACTTCTCTCTGAGTGGAAAGAGGTAAACGATAGGATAGATAAATTACCTAATAAGAGAAACTCTAAGTCAGTTTTTAGGGAGAAACTAAACTCACTAAAGGCGAGATATGAGGAACTCCAAAAAGGATCTGAAATTCTATCTAATAAAATATCATCAAACGATATTTACCTAAAGCAATTAGAAAATTATAGGAAGGAATTGGAAGAATCCGAGAAATCCTTAGAAACTCACAAGGAATCTGAGCTGAAGAAAGTTGTTCTAAGAGACAACCTAAGTTCAGATGAGGAAGATGTAAGGAATAAGATTGTAATTGCAAAGGAATTTTCTGGATTACTATCTGACAAAATGGAAAAGGAATCCGAACTAGACGAAGTGAGATCAAATATCGAGAAGACAGAGGAACTTATGCGAAAGTATAAGAGATATATGGATCTTGTATCATTAAATGGTATCGTCTATGAGGAAATCCTAAGAAAACTTGCAGAAGAGTTCTCTAATGATGATGTTATCTATGACGTTGAGCTCAAGATGTCTAGGGGAGAACGAGTTCTTCTATTCAACTCAAGGTTCAAAGTAAAGAAGACCTATAGAAGATACGACCAGTGCTCTGATGGACAAAGAACTGTATGTGATTTCAATTTCCTAAATAACTTGTATAAGTCCAATGTTGGGATCCTAACTCTGGATGAATATTTGAAGTCGGTTGATTCGGATAATTTTGACAGAATTTGTAAGATATTTTCAGACATCAGGGTAAATACGATTATTGTTTCCACTCACGACATGAATATGGTTCAATATAATAAGAGATTTTTAATGTCACTAAACGATAAAGAGGAGACACAAATATGCGCGATATAATGGAGGGAATGTATAGGACATTAATGAAGACAGATATACTTGTTAGATTGATTATCATAATGGTAATCTTTTTTGCATGTTCTTTGATCTTCTTTTCTGGACATAGATGCATATCACTATTCATAGCGGGTGCAACAACCTACTTTGGAGCTAGGTGGGTAAAGACTGAGGAAGGAGAGAATAAAAATGCCTAACATTAGAAATACTTACTTAGCCAACCCACAACTACTTGCTCAAGCCGGATGGTCTGCTGGTAATGGTGTTAGATATGCTACTGTTCAAGATATGATGAGCGGTGGATCTAGTTCATGGGGACATTTAGGGTTTCCCGGAGGAAAGTCGGCTCAAGACCTTATAGATGTATATGGTAACTACTATGTAACCGACTTCATGCTATTTGGGGTAGCTGGAAAGGCGGGAGGCCAAATAAATATTCAGGATACTGGAGGATCATCTTGGTTTGCAGTTTCATCAACATATCCGGGACCGATTGGAACTGTAGTTACTAAGTACGGGATTGGAGACAAACTGCACTCTACACAGAGAGATTCTAAGTGGATAGTTTTCAAATGGTCAGTTTATGTGAAAGCATTTAACTTCCAATCAAGTGGAGCTGAATATGTAGAAATGTCTCCTGGATCTACAGTATATTTCATGGCAGCTACTGGAGCAAATACATTCAAACACGTTGGAACATCTAAATTATAATAAAATAAAACCTAACAAAACAAATGAAACCTTTATTTAACAGAGTATTAGTAGAAGTTATCGAGAAGAAAGATGAAGTCGATCAAAAGTCAGGATTCGTAATTCCCAAGCAAAATGACGACACAGTAGAGAAGGGAAGAATCTTGGAAGTAGGAACTGACATCAAGGACGAACCTATGGAACTTAAGGTTGGTCAGGTAGTTTATTTCCAAACTTATAATGGAGTATATTTCGATAACAAAAAGAAAAAAGTAATTAATCAACGAGACGTATTAGCAGTAGACTAAAAAGTATGGCAACAGAAAAAGTAATTAAGTACGGAGAGGAGAGTAGGAACAATATTCTCAAGGGAGCAGACATTATTGCGGATGCAGTTCAGGTTACACTTGGACCATTGGGTCGAAATGTGATCCTAGAGCGTACATTTGGATCCAGTCATGTAACTAAGGATGGTGTTACAGTAGCTCGTGAGGTATCTGTAAAGGATCCACTTGTAAATGTCGGTATTCAGGTAGTTCGTGATGCGGCCACTAAGACGAACAATGAGTCTGGAGACGGAACAACAACTTCAATTGTTTTGGCCCGTAAGATGATCAATGATGGGATGAAGAAGGTATCTAACGGTTCGGATCCTGTTCAGCTTAGTCGCGGTATGAAAGCTGGAGCAGATCTTGCTGTAAAATACATTCAGGAGCATCTAAGTCAGGAAATTGGATTTGACTTGAATAAAATCGAGCAGGTTGCAATTATTTCAGCAAACAACGATGAGTTTGTTGGTAAGAAAGTGAAGGAAGCCGTTGAGATGTCAGGTAAGGACGGAATCGTCACCTTTGAAAATTCGAATACGTATGATACGTATGTAGAGAAGGTAGAGGGTATCAAGATGAATCGTGGGCTTATCTCACACATTTTCCTCACATCGGTTAAGAACAACAAGCCTGTGGCAGAATTTGAGAAGCCAGTATTCATCATTGCAGATGAGACTCTTAGCAATATGTCTGAGGATCTTGGAAGAGTGATGACTGGAGCAGCTGCACTTGGGAGGCCCATTATCATCGTTGCTCGAGATGTTACTGGATCAGCTTTGAATACGCTTCTTATGAATAAGATGCAGAATGGATTCCAAGTAGCTGCCGTAAAGGCTCCGGGATTTGGTGGAACCCAAAGTGAGTCACTTATGGATCTTGCAGCTTCTGTTGGGGCTAAGGTGGTTTCCAGCGATCTGAACATGGGATTCGATAAGTTCGAACGTGATTGGATCGGAGAAGCTGATAAGGCGATCATCTCAATGGATGATACCGTAATTATTGGTGGAAACATTCGAAAGGAAGAAGTTGAAGAGAGGTTGAAGACTCTGGAGGCTAGGATGAAGAGTGAAAAACACGACTCTTCGGCTTACAAGGCTCTTGAGGATCGTAAGCAACTTCTCCAAGCAAATGTTGCAGTTATTCGGATTGGAGCTGAGTCTGAAATTGCCCAGATGGAAGTTAAGGATCGGATGGATGATGCCTTGAGTGCAGTTAGAGCTGCAATCGATAAGGGTATCTCTCCTGGTGGGGGTGTATCTCTGATCCTGACGAGTAAGTATCTCAATGAGTGGGTTAATAAGGTTAATGGATCAAAGGTAAAGAAGGCGTTTACTACCAGCTTTATTGATGGAGTTAAGGTAATTGCCGACTCTCTGTTGGAGCCATTTAATGTGATCTGTAACAATGCTGGAATTGCTCCAGAAACTAAGATTGATTCGATCAAGAGTAAAAAAGGCAAGTTCTTTGGCTATAACTTCGCGACGGACAAGGTAGAGGATATGATCTCTTGTGGAGTAATTGATCCTACTAAGGTTCTTATCTGTGCAGTTAACAACTCTTCTTCGATTGCTTCTACAGTGGTTACGACTGAGTGCATTATCTCGAATGAGCCTGAAAAGGAGAAAAACTAATTACTAAATATAATCTATAACCTTGGAGGATTAATTCCTCCTTGGTTATTATTTTATTCTTATATGAATGGGAAGTTTGATTGGAAGTTATTAGCAATAATAATTGTAATGTCTCTAGTAACTGGCGGAGTCATTGGATACTTCTTTGGGAAAGGAAATATTGAGACAGTTACTGTCATTGAGAAACAAGTAAAATACTTCCCAGGAAAGAGAATCGTAGGAACGATAAAAGACCTCGATCCAGTAAGAGTAGAAATACCATCTATTCCTGACTTGCTGGTATATAGAGATACGATAATAATTGATTCAGTGGTATATGTTAATAAGGTAGATTCATTCACCATATTGAGAGAGTATCTTACGAAAAGGTACTATGATGAAACCTTATTCGACATTGATACGATTGGTAAGTGCAAGATAACTTTTCAAGTATACAAAAATAGGGCTAGTAACCTAAATTATGAGTTCACTCCAGTATATAAAACTATAGAAGAAAAGGTAACTGAAATAAAGAAACCGAGAGATATGTTTGTAACTGGAGGGATTGGTCTTATGATTGATGGAGGACTTACTGGACAAGTATCATTCTTTGATAAAAAGTTTGGAATAGGATATCAATATACAAACTTTAAAAAAGAAAGTTATCATGGAGTAAATCTATTTTATAAGATAAATTTCTAATCTGTATGAATAACTGTATATGTGGATATGAGTTTGATAAGGTAGGTCTCTACGTGAACTTTTTTGATAAGTGGTGGCATGATACCAAACACCTTATGGATGGGTGGTGTAGGGATAGAAACATTGACTTGAGAAAAGTTGAACTATTCTATACTTATCCAGATAAGGTCTGGATGTCAAAAAATGGTACCTTTGATCTTGTCGAACACATAGAATACTTAGAGTCACTTTCTCCAAGGAGACATAATCTATTTAATGAGCTAAGAAGTAGTCAGGATATTTTAGATGAGTTATTCGATCATATTTCGACTACAAGATCTATGGCCTTATTTGTAGGAAATATGACTGAGGATATGGAGAAAGAGTGGTTAAGGTACATAGATGACGGTAGGTCCATGTGTGTTCACCTAACTCCAGATGTATATGAGAAAGAAATTTGGGTAGGAAACCCACCTGACAAGGGAATAGAAATTCCAAGAAAAGATTAGAAAAGTAATGCCAATTATTTGTATAGTAAGTAAGGACTTTGACTCTGCAATGCATGGAGCAAGTCTTGTTGGGATTCCAAGCCCAATCACAAAACTCGTAAATAACTACGACGGAATAGTAGGAATAAATAAAAACATTCCAGTTCTTTTTACTAATGATCCTCCCGATGAGGTGGTAAAAATCAGAGAATACCTAACTGGAAAGGGAATGCTTGTGTTCGATATAGAATCAATGAAGAAGTATATAAGCAATTTATACGAACACATGGTAGAAGTTAGGGGGCCAGTTTGGAGTTATTCAGAGGAGTCCGACTCAGAGTTTGAAGTGGTATATAGAAATAGATTAGCAGAGAGATTCAAGGAAATCCAGTGTGTTGATGAGCTGGAGTTTAATATAAGTTACTATAAAAAATTTGACATACTCAGCTTAGAGCCAAAAACAAATAACTCTGAGATAATAAAGTACTCTCTTATGAGCTACTTAAGAGGAAGAAATTCATATAATCAAATATCAGTAAAGTGAGATTCGGTAGGCAAGATTATAACAAAAGAATAGTAGATCTAGAGGGAAAGATACCAGATGATGAGCCAGTTTTCCTTTTGAGAGGTCAGGATGTATTGGCTCCAAAGCTCTTATTGATGTGGGCAGCTGATTTGAGACTTTCAGGTGGAGATCCACAGATGGCAAGAGAGACTGAGGAGCTGGCTCAAGAGATGATTATGTGGCAAAGAAATAATTTGGGAAAGACTCCAGATAGACTAATAGAATCTGACTCAAAGAAATCTATTAGGGATAGGATATTTAGTGAGATAGAGAAAATAGACAAGAAAGAATCTACCCTTACTCTGAAAGATTTCTACGACTTGCTCGATGCATACTTTGATGGATACCAAAACTACTACACAGTTCTTCCGGTAGACATGAAGGAGAGTTCGTTGAAGTTGCCGTTAGATCTCATTAGTATGAGTGATGTTGATATAGACAACCTAAGTCCGAAAGAACTCCAAGACATGATGTCCAAAAAAGTAATTATAGCTGTAAGAAGTGATAGGGAGTTCAAGGTAATTAAGATCGATATTTGATGGTAAAGTCCCTCATACTTTTAATAGACAATAAGAATATAGTTCAGTTAAGTAAGAAGTTTTTTGAAGACTTTACAGATTTAGTAGATATAAGAAAGTGTTCTGAAACTTTTGGACTGAAGAAGGGGTATCAAACTTCTCCGGGAATAGTTCTTTCCGATGGATTTCACGATGGATACACTAATAGGAGTTCAACTTGGATCCACATCCAGCTCGTAAAGGGGATGGGGAAAAAATTGAAGTTCCTCAGTAAGGGGTTAGAAATCTTCTCTAAGGATGTTAGTTTAGAGTTAGATGGGAATAATTTAATACTATCCTTCGGTAAGACTGACAAGGAGAAAAAGTTTGAGGACATAAATAAATTTCTTGGGGGAAAACTGGATAAATGTATCGTTCTGTCAGTTCTCAAAGATGGATTTGATAAGAAAGTAGTTGATGAATTTATAGAGAACAATAAGATAGACGATAGGTTTGAGAAGTTTGAGCCATTAGAGTATGTCTACCTAACAGACGATGGAGAAAGAAGACACAATCTTTTATGATAGTATATATAATAATAGTAGTTGTTTGGTTGCTGTCACTTAACGCTGTCTATACATACACAAAGTATAGCTGCGGAAAGATTTTGTACGACTCAATAATCGACCAGCTCTCTAGCACTTACTCAATGATTGAGATAAACCTTGCATACAATGAAATAATTGATGATATAAAGGCAAACGGAAGCAAGGGATGGGATGGAACTGTGTATGTTCTAATCGCCATGAATCAAGAGTTTAGAGATAGATTGCAGAAATATTGTGATGAACATGGATTTGATTTGAAAATCTATTATAGTATATTTGACCAACAAAGAACCAAAGTAAAAATAACCAAAAAGCAAGATGTATCAAGAGGCGAAAATGCTTGATAGTGTAGAAGCATACTCAAGAGCTTTTCACACAATAACTGAGTCGTATGATGTCCCAGAGAGAAGGAAGTTTATCAATTACTTAATCTCTAAGTTTTATAGATCAGATCCATATTTCATCCTTTTCAGTAAGTCCCAATTAGTAGATAGTCTATCAGGGTCCGCTCTAAACACGGTATTTGATAGGGATAATCCTATGAAGAGGGGGAAGCTAAAGAACCTCATAGACAGCTATAAGGGAAAATCCCAAGAAGAAAAGGAAAAGCTGAGTGAAGAGGTTCAAAAGATACTGAAGGAAAGCAAAATACAAAAGGATAGACCAAGACTTGCAGTTTCCTTGGATGGAGTTCGAAGAGTTCTTGGGTATGACGAGTATAATGCACTTAGGGACTGGATAGAGGAAAATAAGTTAACCAACAAATCTGTAAGATCTATTACGAATTATATCGACAAAAAGTTAGATGGAGATAAACATGATCCAGATAACGATTCCCATACAATCAATGAGGGTGAGACAGATACTGACGAAGAGGTAGTAAAGGAAAATAAGGTAGAAGTTCAATCTCAGGCTGATAAGTGGAAAAGCAAATACGGATCAAGGAATAGATCAAAAGCATCTACGACAAGCAGTAAGTCCGATAAAAAGTCTGACTCAACTAAGAAGAAGGAGTCAAATATCGGTAACTTATTCACTGAGTATAGTTCATCTTCAATTGGTGGTGATGAATCCTTGAGGGAGAAACTTTTACGAGCAATTTCACAATGACTAGAGAAGAAAATTTGCGTAACAGCATTCGAAGAGGAATAACTGGACTCAAGAAAAAGCAGATTATAGAAATGTTTGCTAGAAATATTGAGAGATTAGATCCAAACTACGATACATCATATTACTTTAATCATTTCAACTCAGTAAGAGATGAACTTAGAGAACTTTGTTGACAACCTTGTTCCAGATAGGATCGGTATTGTGATGGAGTTCGGAAATCCAAGACATATCTATCAGCTTCTATGTAAGTTCTTAGGAATTGATCTCGATCAAGCAATCAAAAGATACAATATAAAAATTGAGAGGGAGAAGAGGAGAATAATTATTGAGGGATCTGATGACAAATATCTTATAGAACTACTGAACATACTGTATCGTAAGAGGATAAATATGGAGTCTGTTAGTTTTCAGGGGATAATAGTAGACATTGAAGAATTACTTACAAAATTGATTTAGAGTTATGATGAAGTTTTTTAGAAAGATCTTTGGAATAGGAGATAGGTTCGACTCCAAAGACTTAGTAGAGGAGACAAGAGTAATAGAGTCAGATGGTACAGTTGATAGAGTTTCGCCTCCTGAGGATGAGAAGAACTTCAGTGACTACTATCTCAAAGGAATTCTTAGATCCTATATGAAGAGAGGACTGATAAAGGAATATCCGTACCTCAAGAAGTGGGTAGATGGAGTAGAGGAAAAAGAGTTCTCAGATAAGGTGGAATTTAATCCAGAGACCATAACAGCTGAGACAGACTCTATCAAAACACTAAAAAATGTTTGGAGAACTAGGTACTATACCACTGAGGATAGAAACCTACAGAAGTTTATGACTGAGAAATGAAGATAAAAGGATTTCCAGGATACGAAGTGACCAAGGATGGGGATGTATATGCAAAGGATGGCAAGAAGATGCATCCATACGACAAAGGAAATGGTTATAAACAAGTAAAGCTATTTAAGAACGGAAAGAAGTATCCAAAAAGCGTTCATAAACTGGTAGTCGAAGCCAGGGGAGATAGTCAAGGAGATCTTGACATAGATCATGTTGATGGAAATAAGTCAAACAATAAGTCATCTAACTTGAGACTCATTAAGCACAGGGACAACGTAAAGAAAATTTTTAGACCAAAGAATGGAAAGTAAGAAGAATATAGTAGATTTGAATGAAGAAGGAATCCTGAAATTGGGATTCAGTAAGAGTGGAGACAACTTTATTGGGAAGAAGTTTCCAATTGTTTTGAGGGAGAATCCTGATGAGAATGGGTATACAGTAGAGTGGTCATTTACTGCTCCGAAACCTATTAAGGAAGTTACTCCACCCCCTCCAATGAAGACAAATAGTGACCTAGTAAGGGTTATGATAACCTTAGCTCCGATCTTGATTAGTGGGTTTACTCAAAAATCGATGTCTGAGGAGGAGAAGGGAAAAGAGATCTTCGAATATTCAAAATCTCTTGTTGAGTTTGGTGATAAAGATATAATTCTATATCCAAATTTCAATCAAATAAATGGATTCATGTATGTCCCTGGAAACTACAAGTCATTTACTATAATGACTGGATATGAGAGAAAGATGGGAGTTACTTTTGAGGATGGTTCTGAGGAAACTATGTACACAAACCCACAGGCTATCAGTTACAAATTTATAAAGGAACTGTTCAAGAAATCTCCTTCCAAGGTGACAATCTTTTCAGACGATGAGAAATCTGAAGAACCATATTTTGGACTAAGCGCATTTATTAACTAAATATAGACCTACCTAGCATCACCTAAGATATACAGTAAAACTTTATAACTTATGGCGATTTTTGATGATATATTAAAGAAGCTGAACCTCAAGAAAGAGGAAAAGCCTGTATCAAAGGTGGTGCTTCCTGAAGGATTCGTAAAGGATCAAAGCAAACCCATAGGGGAACTGGAAAAGCTAAATATGAATACAAATCCATTGTTGAATATTGGTAGGCTTGATAGCATCCCTATGACGAAAAAGACCCCTGAGGTAGAATTTCCAAAGATGGTTGCCCCAGAGGAAGATGAAGAGGAAGTTGAGGATAAAAAGCCTCCAATGTTTATGATGAGTCAAGATATTTTGAAAAAGAGTCTTGACAATCTAAAGATGAAAGGCGACTCTATACTCAACAGTAAGATTACTGATCCAAAAATAAACCCATTACAGGGCAAGTTGGACAGTATTCCAATTACTAAGAAAGATACAACCTCTTTTCTCAAGCCAAAGGTGGAGGAAAAACCTATACCTAAGGAGGAAAAGGTAGTGGAGAAACCAAAAGAGGTTACTATGCCACAAAAGAAAGAACATCTCCTTGAGATTAAGAGGGTACATAGAGATCCAGAATACACAATTGGAAAAGTATATCTAGATGGAAAGTACTTGTGCGATTGTCTCGAGGACACCGATAGGGACTTGAATAAAAATGGTAAGTTTGATCCAGACGAACCAAAGATCTGGGGAAAAACTGCAATACCAAATGGTGACTACTATGTTGAATGGAGGATCTCCCCCCATTTTAGTAAGATGTACGGTAACGACATTATGCCATATGTAGGAGGACTTACGACTCATCAATATGTTCTATTTCACAACGGTAATGTTCCTGACCACACTCTTGGATGTATCTTGCTTGGTAAAAATACCATTAAGGGAAAGGTAACTGACTCAATTGAAACTGTAAAAATGTTTTTATCTGAGTTAAGGCCACTAAAAAATGACAATATAAAAATTAGAATTAGTTAATGGGAGAGGAAACTCTCCCTTTATTTTTTTTTATGATTACATTAATTATCTCGACAGTTCTTATAATCCTTCTTATCACTTTCATATTTTATATGAAGAGGGAAAAGGTTAGAGATCAAATGTATGGGTGCATAGTCCTAGCAATAGATCTAAGTACACACATAGCGATGGTAGAGCTGGTAAGAGTCGGAAAGAGATTTTTGAAAGTAGATGAAAATGGATTTCAAAGATGGGAAGTAACAGTTCTAAATTCTGGAAATAAGAAAGTAGTTTTCCGGGATACTAATTTATTTTATACTGATCAAATAGATCTGTACAATGAGATGAAGCTGAATCCATCATCATTCCAGAACAAAACAAAAATTGAGGATGAGATCCTAGAGGAAAAAGATGATAATTGAAGTAAATGGGTCCAAGCCAGGAACAAGTCATAAGGTAGATACAGAGTCAGTAACTTGTACTTGTCAAGACTTTAGATTCAAGAGATCAAACTACTCTAAGGAGAGCATAAATAGACAATGTAAGCACATTTCCAAAGTATTCAGAGACCACCCAGAGCTAGCACCAGTTCAAGTAGTAGATGATTCAGGAGTCAATAGTAACTTGGTAGATAAAGACGGGATTAGTAGATATTCTAGAACCTTATTCTCCCCATATGTAAAGATAGTTGAGAATATTATTCTAAAGTTTCCAGACGTCAAAAGGGTAGTTTTGTGTGGAGAATTTGAAAGACTTCTTGATAGGGTTGATAAGTTGACATTCTTGGTAATATGCAACAGTTTTCAATCCCTATGCTCTTACATAGAGCAATCGTTGTTCCCAATTGTAGTTTCTAGATCGGAGTCTAAGGTAGAGTATCTAATTGATGGATATATCCCAGTAGAGGTAATATACACGGATGAATATGGAATTTATGCTAGATCATTCTTCTACAATAGCAGTAAGGAAGAGGTTCTAAGGATACAGAAGATTTGTGAGTTAGTGAAGTATGACTTATCTTTGCAGGGACTTAGAAGTGGTGATGAGTATTTGCCACTAAACTCTGAGGAAGATTTGTATAAACTGATAGGAGAAGAATATAAAAAACCATACGAAAGGTAGTAATGAGGGTCAAAACCCTTAAATATTGAGCAAATACCGAAGAATTATGAATAAAGAACTGACTGAAAAGATTGCTTTAGGATTAAAACCAACATGGTACTACATTGTTGTTCATAAAAGAACTGGTACCTACAGCGTTAGGAGGGGGGATACGATAACAAACGATTATTATACCATAAATTTTGATGGTAAATATTACGGATCGTATTCGGAAGACAAAGCCATTGATCTACTCAGGAATCTACTTGAGACGGTAGACTTGAGGGGAATCGAGCTAGTAAAAGACGAAAGACAAAAAGAAAAACTAATCAACAATATATTGGTGTGAATATCAATCTTTCGAGTATCGAAAAGAAACTGGGGAGAGGAGATGGGGCAATTGTTGGCGAAAAAGAGATGAGAAGAGATATGAAGTTGATTTATGACTTCTTAATTGTCAATGAAAGTTTCATCACAGGAGAAATGAAGAAATATTTTGAGGAGAATAACGACTTTGACTTGTTAGTCTTCTCAAAATATTACTTTTCAAATCATATTGGAAGGGACGTAAAGGTTAGCAAAATCACAGGAAATGTAATTAAATTAGATTAGAATATATGGAGAACAAATCCAATGGAGAGGAAGTTCAGGACGTAACATCGATGGATAGGGTTATAGAAATTTATACTCAAATAAAAGACTCCGACGATGTAATATATAGAACTGCCGCACTACTAACCTTCTCCAACCAGTATAACTATGCAATAACAATTGCTAAGGAGGTGGGCGATCAGCAAGGAAAGAATAGATCAGTGTCATCATCTTCAGATCCAACCGGATTGAAGAAGTACTCAATTATGACGGATGTAGATGATATATTGGAGGAGAGATTGATGAATCTATTGGTTGCTATGGTATCGTCTTACTTATCAAACTTCGAAGATCTCCCTGCTGATGAGAGAATGGCTGTTGGAAAAAAGAATAGGGCAAAGTCAGTAATAATCATGCTCATTCTGACAAACCAGATGAATGTGGTACCTCTCATAAAGAGGCCAAGATATTTGGATAGGCCAATCTCTAAGGTATATGATCTTATGATGAATCTTAGGGAAGAATCTCTTAATAACTTTATTGATTACCTAAGAGAGTCTGGAAACTTTGAGATGGCTGAAATTGCAAACTCTGTTGGGTCAAAAGATTTTTGGGGATCAGAGGGAACAAAAGCCAATGTTATGTATGACCGACATTTTGGTAAGATAAGAGATAAGATCATAGATCCAATAAAAACTTATAACGCCTATATAAAATACAGGGGTGAATACAGGAAATCATCAAGGAGCATTGTTCCGTCAAAAGTATTTGAAATATTTGAGATCTCCAGAGATTCTTTCCAAAAGTGTAAGAAGACAGTTTACTCTGAAATTCTAGAGATGTTCCCTAACGATGTTAAAACTATTAGAAGATTAATTTACGAATGAGTAAAAATCCAAAAATAATACAGCTGACAGATGAGATTATTCTTCAGTACACAAATGATAATGTTCTAACCGAATATAGGGACATAAACCTAAAGGTAGATTCGATGCCAGATCCATATCCTAAGGGAGTATATGATCCAAAGTATTTTGGATCTATCTTTATGGATAGCTGTAACTGTGGGAATATGAGATCTCCTGGAATCAGATGCCCAAGATGTGGGACAACGATGCTTAGTGAGGAAGATTCCTACAAGAGATTTGGAAGAATTGAGAGCCCTGTATATTTCTCGAACAGATTCAAGGTATATAACTTTATCAAACTAATAAAGTCAAACTTTAAAGTAACCACTAATCTTACTACAAAATATTTTGAAGGAAAGAAGTGGGATGATCCAATGGTTTTGGATAACTGTCAGTTTGAATATGATAAAGAAACTGAGGGGATTACAGTTACAGATAATATAACTGACTTTATGAAGTGTTCCTATGAAGGAATTCTTCAAATTATTCAGTTATACAAGCCAAATATCCTTGAAGAGGCTAAGAGTCATCTCAATCTGTACGTCTTAGTATCTCCTATGGTAATGAGGGCCCCAACTCTCAGAACTGTGGATGGAGAGAAAAAGCTGGAGAATAGTCCCATATCTGTGGTTTACAAGAATATAATCTACTGTATTCACGAATATTATTACAAAGTATTTCCTACGGTAAAGGGGGAGTTCAATAAGGCGTTGATGAGGGGAAGTTTAAGAAGACTTATCTCAAACGATGCCGAAGAACTTTCAGACCTTTTCAAGCCATCAAAAGAGAATCTGGCTAGAAACATGCAGTCGAACAGAGTTCCAAATTCTGGTCGATGTGTTATCGTTCCAGATCCGACTCTTAAAGTGGATGAAGTGGTTATTCCAAGACATTTGATGTATGAGACCTGTAGAGACGAGTTCATTGAGTATATAGCTGAAAAGAAAGGAGTTCCTCTTAAAAAAGCGGAATCGATCTATAAAGTTGATGCGATGGAGGATGACATAGAAAAGCTATTTGATGAATATATTGAAGGAGATGGTAAGGAAACTGCAAAGTATGTAATCATTAACCGTGCCCCTAGTTTGTACGAGTTAAGTATGGCAGCTTGTAAAGTAAAGCTAACCTATGATTATGTGATGAAAATTCCTATGGCACTCTGTAAGCCGTTCAATGCCGACTACGACGGTGATGCTATGACTTATTATAGTATCCCTAAGAAGATGAACAGTGAAATTGTAGAGCCACTTAGTCCAAGGAATATTTTCTACTTTAAGAAGAATCATAAGCCATTATACACTCCAACTCACGAGATGATGCATGGACTTATCCTAGCATCTAAGGTTCAGATTCCAGACAGTTTAGATACATTTGATTCGTTTGAAGAATTAAATAATTATAAAAAGACTCATAGAGATTTTAAGTATCAAACTCTTGTAATGTTGGGTGGGGAGAAAACTACTCTTGGAAGAGAAATTCTTAGCAAGCTATTCGACAAGGATATAAATGCGTATCTTGGTGGAATAACTAAAAACATCAATGCAAGCAATTGTACCCAACTCTATGAGCAGCTCTCTGATAAGGAAGATAGGTTGGATAGAATTCAAAAGATTCAAGAGTTTTGTTTGAAACTTACCACCCTGAGCGGATCTACCGCCCCGCGAATCTCAGAGCTGTATGTAGGAATAGATCATAAGTACATAGATAAGATTAGGGACATTGAAAACAATGAGTCTCTTGATCAGAAGACAAAGGATGTTACGATCAGAAATATCTACGAAGAGTTCCAAAAGGATTTAGTATCTAGACTTCCAGAGGACATTAAGACGATGGTAACTGAGGCATCAAGAGCTAAGCTGGAGCAGCTTCGTGATATGACAATTCAGCAGCTAAACATCGGACCTGAAGGCAAATTCAACCTATCAGATACGACTCTAGTTAGTTGTATGGCACCTCTTGATTATAAGAATCACGCCATCGAAAACCGAGCGGTTCAAGACATCAAGCAGTTGTCAGTTCCTATGTCTGGATACGTTACACGTCAGTTTAACTATCTAGCATCTGAGTATATATTTAGTGAAGGACTTGATGAGGAAAATAGGGGAATTGATATTACTGAGAAAGAGGCAGAGGGAAGAACAAGGACTGATGGAGAAATAATAGAAAGATCTAAATCGGATAAGATAACCAAAGCTAGATCTATCGTAACAAGTACCCTACCAGTCGGAGTAATTACCAAGGACATGCTTACGAACAAGTTCAACTACAAAGAGGGGTCTAAGGTAGGTATGTCTATGATCAGTTCTCTTACAGAGTCTCTTACTCAATCTGGTCTTGCCTTAAAGCACTCTGGTAACTTGTTCCAGTTTGACCGTGATGGTGGGTTTATTAAAGCCCCTGAAGACGGTAGGATGATTGTAGAAGATGGATGGGTTATATTTAGGTCGGAAATTAAGGAATATAAATGGCCAGAAGGAACAAAGTTTGGAGGAAGTTTCTCACCAGATGGAAGGTTCAAGAAGGGTGAAGTAATTGGAAGACATTACCACCTAGTTACTCCCTCATATAGGCTTGATCAGGTTATTAAGCTGACATCTGCCAATCCTGTGAGTGGGGATAAGTCATTCCAAAACAACAAGAAGATCTTAGCTGACTGTTATGCAAGAAACTCTGGAAAGATTAGATATATTAAGGACGATAACAATTCATTCAAGGTAAAGATTGGAGATGAGGAGTATGTTTACAACGATGAATGTATGTACTACTACCCAGATGGATCAGAAGTAACTAAGTACTCAAGAATCTGCACTGGAACCTTGGACATGAAGCTGTTAGTAAAGAAAGAGAAAGAGTATACTGAGATATACAAATACTTTAAGAAGCAGTTTGATGAATTGATGGAAGGAACTGCTCCAGAACTTATTGAGTTCTTATTCGCACTTCTTGTTAAGAAAGGTGAGAAGGATGAGATAGAGGTTCAGTCTGTGGTTAGAAACGTTAAGAATTCAAAATCTTTCTTCAAGTCACTTGCATTTGGCTATGCTGGAAGATCATTTAAGGAGATTGGGTATGAAGGAAAAGAATTTATTCCAGATCCTATTACTCAGGTAATTCTTCCACTAATTATTTCGAATAAATTATGAGATATAGAAAATATACTATCGTAGTTGAGTCTCCTTTCCAAACTCCGAAAGAAGAAGACTTAGTAGAATTGAGTCAAAACATTGCAGATAACTACTTAGACTCTTTTTGTGCTATAGAATCTTATCTTGGAAGAGGAGAACTGGAAAATACAAATCCTGTAATTTCATATGATCTTCTTGTAGCCATAGATGACAACTATACCAATCCAGATACATTTGAATCTGAGTGGGGCAATATGGTTGAAAACATAAAGAAGTGTTTTCTATCTTTTCTAGATAAAACTGGAGAGAGTTATAGAATTTCCGCAGAAGGAAGTTATGACTTAAATAATCCGGAGCTAACCGAAGAGAATAATCAATAATGGTAGGAAATTATAACGAAAGAGTAGTTCAAGAGTTGGGGAAGTATGTTGAGTATATGGTTGGAAAACTCAACTACTCCTCCGACGAAAAGAACTACTGCACATTGGAAAGATATGAAGTCATCGAATCCGACAATCTTGATATTACTCAACTTAGAGTGAATAAGTCAACCGGATCGATGACTGTTAGGTACTTCTTCAAGTCAGTTGTAAACGGAAAGGTAGAGGAATATCATAATGACTTGGAAGTTCAGAAGATGGTCAACAACGCCTTTGTGGTGGACGGTGATCTTAGAATGACTTCTAACTTCCTAGACCGTGATGACTCATGTACAATCTACAGTACAAACATTGTCATAAATAGTCACATAGATATTAGGTTTGAGCCAGACATCGCCGAAGATGGTGGATACAAAATAACTTTAAATATTTATGATGATGAAGATGATGAGCTGTCTGTAGACGGGTCTGCTGAGAACTTTTCGAAATATAAGGAAAGGGTTAAGCTGGAAGATTTCGAAAGGGATAAGTTAAAGGTAAAGCTGGATACGGATGATATCGGAGAGTATCTCACTAGGGATATAGTTCTAAAAATGATTAACAAGGGGCCAGATAAGAAGTTTGACAATATGATCGACAAAAAGATCTGGTCCCCAGAATCAAACTTTATCCATTACATGTATAGCAAGGAGGTTAGACCTAAGATTACCAAAGATATTCGTAAGAAATACTACCAATACAAAAGGGTATATCTTAGGGGGGTCCAAACTGCAATGAATAACTACTTCAAGCTGGCAAATGAGAAGGGTATAGATATTCCGACTACAGTTAATCCAATTGTATTTGACGCACTGAAGTTCAAGGTAATGATTCCCAAAAATGTGGCGTACAATGACTCCATGTCTGATATTATCGACATTGTCAATACTCCTATTAATGGAAATACTAACAAAATCAATGAGCTTAATAAATGCGTTAAGATAAAGGATGATGTAATCTATATAGATTGCTATACTTATCCAGACCAAACTCCAGTTTCAATTCCGTATACAAAATACTGTACGAAGAAAGTTCTTATCAATCAGTTTTGGGACTACGACAAGAAGAAATTCGTAGATGGAACCTCAGGTATAAAATATAAACTGAGGATGAAGTACTACAATGGTAAGACAACTGACCAGTTCGACTTTATCGAGCCAAAAGCTGATGATAAACTTTCTTACACAACTCGTAGAATCCCCATCATCAACGGATCTGACTCCATTCGAATTTCTATGGGATCAACCATGAATAAGCAGTCAGTTGAGCTTAATTATGGAGAACCTAACTTGGTTTCATCTGGACACGATAATGAAGACTTCGAAGACTCTACTCTTGTAAGTAGACACGATGGAGAGCCGGTAACTGTAGCTGCCATTAAGGAGAACAAGATTTATATGAGAACTGGTAAGGGATCCATATATTTTGTAGATATTCCCGATCCAACTATTGGAGTCAATGACTCTATCATCTCATATGATTCTACAGTTAAGGTTGGTCAAGTTGTAAATGATGGGGACGTAATCGTTGCTCCTAAGGTATTGAAGAATAGGTCATTCGACATGGGAATCAACTCCAGGGTAATTTACATGAACTATCTTGGATATACTCACGAGGATGGTATCGTGATCAGTGAGTCTTATGCTAGGAAGTTAATGCACTTCTCTATTCTTAATGTTGTGAAGCCCATCTATGCGGATGACATCATTAGGTTTATTAGAAAGAGGGGGTCTGCCGTTTCTAGTAAGGATATTATTGTGAACGATCAGACTAGACTCAGGGTAAATCCCAACCTTGCTCAAAACTTCACAGGTAACAATGGACTCCTTAGGGGATTGGGTATTAGCTATAATCAATCCAACTTACTTGTCCCAAACAACGTCGATGAGGGGTACCTCCTTGACGTTAAGATTGAACTTAGGGAGGGTGCAAAGCTGACTAATAAAGATACTATTAAGGTTCTTAGTGAGTATCCAAAAGAGTCCTCATCAGAGGACTATGATTGGATCCCTCAGAAGTATAAAGATCTAAAAGCTGATGAGTCAGAGATTGAGGGGAAGGAAGCTGGATACATAAGCGCAAAGATTCTAAGAATCAACAAGGCTAAACTTGGAGACAAGTTGGTGAATAACTATGGATCTAAAGGTGTCGTATCTCTTATTCTTCCGGATGAGTGTTTCCCACAGATCGAAAGCCCTGATGGAAAAAGAATTCCTGGGGAAATTATCCTTAACCCTGCGGCAGTTATCTCTAGAAAGAATATCTCTCAGGTTTATGAAGTATCTTTAAGTAAATGTATTGAAAAGATTTACAAGAAGATAGGTGATAAACTTGAATCTGGAAGAGTAAAGGAGGCAAAATCTTTTACTGAAGAGTTCTATGGAGATAAATTCACATCAATGTCTGACGACGAGTTCACTGAGTACTACAAGTCTAAAGGACTGATAGGGTTCCAGATGGAAGTTGGATGTTACCTAAAGATTCCATATGAAACTATCGTACAGTGGATGAAAGACCTTGAAGTAAAGGATACGGACGTAATCTTCTGTCCTGATGTGGTTATCACTGAGACAAAGGAAGGAACTAAAGGATTCCCATTGAAGGGATATGTTAGGAAGGAAGGTGAGAAACCGAAACTTTATGAGCTTGGATACGTAGAGGGAGAAACTGTAACAGGTCTTTCTTATATTAAGAAACTATCTCACTCAGCCGACTATACTGGAAAGGTTACATCATCCTTAGAGGAAAAAGATGGAGCTATCTTCGGTAGAGGTAGGTACAGAGAGGGTGGTGGACAAAATATTGGAGAGATGGAACTTTGGATCCTTCTTGAGACTGGTACTGAAAAGTTCCTTCAAGCCCAAGCAAAGAACAGTCTAATGACTAGTAGTTATCAGTTCATAATAAACCTGTTGACTGGTGGATTCACGATGGAGGATCCTGATGGGCTTCCAATTCTTAGTCAATATCACACAAGATCGAGAGCGATGAAAGATCTTGAGGAAAGAACTAGATAAATATATCAATTTAGCATATAGGAGAATTAAAAACTCTCTTATATGCTATTTTGTTTCCCCCCCCCCTTATAGCAGGGCTAACTCCCTATATAATGAATACAATAACAAGTAAAGTATGAAAAATTATTTAGAATTACTCCAAGACATATTGGAGAATGGCGAAGAGAAAAAAGACCGTACAGGAACAGGTACGTTAAGTGTTTTTGGTAGGCAACTTAGATTTGACTTATCAAAAGGATTTCCGCTCGTAACTACTAAGAAAGTACATTTCAAATCTGTAGTTTATGAGCTTCTTTGGTTCCTACGAGGAGACACAAACATTAAGTACTTGAATGAGCATGGAGTTCATATATGGGATGAGTGGGCAGATGAACGTGGGGATCTTGGGCCAATTTACGGAGAGCAATGGAGAAGGTGTCCAAATCATTTGCCATCACATTTCTATGATTATGAGTATGGTCATTGTCCGATTTATATTGATCAAATTAGTTCTGTAGTTAATAGTCTGAAGAATAATCCAAATTCAAGAAGGCACATAGTAAGCTCTTGGAACGTAGGGATGTTGGACATGATGGAACTTCCACCATGCCACATTTTATTTCAGTTCTATGTAAGTCATGGAAATAGATTAAGTTTGCAGCTCTATCAGAGAAGTGCTGACATGTTCTTAGGAGTTCCTTTCAACATTGCCTCATACTCACTCCTGCTAATGATGATGGCTCAGGTGACTGGGTACGAACCTTACGAGTTCATACACACATTTGGTGATACACATATCTATCTTAATCATGTGGATCAAGTCAAGGAGCAGTTGAGTAGGGAACCTAGGAATCTTCCAAAAGTAGAGTTGAAAAAAGAAATAGATTCTATTTTTGATTTCAAGTATGAAGATATAAAGTTGGTTGGATACGACCCCCATCCAACAATTAAAGGAGAAGTTTCAATTTAATAAGAAGTAATATAAAGATGGAAGTAAAATTTATTCAAAAAACAAGTGAGATTACCCTTCCTAATGGGAAAACAATTGGTGGGTATAAGTATGATGACGAATTGACTCTGTACAATATCGGAGACATTTACAAAGCTATTGGGAAGAATAGAAATGTAAGTGATATGAAGGGAGAGGACATTCTCAAGGTACAAATGATGAGGGATACTATTAGAGGGAAAAGGATACCTTGGTTTACCGACAAGTATGGACTTGTAGAAATAGTAATGAAAACCCGCGGAGGTGATAATACAAGAGAGCTTAAGAAATATATTATTGACAATATAAATAGTATTTGAATTACGAATTAGATTAATACCCTAAATTGAATTTAGAGTGCCACTTCAATTAGTATATAATATAGTAACTATGGAGGGGGTCCGGTTTCAATCCGGACCCCCTCTTAAATGAGTATATTAACAACAAAAATATAATAGATAAGAGTGAATATGGAAGCAAATTTAGAGATTTTTGAGAAAAAAGAATTCGGATCAATCAAAGTCGAATTGGTCGATGGAAACGTAATATTCAACCTGGGAGATGTTACTAAGATACTCGACTTAGATCCCCATGATGTAAAAAAGAGATTAATTAAAAGTGGATTATATGATAGAATAGAAAAGACTAAAAATGGGACATATGTACCATCTGAGTATATATCTGAGCCAAATCTTTATCGATGCGTAATGCAGAGTAAAAAGCCAGAAGCTGAAAGATTCCAAGATTGGGTAGTAGAAGAAGTTTTACCGTCAATTCGGAAACATGGGGCATACATTACTGGTGAAAAATTGGAAGAGGTACTGAGTGACCCCCAGAAGATGATCGACATCCTTACCGACTTAGTTAACGAACGAAAACTAAGGGAATCCACCCAAAAAGAACTTGAGGTTGCAAAGCCAAAGGCAGAGTACTATGACAAGATTCTTGATAGTAAAGATCTCCTAAATGTTACCAGCATAGCAAAGAGTCTGGGAATGACTTCTCAGGAACTAAACAAGATACTTCTGAAGTTAGGGGTAACTATGGGGATTGGCAAGAAAAAGAAGGTATACGGACTTACATATAGATACTGCAATGGAGGATATGGTAATGTAAAAGAATTTCCAATCTTTGACAAGGAGGGGAACTTCAAGTTCTACAAGAAACTATTGGTATATACCGAAAAAGGAAAAGAACTGATCTGCAAACTCCTTCTAGAGAAAGGATTTATCAAGACGAATGAGGATGGATCAGTTATTCCCAATGAAAATAAGATATTAGAATTCTTAAAGGAAGAGTCTGACAATGAGGATTAAAATAGAAAATTTAGGTTACATAAAGAATGTAGATCTTGACCTTATCAGTAGAATTACTCTACTGAAAGGTGAAGATACGTTCAGAGGAAAACTAATATCCAGAACACTTAGGTATATCTCCGATGAGAATGAGTACTGGATATGCGACTTTGATGGACTATTCTCGATGATGAATCGTAATAAGAGAATAGAGATTTCATCGGGAATTTGGAAAATGGAGTATAGAAGCACTATTATAGATAGATCGGAGAAGAACATAGATGATGTGATAGAGCTTGATCATATTCCATATGAAATATCGTCTGGGTATGACCCTGAACTTAGTGAAGAGTATCTGATTGAAACTTTATTTTATCCCGTAAATAACTATCTAAGGGGGAAACGGAAAAAGAAAGAAAAATTAAAAATCCTAATTGACGACATAGATCAGTTCGATAGAGATTTTCAAAAGTTAATAGTAGACAGAGCAATTAGTAGACTTTGCAACAATAAAGTAGATTTGATAATTTCTTCTAATAGCTCATATGTAGAGTTGGCAGTAAGGGAATATGCTTCTAAGATGGTAGGTCTAGATAAAGGGTTAAGAAAGGATTTCCTATCAATATATAACATAAAAAATGGTATTTCAAATCCTGTTGAGTATAGATTATTATAAAATCCAAAAAGTAATATATGATAAAAGTAGAAACATACGAGGATATGTACAGTATCTTCGGAGAAGGTAAGGAAGTAAGTGAGGAAGATTTTGTCGTAGATCTATGTATTCCTGAAATTGACTTCGAAAATTCAATTGGAATAAATGAGAATAGATTCTCAAATCAGGTAGCTAATTATTTTGGAGAAACTTTTACATATGAAAAACAACCACTAAATAAGGAGTATTGTAAAAGGGTATCTAAATGCCTAGCGATGTCTATATCTGAGTATTTCCGTAATGGAGGAATTAAGAGCGAAGAATTTTGTAGGGACAAGTCCGGAGAGATGTCTAGGTCCTATAATAATTTAATAGAGTTTTTCTCTAACAATAAAATATTGGACAGTGATAAGTGGGAGTTGATAGGATTCGAAGCATATGAAGTAGTTAGGAGATTCATCCAAAAGCTAAATCCATATCAAAGATATATTATAGGATATGAGAGTTGCTCAGCAGAGATTAGTAGAAATTTCTTTGAAGAACTTAATATCTCTGCACGAATATGCTCGATATTAAAAGATAATCCTTGGATTGAAGAACTATCTAAGGATGTCCCAGAATTCGGAGAAAAACTTGAAATTATCTTCGGAGGTAATGACTTAAAGATTTTGCACTTAACTATAGTTAGATCTCACTTTGGTCATCTCCTTTTAAATGAGTATAAAGATTTATCAAACTCAATAAGAGCAATATTAGAAGTAATTGATTGCAATCCAAATGGGTACTATAAAAGTCTCCCTATGAGCGAAAATTCACAGCTGATAGTTCTAACTATTCTGTCAAAATTTTTAATAGAAAAGTACAATATAAAATAAAAAGTATGAAAAAGATAACGAATTGTGAAGATGTCCTTAATATGTTAAAGGACCTTAGTAGTAGAGGAATTGTTCCAACTGATGAAATATTGACTGTAGACTTTGATTTTCTGATCTTTCGTGGATTAGATGGAAGACTTCAGAAGATCCTCCCACCTAAGTATGGGGACATATTATTTGTAGAGAGACTTTTTGGGGATATTGGGGATAGTGAGAATATTATATACTGGCCTGGTATTATCAGATGCATACACTTATCCATAAATAAATTTATAGATAATCTATTCGAGGATGAGGATTTGAAAAGTATTGGAAAATTCGATAAGTCTAAGACACTCATCTCATGCTTTGTGGAATTCAATAGAGAACTCGGAAAAGGATCTTGTCTCCTTGGGGAAAGGGATGACACACCTAAGTATGTTGGGAACAAAGTAAACAGTATCGTAGATCTCCTGAACCGATACTTGGATGTTAGAGACTACTGTCGTAGGAAATGGACTAAAGAATATTTACCAGTTGAGATATTGAGACCATTCGATAAATTATCTGGCATATCGATGTCAATCGACTCTTTGATTCATAATTGGCATGGAAGACTGAAAATGCTGAATATGGAGGGGCCATTAATGAAGAACATAATGACCCCAATACTAAACAGTCACATAGATAAAGATTACCTTCTTCATAAAGTAATTATGTGTAAGGATTGTGACGATCTGATAGAGGAGTACGAATCAATGTATGAAGCCCTTTACTTTATTGGTAAGTATATTGATCTTGGTTTTAACTTAGGTAAAAAAGGTATTTATAATATAAAATGTAAAAAGACCTCACATATACTTTTAGGTCTATTGTCCGGATTGATATGGGACACTTATTTAGAGAAGAATGGGAAAAATTCTGGAATGAAATATTTACCTAAAGATTAGTGAATGAATCTAGAATATTATATAAAAATATAAAGTATGAGAAAAATAGAGAAAAGACGAGGCATTATTGAAATGCTCAAGGAATTTGAAAAAGATGGAGTAGAGTTAACGGACGATCTTCTCACTGTAGATCTTAATTTTCCAAAGTTTATAAACGAGGAAGGGAAACTTGTTGGGATAGGATTTCCGAATGGGGGAGATAAGTACTTCGTTGAGTCTTCTTTTGGGGACTTATATTCTGAGGATAAAAAATATTATTATAGAGTAGGAAGGTGCTTGTTACTATCAACAAAGAAATTCCTCAATGAACTTATTCCAGGAGAGAACTTCAATACGATAGGTAAGTTTGACAGTACGAAAAAATTGTCCTATATCACTGAAAGATATGAGGGAGAATTATCTAGGTTAATCTCCAGTGATATCGATGGATCACTTGAGTGCAGTATCCATAAGATTCAGGAATTATCAAATGAATTAGTAGAATTTGTATGTAGGTATATTAATCTGATAAACTGGGGAGGTGACAATGTCAAGGTGGAAAATGTTCCAATTGATGTGGCAACGTTCTTTTTAGATTTGAAAGATATATCTACACACATTGACCTAAGGCTTTCAAGTAGTCATAGCATATTGAGCAGATTAAATTTCAACTTTACAGAAAAAGAAAAGGAGATCCGAAGCATGTCGAAGGAACATGTTGATGATAAGAAACTTCTCCACAAAGCAATCATGGAATTCAGTTCTAGGAAGAGTTTGAAGGATAAGTATGGATCATCTTTAGAAGCTCTGGACATTATAAGTGATTATCTGAAAAATAGAGATGATATTGGAAAATTAGGAGAGACTATATATAAAGGAACCTTTAACGTAATTCTGTCACTAATAGGGGACATATACACTAGAGAACTAGTCAGCGATTTCTTTAAGAAAGTTCTTAGTACCTCTGTAAACAAGTATGTAAAGAAACCAATAGAGGTAGAAGCCATTCAGCTTTCAAAGGATAATCAAGAGGAGGTACATAATTTTGCTGGTAAGTCACTTACATTCAATAAGTATGGTGCAGTTGTACATACCTTAGAAGGTGAAATGAGCTGCGAGTTTGGAGACTATATCATCAAAGGAGTAAAGGGAGAGTTTTATCCTTGTAAAAAAGAAATTTTTGAAGAAACATATAACTAAATTATGAAAATATATGGAATAATGGCCGCAGACGAGAACTGGGGCATTGGATATAAAGGTGGTCTACCTTGGAATAGGATTCCAGAAGATATGAAGTTCTTCAAAGAGAAGACTATGGGGCATCCAATCATCATGGGAAGGAAGACTATGGAATCTCTAGGGAACAAGTTTCCATTAGATGGTAGGGTAAATATCGTACTTTCAAATACCTTGAAGGGTCCTGGAGATGGAAGTTACTTCGTAGAAAAAAGAGTTATCGATGCATTAACTACTGCGAGAGATAGGTCTGGAGTGGATTTTGAAAATACGGAAGCGTATGTCATTGGTGGAAGTGAGATCTTCAAAGAATTCGTCCCAATGATGTCTGGATTGTTCGTAACTATTGTTAAGGGGGATTTCAAATCAGATACATTCTTCAACCCATTCAGTAATGCGAGGCTCATTGAAGAAGTTTCGTCTAAAACTATTAAAGAGAATAGTAAGTTCGGGACAATCTATCTGGACTTTAGGTGTAATGAATTGGATGGAATACATTGCTATGGTCACAGTGACTTTATAATTTTACGAGACAGTGATGGACTAGAAAAATCCATAAAATACGATGAAGAAATTGTAGGTAAAACTCCAGAAGATTATAATAAAGTTTCTTTAAGAGGGATACAAGGTATGACGGCTCCAGATATCCGGTCAGAAAGAAGATTAAAAGATAACAAGCAAAAGCCTAAGGATCACACTTATGTAGGTGGAAAAGTTTCCGTAAGGGAATTGAAAAAGTACTTTGGAGTAAATTTAGTCTCATATGGAACTTGTGGATCTCCACTAAAAAATACAGAAGTAATTTATATAGCTACAGACAATCATTTTTACCTCCTTGGAAATTTTTTTGTAATAAGTAGGGAGAAGATCCCTTACCATGACTCGGAAGAAATTAGTAAGGATGAAATATTAAAATCTATAGTGAAGGATCTCCATAGGAGTACCTACTTTGCAGATGAGATTATGGATGCATATGGTCTAGATGAACTCCTTGATAGTAATGGATCTCAAATTGGGCGATATGACAAAATAGACCTAACTGAAAATACCCTAATCAAAGAATATTCTAATAGATACTCCTGTACGGTGATAAATAGGAATGATCATATTCCAGAAAATTACTTTGAGTTAAATAGTGTTGACGAATTCATGGAGAAGTTTCTTATAGAGAAATGGGATGGATATTCTGGACAAGAAGTTAGAAAATCCTCCTACCAAGTCGGAGACATAATGAAAGCCTTAGGACTTGATAAAATAAGAAATAAAGGAAAGTTTTTAAGTGAGGACTTTATCATAGACTTTAGTAAATATGGTCTGACCGTACCAATAGATGAAGAGTTAAGAGTTGGAGTGATGGTGATGAAAGGTGAGACAGCTCCTAATTTGTGGAAACACATACAAGATCCTCACCTCAAGGTGGAAGATTTCCTAAAAGGAAATAAAGAGAAAAAAGTTGAGAACACCGAGAATCCAGCAATATCCCCTTCATACTATGAGTCTGAAAATATAAAGCTAAGAGAGGTTCTTGATCAGAACTTGTCTCGGATTAGTGATGGAGCTGTAGCATTCTACATTGGGAATGCACTGAAGTACTTGTGGAGATGGGATAGAAAAGAAAAAAATCCAACTCAAGATCTAGAAAAGGCGAAAAAATACATTGAATTTGCAGTCAATAGGATCAATGAGATTGGATATGGAAAAGGTAATGGTGGGGAGTAATTCCCCACTTTTCTTATTACCTTTGTGGCATGGAAAAGATAAGTAACATACTCTTCCCGATACTGAATCACAATGATAAGGTCGAATTTACTACTTATATGGATGGGGAGATTTTATTCGGGAGAATCGTGAAGAGGCTGTTCCCAGGATATAATTGTAAGTATACAGGGACTGGAAGAATGAGATACGTAATACAAGATCCAAGGGATAGAAAACATAACTGGATAATTCACGAAAACCAAATAACTAAAGTAAATGGAAAAGAATTCAAAAGAAAGGATAGAAGTTCAGATAGATGGTGAGGAAGAATGTATCATAGACCTCAGTGAAAAGGGGGTAATCATATTTTCTGGTGATACATACAAACTAGCAAATATGGTCCCTCAGTTCATAATGGACTGTCGAAGTGGAATATGCAGCGATAGTGAGGAAATACCTCCATTCAATCTAAAGTATTTCTTACCCGGAAAGGATATTAAGGAAGAGGGGTCTGGAGATGAAATAATTCAATTCCCAGATACAAGATCAAAAGTAAATAGATCAATACTGTCCGGTAAAACTTCCTACAGTTTCTTTAAGGATATCGAATATGGAAGATCCGCATATGAACAAATAGATTATATAGATTATCTCATAGGAAAGTTTAACTGGTGGAACATATCATTGGACAAGGTATTAATTTCGACTCACAGTCCATATATCTTAAACTACATGAATGTAATTATGGCCAGGGATCAAGGACTTGCAGAGAAAATATCCGGATACTACATATCTGATGACATGGTCCAGTGCCTAGACAGCATTGGTAATAAGACCGAAATGAGGTTACTAAATACTATTGACTTGTCTGATCCTATGGAGCAAATTTTTGAAGAGTATACAGAAATTGAAAGTAAAGTATTAAATGGTAAGGTTAACAAATAGAAAATAAAATGGAAGAGAATTTGAAAGAGAAGATAGAAGTTCAACTGGGGGGAAATGAGAAGTACACAATTGACCTAAGTGATAGAAAGGTTTTAGTATTCTGCGGAGACAGCTATGAGAATGCCAACCTAATCCCACAATTTATATTTAATTTTAGAGTAGGACATGGAGGAAGCATTTCAGATGAAATGAGAGAAAAACTAAAATACACATGTAATGATAATTATGTAATTGGAGGATATAGTCGGGATATTATTCACTCATTCCCGCAGTACATGAAATGTCCGGATCACAAGGAGGTGAGTAAACTGGGAGTTATGTACTACGACTTCTATCGAGATATTGAGTACGGAAAATCCGCATACGATCAAATAGACTACTTAGGAAATCTTCTTGGAAAGTGGGATAATTGGAAAACTGATCCACGTAAAATATTGATCTCAACACATAGTCCATATATTCTAAACTATATGAATGTCATAATGGCTAAGGATCAAGAGTTTGCAAAGAAAATATCAGCATATTACGTAGATGAGGACATTGTCCGCTGTCTTGATAGTATTTGTAATATAACAGAGAGAAGGATCCTAGATACGATTGATCTATCGGATCCTATGGAGTATATTTTTGAGCGATATGACGAAATTAAATAGAAAATATTATGAGCGAAAAATTGACTATAAGTAACATGATCGAAGGACATGATGAATATGAGTTCGATCTAAGCAAGAGAATCTATATGTTCTCCTGTCTAAGAGATTATAAGCTATGTAATTATGTAATCGACTGGTTGGATCAGCTTCGAAGACCTTATGGAGATTGGTCTTATGATATGGGAGAGGGAGGGAAACTTACCTATGATAGCGGTGAAGGTGAATTAATAACTCTAGATAATAGTAACGGAAGGGTTCCATATAGAAGAGATAGAGATGATAGAGACATCAGCCTATCCAATTCATATGAGGTTATGTATCTAGGTTATGGGAGGATATCGATCGAGGAACTTACAAATGGGCATAAACTAGATGATAATCGATTGCGTAACTTATATGAAAGATATGGTAATGTCAAGGATAAACATCTGTACTTTAGAAATATAGAGTCAATGAAGGCCCCGTTAGATCAAATGAACCAACTAGACGAAATATTCAAAATAGTCCTCGACAATCCAACCTGTAAAGTCTTCTTATCGACCGTTAGCCCATACATAGCCAACTATTTTAACGTTGAGATATTAAAGCACTATGAAGAGCTTGGGGATAAATTCGCATACTACATAGTACATCCACCTAAGGAAGGGTCTAATAGGATAGGTCTAAAGAATAGGACTGACTCTGAAGATTTTGATGTCTTTGATGGAACTGAGACATTTAACTTTGCCGATACTTATGAATTGAGTGAGCCTATGGAAATGATTACTGATAGGTTCGAGGAAGAAGAATGGAATTACAAACAAAGACTAGGGTCGTATTATTATGGAAGAGAAATTAATTCTTAGGAATGTAGTAGAAGGATGTGATGAATACGAAATAGATCTCAGCAAAAGGATCTATATGTTCTCCAGCCTACGTGAATATAGGTTATGCGACTTTGTAATGGATAAGTTGGATAAGATTCGTAGGAGTACATCCAGGCTATTTATTGATGATCCGAAAGAGGGAGAGGATTTAGATTACTTGGGGAATAGTGAGTTTACATATATAAATGGAGACGATATTATTACCTTAAACAAGGATGGAAGGTCTATAAAGAGGAATAATGAGGATCTTTCCTATTACTTTAATGGAACTGACCTGAAAGTATCTGGGTCATATAAGGTAGATTACTTTGGAAAGGGAAATGTAATGGTTAGTTACCTTGATTGGGATGGTTCTGCCGGAGGTGACATAAAAAACTCTTACTTATACCTAAGTAATATTGAATCTATGAAGTCTCCATATGAACAGATGGATCAGATGGACGTAATATTCAAGATAATCATTAACAATCCAAATTGTAAGGTATTCTTCTCTACAGTTAGTCCATATGTAGTCAATTACTTCAATGTCAATTTACTAAGATATTATGAGGAGTTGGGGGACAGATTCTCCTACTACCAGTTTAATGATGAGATGGACGAAAAAACTGGAAGAATTAATATTTGGAAATTGAATGCTGTATGTAATAAATCAGGAAGAAAATTTGCAGATACTATGGACCATAGTGATATAATGGAATTAATAATAGACGAGTATTTCAGAGAAAGAGAATTGTACAACAAAAGAAATAATATAGAACAGAAATGATACGAGATTCAAAAGACTTTTTAGATTTAAGGGATAGATATATTAAGGAAAAAATTTCAATTACATCTAATGAATGTTTTGAAGAGATTCCAATTCCAATAGTTAGGGGAGAGTCAGGAAAAGCGATTGAAATAAGCTACTCGTTTATAGACCAAGTCGCAAAATATTTCTCCGACCTTAAGGAGTATATGGACATTCCTCTTTACAGGCTTATCTCTAAGTCTGTAGATGAGTCATACGAGAAATTTATAAAAGAGGAGCTAAGATCAGAAGATATTAAGTATTTAGGTATGTACATAAGTTTCTATGATGGTGACGACAAAGACCTTGAAGATGATCTCTTAGATAAGGACGAGTTGGTAGGAAAAATAAAAGGAATCATGGCAAGAGAAGTTTTCCTAAACAATGATTACCTTAAGTATTACTACAGAGAGGGGAAATTTGAATTTGATTATGAAACTCTTCCGGAATACATATCGAAAGATGGAGATGAACTGTGGGATCTCTGTAGTAAAATGAACGGCCTATCTAGAGAGTTCAATTATTGGGGAGAAACAATGGAGTATCTCGACAACAGGCCGAAGAGTAGGGAGGAGTGTATGAAAGAATCCTTACTCTACCATTACTTTCCAGAAGATGGGATAATTGAACAAGCTAAAGAAGTATTGCCATCTATGGTAAAAGCAGTTGGTATTGTGAATAAAATCGCAAACAGTCCTCACTGGGTTCTTGGATTCAAGATGGACTATCTTAAAAATATGTCAGAGTTTGACTATCATATTTTCCTAGATTTACTAGAGAGCATATTATCGGATTATAAAAAGGCAAAATACCAATTCTACAATGAACAGTAAGAAATGGAAAAGGAAAAGATTGAATTAAGTGTAATCTATGATAGGGACATATTTTGTAATAATATAATCCCATTTGATAAAGACATATCTCCATGTGACTTTCCAGACTTCACCGGGAAGGAATTAGTTGTAAAAAATAAGTGTAAAGAAGAAGCCCTAAAATCCATAGGAAAGAATATCATCTTAAAACTTGGATCTAAGTTTGGGGAATTAGTGTTTAAGCCATATGGAACCCACGATAGTTTGGGAGGATTTCTATATCACTGTCGAGATAATTCAATAAATGGAAGTAATGGACTTTTCATTGATATAATCCTTAATGGATTAAATGAGATTTGGATAGGAATAGATAAATCAACACTACTGATAGAAAGTAATGAAGGGGCAAAAACCCTTATAGATGAGAAAATCTCAAATGAAAAATAATTTTTTAATATGAACATAGAAATTTCACTAGTAAAAACAAGTCAAGGAAGTAGTACTTCCAAACTAATTTCGAGATCTAGAGCTGTAGTAAGTAATGACGGTGAGGCCATGCAGGCAATCCAAGCATTCATTCAAGATAGATTGGATACTCTATCAGCTATCATCACCGACCGAGTATTTTTCAACAAGCTGAAGATGAAGGAAGACTTTACAGTAACTGAACTGAATGGGCTCCGATTGGTTCTTCTTGGAAGGTTTGGAATTGATCTTCTGTACTATCAAGTATCTGATGGAGAAAAGGATGAGGTAGAAATTCCAGATGGAATGGATGAAATTCAAGTATGGGATACGACTGGACTTAGTAAGTCTTTTGTTCCATTCGTATTCAAATACGTTGAGGACTCGGACAACATCTCAATTGGTAGAATTTATAAGAATATCTCACAGGACTGCAATATGTTCAAAGGTGATCTATTCGATGGTATGCTTAATCCAATTGAGTCTCTTGCGGACGATCTTATGAAAAATATCGAGGCCATCGGAGGAGGTGGTTCCAAGAAGGAGAACTTTGCAACCAGTATGAAGGCTAGGCTTGCTGGAATGACCGAGCAGATGGGTAAGTACTTTATCATTATAAGTAACTAATAATGGAACTTAGACCTATTCTAACAAAACTGAACAATGAACTATCTCAACTAAACCAGAGTGAACCAGTAATAGTCACATACAATAAAAAGTTGGAGTATTTGCAGATGAATAAGGTCTTATCTCTTGAATATCTTAACCCATACTTCTTGACGAAGAAGGGATTCAAGTTTGGAGTCCTTACTCACATAGGGTTGAATAGGTTAATATATAATGTCCAACAGCTCCTTTCAAACTCAGACATTGATAGTGGAATAACCAACCTAAGTATGGGAGAACTGTCGATGAATTTTTATCGATATTTCGGACCAACCTTTGACGGCCCTCAGTTATTCAAGAAATTAGAGTTTGTTAATATAAAGAGTGGTTGGATATCTAGGATATACTGCAAGTTCTTCAACGAAAATACGAAATTAATATTGAAATCTCTGGATATTTCCAGAAAAAATAGTTTAAAACAAAAGAAAGTAGGAAATTAACATTTCCTACTTCTTATTTTTATCAATTAAAAAGTAAGATACCAAAATTATGAATTTAAATTATTTAGGTGAGCTGTATGATTTTATGGTTTATTCCCTCATAAGAAAAGGTGGAGGTAGTGAAATCTATGAAGTCTACAAGACATATGGTGGTGGAAATCTCTTCCCCACAAGTTGGAAAAATCTATACAATGAGTTAGTTAAATATGCAAAAAGCTATAGAGATCACACTGAGTATACAGAGGACTTGGGACACACTTCGATTACTAATCAGATAGCTGACATTGACTTTAAGAACCTTACTGTACATGTAAGATACCCCGGGTCAGAGGATAAGGTAGGGGTAATTATGAAAGAAAAATCATTTTATGTTTTCCTATCCCTATGTTCAATTTTAAGACTCTATTTCATAAGTGGAGGATCCGATAGATACACTGGTAACATTAAGAGGGAGGATTCGGAACTCATCTTATCTTATATTGGATTTAAGGATGGGAACTACTTCGAACTGAAGGAAGCAATTGGGGAAATGTTAGTAATTGGTCTAGGAGTTGCAGACATCGAAATTATTTTGGATTTGATGGACTACTTATCAGAGAATGCACATGAGGATAAAGAGTTTCCAGTTCCATATCCAGAAAGAAAATTGATCAGTAGACCATCTCCCTACCATGACGATTTTGATGAAGAAGAGACTTGTGGAATAGAAATTCCGGAGGAAGATCAAGAAGAAGAGTATAATGAAGACATCATCGAGTTAGCAGTAAACTTCAATAGCAGTATTCCGGAGAGGTTCGGTCAAAGATTCAATGAAAGTATCTCGATAGATGACTTCCCAGACCTTACTGATAAGGTATTCATTGACAAAGGAGTAGCTGACAATAAGGACGATGAATTGATGTTCCTGAAAGGAGATGGGAAGAATATAATTGTAAGGTTAGACTACGGACTAGGAGATGCAGTTTTTAAGCCGCATGGTACCCATGAGAATTGGGGTGGATTCCTCTATCACTGTGAGGATGTATCGATAGACGGAGATTGTGGTCTTTTCATTCTGATTGATCGTCGCATGAGTGAAATGTGGATTGGGATCAACGAACTATTCTTCAGAAACTATCCTAATTACTATCTTCCAGAGGAAAGAAAAAGGCACATGTATGAGTCAGAGGATGAATTTGAAGAGGAAGATCTTGAAGAGGAAGACGATTACTTCGATGGAGATAGTGATTGGTATGAGTATAGTGATGAGGATGATGAAGATGGATTCATTGTTGGACCTTCAGCAACAAGAGTGGATTTCATTCTGGAGTGTGATGAATATATGTTCGTAGATCTCCCATATGAAACAACTTCCCTGGTTATCCACAAGAATAAGAGAAGAGTAGATCTAATTCCAAGATCGTTTAGGACAGAAATTGAACCATATGAACTCTATAAATTTAATAAGATTAAGGATATTATCATGGATATCATGTCCGTATCTGGTATGGATATTTCTGCCAATAATAACTTCTTATACAATGGGAAGGAATATGATCTACTTGAGGTTCTTCGATATAAATTAAAACGCTACTATTACTTGGTTGGCAATGACGATGATGGAATGAATTATCTAACCATTGAATCAGATGGGTCTGAATCCAAGGTCTCATGGAAAAATAGTGAATGCTGGGAAGAGAATTAAAGTGGACAAGATGTTATGTAGTTGGGATAGTACTTATCATATTCCTATCCCTATTGTTTGGTGATAACTTGATAGAGGATATTCTTGTTCCGGGGTTGATATATTCGACAGTTACTGGACTGATCGTGTTCTTTACTGAGAAGATTGAATATTAAAAGTAATAAGAATTTCCGGACGGCTCATAGAAGCTGTCCGGATTTATCTACATATTTTAGATACTTCAATGGAGAAGATATTTGAACCTGAATCTAGGTTTTATCTTTGGGAGGATAGTTGGATACCAACTTATTGGGAATCATCAACCGGGGACATAAAAATTCCACTCTTTAATGTTCAAGATATTTCTGATAAAATAGGATATAGGGATAAATTTCAAGTAAAAAGATTAATAAAGATCGGGAAGATAAGTAAATCAGTTGAAGATGGTCGTACATACTCGGATCTGATTGGACTCTTGGAGGCAATATTTAGATGCAGAAGAAAGGACATAGAGGGAAAGGACAAGTCTCTTCTAATAAGGGAGTCCCTAAGGGTCTTACACTCAAAACTACATAAGCATCTGTCCAGTATATGCTATATACCGTTTGAGTGTAACATGACCAACAGGTTATACTCAGAGAATGTAGTCCCAATCAAGAGGTACTCAGTTTGCATCACGGATGGAAAGTCTCTGGAAATATACATAAACTATTGCGGTGAGGTAATTTTTAATATTAGGAATATATCAAAGATAATCGGATGCAATTCTAATAAGGTAATAGATATCCTTGGTGACAATAAGGTAAAACTTATAAAGGTTGATGACTCCTATGGGGACAAGTTCTCCTGGTTCTCCGATAAATGTGGGATATTGAAAATCCTATTTAGAAACAGATTCAAATCCCCTGATAAATCAAGAAACTTAATTAACTTAATTATTAATATATTATTTGACAAGGAAAATGGTAAAATTAACGGTATTTGAAAACAATGAGTCCGGTAAATTTGGGACAACATTCATAGATGGGGAGGTTTTCTTCAAGTTTGATGATGTATGTTCTATCCTAGAAATTTCGAATAAACAACAACTGAAGTCCAGATTGAGCAAGTCTGGGATCAAGTCTATTAGTCTAGGTGAGAATGGACAACAGATAGACGTGTTCATATCGGAGTCTAATTTATACAGATGTGTAATGCAGAGTAAGAAGCCAGAGGCTGAAAGATTCCAAGATTGGGTGGTAGAAGAGGTTCTCCCTTCCATCAGAAAGCATGGAGCATATGTAACTGGAGATAAGCTGATGGAGATCCTTAACGACCCGAGAAAAATGGCAGAGATATTGATCAATCTTGCTGATGAGAGGGAGTTAAGAATTAAAGCTCAAAAGGAGTTAGAGGTAGCCAAGCCGAAGCTGGATCACTATGACAGAATCTTGGACAGTAAGAGCCTCCAAACTGTCACAACCCTATCAAGGAGTTTTGGGATGACTGCACAGATATTGAACAAGATCCTCCTCAAATTAAGGGTAATTAGGAGACTGAGTAATAGTGGGAGTGTGTATGGATTTACAGCTAAATATGAGGGTAAGGACTATGGGAACGTAAAGGATCTCCCAATCTATAGGAAAGATGGAGAAATCAGTTTCTACCAAAAGACTTTAGTGTACTCAGAGAAGGGTAGAGAAATGATCAGTAACTTATTCTTAGATTTAGGTTTCATCCAAACCAACCCTTATGGAACAGTTATTCCAGATAAGAAGAAAATCAATGAATTTATAAAAGAGAAAGAAGAAGATACAAACACAATCTAATAACCAAGCCAAGGGTACATTCCCTTGGCATCTTTTTTTACCCCCCCCCCTAATTGGGTCCCTAAAGTACGATCATACTTATCAAATCAATTTATGTTAATCCTATTAACGTTTAGTAAGTCCCGGTAACTGCTTGATAATCACATATGGAGCACAATTCGAGGGCTAAAACCCTTAATTAAAAACAGCTGTTTTATAATCAGAATTCTTCTGACTATAAGTTTGACTGTTCTAAAAACAGTCAAACGACAAATAGTTATTTATAATTCAAGTTTTTAATTAAGGATCCTACGGGATGTTTGCTCGTTGGTAGAACCAAGAGCCAAAAGGATGTCATTAAAAACTGCATCCTTTGGTTCTCTGGGCTTAAAACCTTAGGTTTGGAAAGTAGATAAAAGATGGACGAAAACGAAAAGAAAATAGAGGAGGAAAAAAGACTAAATTTATTTTTTAACCTCCTAGATAAAAACCAAGAGAAATTCAAGGACATATTCATAGACAATATTAAGTTTGCAGTTCCAATTAGATCTTCATGCTCCAGAAGGAGATACAAGAACTATATGGTAAAGGCTCCACTTAGATTTTTCACAACAAAGAGATATGTAGTTAAGCTAAATGATTATTACTATCAGCTTTATAGACTTAAAGATACTATCTCTTTCGTAAAAGTAATGGAGCCTAAAAGCATCTCTGATATGGATATACTTAACTTTTATAATTCCATACAGTTCTCATACATATTCTACCTACTCACTAAGATACTAGAAGAAATTATTGAAAGTGGTAAGAAGGTCAAAGTGGTAGATACTGTATTCAGGAATCTAACTGAAAAGTATAGTACGGAAGATGGAACTCAAGATACAATTGTCTACGTTACAGTTAGACCAGAGAAATCAATAAAAACTGGAAATAATATTATCAAATTATCCATATTTAATTAGACGTCTAATGAAAATTTTAAATGCAACTTTGGGTAAGGCTATCATTCCTATACCCAATTCAAGAGATCTTCCAATTATTATTGGACCAGGAGAAGTTAGTTCTTCATATCTTGCATCCGATCAGCTTATTAGGGCAGTTCTCTCAGCAGGTTCAGAGACTGAATTTGCTATTATCCTAGAGGGTGGATGGGAAGTAGACCTTTCGAAGACAATTTCTGGAGGTATTCCTTACTACTACACATCAGAAGATGAAGCTAGAAAGAAACTTATCGATCCAAACATTGATTACAATCCTTCTAAGGAGTCTGATGTAGTAAGGATGAGATTCGAAAAGGTTCTGAAAGAGAAGGAAGCTGAATTGGATGAAAAGATCAATGAGGTAAAGTCTCTCAAGAAGGAACTGGAGGAGTCAAAGAAGTCATTCAATGACATGGATAGCGTAAGAACTATCAATGAGAAGGAGTCAAAGATTAATGACTTGAAATCTAAGGTTTCTATCCTCGAGAATCAGATGGAGGACTTGAAGAACGATATGATGCTTAAGGAAAAGGAAAATGCTGAGTATCGTCAAAAGACTGGAGACAATGACCAAGTTATCAAGAATCTCACTACAATTGCATCCGGAAAGGATGAAGAGATCAAGAAGCTGAAGAAACAAAACAAGGATGCAAGTAAGCAGCTTGAAGAACTAAGTGCTAAGACTGAACAGATGAAGACTACCTTCAATAAGGTTTGCTCAGATTTCGGACTTAAATATGATAAGGACTCAGATACTTGGACTCAAGAGAAAAATGAGAAGGAAAGTGAGGGGGAATAACTCCCTCTCCTTTCTTTTAACCTAAAACAATGGATAATCAATTAGTCTCTATAGGAAAAACTGATAAAGGGTATGACTTGTACCTATTGGATTTAGAGTCATACCATAAGAACATGAATAATCTTGGGTATCTCCAAGAACAAAAACATGATCATGCAGTTCTATGTCCAATATGCTCTCAGAAGAAACTTTCGGAAAATCCTAACTATTCAAAGTTAAAACTGTGGATAAATAAAGATTTTAATTTTGGAAGATGCTTCGTATGTAACTCAGTTTTTGTATCTCCTAATGATAAAATAGAGAAAGGGTATGTAACCAAATACCGATCAGACATGAGTAAGTTTACAGTCTCTCATTTAAACCATGAGTACTGGACTTATGATCTGTTCAACTCAATGCCTAATGAAGATGAGGTTGGATTAGAGTACCTATCAAACAGGCATAGATACTTAGAGAAACTGAGTAAGATCTTAGGGTTTAGATTTTTGGATCATAATCCTGTAATACCTTTCTATTATAGAGGAGAGTTAATATACTATCAGCTTAGGATGATAGATCCTAGAAGTGAGATTAAATACTTTTCACCACCAATAGACAATAAGCCTGCATATATAATAGATCACAAGGAGAATAAGAAATTCATAATCTGTGAGGGAGTGTTTGATGCAATAGCTTGCTTACTTTTGTATCCGGAATATACCCCATTTGCAGTTCTAGGATCGACTATAACGGATTATCAGATATGGATGCTTAGATCATATGTCCCAGAGGAGATAATCATTTATATGGACGATACGGAGCTTTCTAAGAATATAAGGAAAAGTATATCTAAGTATCTTGATTATGCAGATATGAAGATCATAAAATCTAATGGAGAAGATCCAGAGGAGCTACTAAAGAAAAAAATTTTATTAGGAGAATTATAAATGGGAACTACTAAAGAGGGAATGGATGAACTTATTCCCGAAGTATATGATAAGTACGAATATGACAAGGAAAACTTCATATCTACCCGTGCAGTTATCAAATCAAGAATCCAGAAACTTCTACTTGATTATGTAACTAAAGGACATGATTTGAAGAAACTATCAGAGGGATTTGATAGCCTTATTAATAGATATACTGATAAGAAATTGAAGTATCAATTTGTCCAATCAGGAGAGTCCGATGTTATGATAAGACCCCTGGATAATAGGACTACAGAAATTTTTAATAAGTTAGGAATATGAAAAAGATTTTTAGCTACCTAGTAGGTGGACTTGCATACCTAGTCGTAGCAGCTCTAGCAATTACTTGTGTAGCCTCAATGATTGGATATATTAAGTATGGCATTGTCCTTCTCTTTAGATGAAAAATTCCAGGGGATAAGGGAAAACTTCAATACATACTATATTTACAAAGGAGATCCGGATGAGAAGGGTTCGTTCATACCAGCTGATAAGGTTAAAATGAATCCGAGTGGAAAAGTAGCATCACAAACAGTTTTCGATAATACTATAGTTAACATAAGCAAGTATATAGTGTACTTGACTATGAAGCTAGAGAGCCAAAAGGATGAGTATTTCGAAGAGTATGAGGGATGGCTTGTAAACACGTTGAGGACTCTTCACAGGCTTTCTCTAAGTGCTTATGAGATATATAAGGGTTGTGATAGATCTCTCAAATTTCAGCCAGGATTCCTCCTAAAAGATGATGTAGAATCAAATACTAAGGATAGGTATAATACTGAGGAGATAGTGAGTAACTACTCTAGAGGGGTAGAGAAAATAAATGAAGATCCTGATAATTCGATTTTCATAGGTTTAATGCAGATAAGGATCCTTCTTGCTCCTCTTACCTATTTATACCTTAAATACCCAAAATATAGAGAGTACTCGAAAGTAGCTATTGATATTCTCAAGTTTGTGGTTGAAAATGGATGCAAGGTGTACAATCCATACCTTAGTAGAATAATTTATAATCAAACGAAAATAGTTGGGGACGATGTAGAAGTTGAAATCGGTGAGACAATTGAGGAGAAGAAGAGGAAGATCTTAGATAGGGACTTCAAGATGAACAAGCTAATCAAGACTAACAGTTCCAATTTCTGTTACTCTGCTGGACTTAGATTTTCCTATAAGAGACTTCTTGGAAGATCCTATGGAGTAGTAGGCGATTTTATAAGTAAAATAATCTATAAAATAGCTTCACAATACACCACTTGGACAGGATTCCTCAACAGATCGCCAGTCTATAGCATTGCATATATAAGCCATCTAGCTCCATATGGATATGAAAAGTTTAGGCAATCTATTATAGATGAGTTCAATGAAAATCCCGGTAACAGAAAGCTAGCTTTTTATGCAGCTCTACTAATCCTAGAAGATAAGAAACTCCTGAGGAAGATAAACAGGTCAAAACTGATGGACTATCTAATAGGATATAGGGGGTTCTCCCCAACTAGTGAAAGAATTCAACAGTCAGACATAGAATCTCTAATTGTAATAGAGATCCTAAGGATGGCAGAAGATTATCTACCAGATAAATAATATAGTGGATAAGTTTTACCAAGTCGAAAAGATAGATAACTGGAATGTAAAAATTAAAGTCCCCGCATATCAAAAGGGGGACTTTAGATTTAGAAACTCTGACCGAGTATATAAGTACTATTTGAAAAAGTATGTTTTAGAAGAATTTGACGACTACTTATATGATCGGATAGAAAATGGAAACGAATTTGTATTTAAAATAGGCTTCTGTCCCTTCCTACTTAACAGGTATAGGGATAAGATGGATGAGGAGTCAATAAAGGTTTTAGAGGGAGAAATTAAGACTGGACTTCCTAACTATTTCATTGACGGACTTAGGGAAGAACAAATGGAAGATTTGAACACTCTTCTGAAATCTAAGAGGGGTCTATTTCAGTGCTATACTTCATATGGAAAAACTGAAGTGATAGCTAACTTAGTTAATTTTATTGTCAAGAGTAGAAAGGAAAAAGTACTTATACTTACAGCTTCCGATCCTTCAAAGCATACTGTATGTAATAGACTTGTTGAAAAGTTCAATATAGATCTCGGTGAGTTCGATTATAGACGACTTGCTAATCTCGTTAATATAAAGGGATTCTTTAAATCTAAGAAGTATAACCCTAAAAGTGAATATTGGGGAGAAGTGAAGTGGATCCTTGCTGATGAGGTAGAGTATTGTGTAAATAATACAATCAAAGACATATATGACTCGATCCTTAGTGGGGTTGAGTACATGTATGGATTCTCAGCAACTACCGATAAGAAGGAGGCTAAACCCCTTAAAAATGAGTCTAAGACGTATAGTATGGAATACATGAATACTATTGGTAGGAACAAGGATTTGATGAGATACTTTTCTGGAACATCAGTATACAGAAAGCCGATAGAATTTAATATAGATCTAATCTACGTAAAGTCTTCTTTATCTTTTGATGGAATTAAAGAAGATAAGAATTATGAGTACTCTGAGATGATCTATGAACTGTTTACTGATGACAGTTTCTGTAAGCTGTTAGAGAGGATCTGCATGTCTCAAGACCTGATCTACGTTCCAATGTTGAGACTTCAGGTAATAGACTATTGGATCGAAAACTACTTCAAAAGGGAAGAATATTATGTTATGACCATTTGCAGTAGAGGATTTACAGTTTATTGTAATGGAGAGGTAGTTGCTGATGGATTAAAACTGAATGAAGCAAGCTATCTAATCAATGAGGGAGTCATAAATCTTATTGTAGGAACCAAGTCGTCATACAACTCGCTTGATTTTCCTAGACTAAATAAGGTAGTAACTCTTTACTCAAAAACTGCAAATGTTGTTCTTCAAACGATAGGTAGAGCTGCAAGGTCTAAGAATTTTGAGGTGTATAACATAAGTACATATAAGTACGTACCAATTTATACTAACGACAGTAAAAAGAGAATCAAATTGATCAAAGATTATTATAAAAATAGCAACATTAGAGAAATAGAACGAGATGAGAGGTATTTCGAAAAGGATAGTTCTCCCATCATACACGCCAGTTCAAGCTAACGTTCTCAATAAAGTAAGATCTAATACCAACCTAAACGATTATGATTATGAAGTAATCTCTGGGGATCTTGCCGATTACGTTGTTAAAAACTCGCTTAGTGGGGATCTAACAGTAAAGGAAGATCTTGATAAACTAGAGTCATTCCTAAACAGAAAATATGGAATACACTTTCTTAACTTTACAGTTCTTAATAGAGTTAAGGAGTTGATTCCAGTACTAAGATAATTAAGTTTATATGGAGTTTTCCAACACCACCCTCCTCTACGGATTATTCAATCAATATGTCTTTAGTGAGGCAAAGATGAATATTCACTATGTAAAAATGTACTATAAACAAAAATATGGTTATGGTATAAACTCACTAATTACTAGATTGATTAATCTGATAGAGGAGTATAATTATCTGGACTTGACCGAGTCTAGATTTCTTCTTACTTTTCAAAGCGATGGAAAGACTTTAGAGGAATCACAAGCTATCTATGATAAGATAAAGGAGTTTAGATCCTACAATAAGGAGCAATCTTCGGTATTTATAGATAACTTGAGGTCAATTTGTGGAACTGCATTCAGAAAAGATGCTGAGTTTAAATATGGAGAAGACTCCGCAAGATACTTAGAAGAAATAAAGAAGTACAGCTACAAGTCCAACTACTCTCAGGACTTCGTTATGAAGAACTTTGCTGACCTTGACATTACAGACCTGGTCAATAGAGTTACTGTAGGTGGAGCTAAGAGTAGGTACAAGGCAATCAATGATAGCTTTGATTGTGGTCAATACCCAGGAGGAATATTGGTAGTTGTAGCAGGTGCTCCATCAACTGGTAAGAGTCTATTCCTCCAAGGTGAGATAGTAAACTTCATACTCCAAGGAAAAAGAGTTCATTATCTGGTCATGGGTGATTTAAGTGAACTCAATGTGGCCCAAAGATTGATTAGCCAAGCAACGAAGCAATCTCATAAAAAGATTTCTTCCGATATTCTTGGCCAATATGAAACTCATAAGGGACTGTTTAAAAGGAATCTTACAATTACAGTTCTTCCATCTGGCAAGATAACTGCGAGAGAGTATGTCGATGCCATAATGGAGCATATAGATGAGTTTGACATATTTGTGGTCGACTATGATAGCAACTTTGCAGGTAACGAGATAGAAGAATCCTTGTATGATAAAGGTGGAATCACTTACGACGCCATGACTGAGATCACTAGGGAGGGAAAGCTGGTTATGATTGCCTCTCAGGTAAATAAAGAAAGTGTAGCTAAAGAGAAGATCAATATGGGTGGACTGGCTGAGAGTAGTAGAAAGATGCAAATTACTGACTATATGATCACTATTGGTAGAAATGATAAAGCATCCATTCCAATGGGGGTCATAAATATAGCCAAGAATCGTCATGGTGAGCAAGGGGAGTTTTACTGGGTTAGAACAAGTGATGGGCTATTCTATGTTCCATCTGAGGGACTATATAGGAAGTTACTACAGGGATCCAGTAAGTATATCTACACATACGATGAATATGCTAATATGGATACTATTAACGTAAGTACTGAGGAAGAATACAAAAGCACCTTAGAGGAGAAGAAATGACAGAAGAAAAAATAAAAGAGATTAAAGAACTAATAAAGGAGGTCGGGTTCGAGAGGTTTGAAGACAATGTAATCAGGCTAATGGGAACGGATGATGGAATATGTGGCATAGATGATCTGATGGAAACTACAATACTAAAATATCAGTATATCCATTCCAAGATACTTGATGACTATTGTCCAACAAATAAGTAGTCATGGGTAGCGTAAATGATTGGATATCGACATCATCATTCAGCTTTGATAATGATGAGAAGTATTTCGAAATGATGTTCAAGTGTGATGAGTTGGTATCCATCAACACTGCTCATGGAATAAACACTAGAACAAAAGTTGTGTATGATAACCCGTGGACAGTTAGATTCAAGAACCAACTTAAACAGCAGTTAGCTATTTCTGATCCAGTTAAGAATTGTCCGTGGATAACTTATGGAGAAGTGTATTACTTAACCATATACTATCTATTTAAGTCAAACTTTTGGAGTAGAGATTTGGACAATGTCCATAAAATAACTCAGGACATCATTTCAGAGGCTTGTAAGATAAATGATTCACATATCATAGAGATAAACCTAAAGAAGTTTTACAATCCGGGAGACTATGATTATGCAATAATTAAGTTTGGGACATCATCCTTGGATTACAATAAATTCATAAAGTAGTATGGAATGCAGTAATAAAGATATTAGAGAAGCTATTAGAGAGCTTGGGATGGAAAAGCTAATGGACCTTTCTATAGAGTTAAAATCTAGGTATGTCATTAGGGGGTACAGGGGTAACTCTTGCAATGAGGAAGTCATAGATGGAGTAGTATCTATTCATAAGAAATTAAAGGAGATTAGAGATGCCAGTCCTAGTTAATACGAACTCTTCTACATCTAAAAGTTCAGTCCCGATAAAAACGCCACTCACTCTTAGTTGGTATGCTGCACCAGATTCACCGGATTTTACATTTTCAAGTGGGTTTGCTGCTGATGGATTTCACTATATCCAACATACTAATGATGCCATTTGGAGATACGATGTTAAGGAGAAAAAATATGAAAGGCTGGGTACAGGAAATTTCACACTTCATGGTAATTATTCAAAACTAATTTGGGATGAAGAAAATGATAAGGTATACTCCATGACATGTGACGAAACTAGATTGATATATGTCTACGTGGCCGACAATGGGATCAAAGGGAAGGGAATAGAAAAGCCTTGGTTTTCTTCAAGGTACTATCTCTTAAATGGATTCAGACTCGGACAATTTTATCCAATAGTATGGAAATCTAAGATATATACGTTTGGTGGAATATATAACGGTGGGATTACAAATGTTGTTTATGAAATAGATCCAACAGACAATAAGTTTACTTGGTCCCAATACTCGACCCTTCCGATCTCAGTAAGGTATCCTAACGTTACTTTCGATGGGGTTGAGAATGTGTATACTACAAGTGGATCATTAACTACTTCAGAAAATCTTTCTAATAAGTTCATAAAGTTCAACTTAAGGACGAAAGAAAGTACTGAGCTTCCAGGTCCAGGTCATGGATTTTCTGGATTCGGTGGATACTTGAATTACGTAGGTAATGGGAAGATTCATTATGCAGGTGGGGGGATTGCGTTTAGGGAGATGTTCTATGTAGACAAAAATAGGTGGGTAAGACTGGAGGATTCAACAACTTCAAAATTTGCAGCTGGTATCTACGACCTTAGTGAGGATTCTGTACATGTTCATGGTGGACACATTGGTCGATGGAATACCTATCATCACGTTCATAAAATGTAATTATGGTACACGAATATAGCTCATCACCTTCCTCAGGGGAAGCTGGGGTTGTAATGGATGTAAGAATGGTCGATGGAAATGTAGTGGATACTACGGGGAATTTTAACCCGAAAGTTATCGACAGCATTACATCTTACTACGATGGAACTTGGGGCGATTGTATGGACATGAGGAATGGGTGTATTGATCTAAATGATTTCAAGCCTTGGTTTAAGGACCGTTGGGACAATAAAAAACCTTTTACTGTAGAGCTGTTTTTTAATACTATATCTGGATCGGTTAACTCGGTACTCTTCGGATGTGTGAGTGGAGATGGAAATAACTGTCCAGGAAATATTATGTGGCCGTCAACCGATATAAAAACTAGGACAGTAAACAGGACTAGATGGATAGACCAAACAGTTCAAATTTATGGACATACTGTTGGAAAATGGGAGTACGTTATTTATTGCGTAGAAGGGGAATATGCAATGACTATGAGAGGATCGTATATTAATACGAATTACACTTTTGATGGTAGAAATAATTTTTCTAAGATAGAGGGAACTATAGTAAATACTACTCCGCTAAGAGTAGGGGGACGGACTCACGAATTTAATTCGTCATCGAGACCTGCTGGGATAAGATGGCCAGCATACTTACATCACGTGCGAGTATATGACTATGCAATAACAAAAACTAGAAATAATATATAAGATTATGGAAATTACTTACGGAAATTATGGTCAAAGAGATGGAGTTCTTCTGAATAGGAAGGAAGCATTGGACCTACTAGCAGTTTTGAATAGATGTGCTGATGAGGGGTCTCCTCAGGAAAGTACAATCAAGAATTACGTAGTTACTTGTAAAAAGTTGATGAATTGACGAGATGAAACTGGTAAGTATCAACGTAAATGGTATAAAAGCATTCTGTGAGAAGGGGGGATTAGGGGTTCTAATGGGAACCCTTAATCCCGATCTTTTATGTTTTCAGGAGACGAAAGCTGATTTAGAGAGGTTTGGTAGTTATACGGACAAATATAAAGATGAGTACGCTAGGTACCATTGTGGAAGTGAGTTCAAGAAAGGATATGCAGGAGTTGGAATACTCCTGAGGAGGAGTATGTTGCCTCGTGTACAAGGAAGTGTTATTCCCACTCTCGAACCTACTTACGGGAGCGGGAGGATTATTCATCTCATATTTGATACTTTTCATTTTTTGACTGTATACACTCTAAATTCTGGTAATAAGGATGGACTAAGAAGAGCTTGGGATGTAGCTTTCAAGGAGTATACTGATAAGCTATCTGACAAACCTGTCATCATCATGGGGGACATGAATGTAGTTCGGAAAGATATTGACTACTTTGGAGATCTTGAAGCTGATAGGAATACAATGCCTGGGCTAAAGGACTATGAGAGAAATACTATGGAGGAATACTTGGAATCTGGACTTCTCATAGATAGTTTTAGACACGTACATCCTGAACAAAGGACTTTTAGTTGGTTCAGTTATGCAAAGGAATCGTACATGAATAATCTTGGGTGGAGAATAGACTATGCTCTTGTATCTGATAGTATTAAGGATAAGATAATCGACTCCAAAATACATGATGATATAAGGTATTCTGACCATATGCCTATAGAAATTGATATTGATATATGAAGCTCATAAAGAGATGTGAAAGATGTAGAAGTAGAGAAGACCTAGATGATATAGAAGTAGTTGATCATAGATCATTTTTTAGTGGTATGGTTTGTGGTGATAATGTATCTAAAGAGACTTGCCAATGTGGCGGTCGAATAATTTGGAAGAAAGTGGAAAAATAATACCGGGG